CAACAAGAACAAAAGCAACAAGAACAACAAAAACAAAAGCAACAAGAACAAAAACAAAAACAAAAACAACAAGAACAAAAGAAGCTTGATCAGAAAGCTAAAAAACAAAGAAAAAAAATACAAAAACAATTAAAAAACAAAAAAAAAAGCCTAATTAAAAAGAAAAAAAAAGCCCAATTAGAAAAGAAGAAAAAAAGCCTAATTGAAAAGCAGAAGAAAGCAGATCAAGAAGCCAAAAAAAAGCAGAAGAAAGCAGATCAGATGGCGAGAAAAAAGCAGATCAAAGCGAGAAAAAAACAGATCGAAAAACAGAAGAAAATTAATGATCGGAGGGAAGAACTGAAATCCTTTAAAACTGATAAAACCGCAGCAACTAAAATGAAACAGAAGATAAATGAGAATAAGAAAAAGAATCAAGAGAAGATCAATCAGCAAAAAGAAAAGATGAGAAGACAGAAAGAAAAAACCAAAGAACACAAATTCGAAAAGAAGGGAAAAGCAAAAATAGTCTACAAATTTGCTTAACTATTTGTGTTTGGAAGATTCAGTATATTTCATTATTTTCTCAAATGTCTCAAGAAGTTTGATCATACCATCATTATCATTAGATTCGTGATCGATAGACAGTCCAATCCCACCTTTATACCTTTTGATGGAACAATTCGAAATATGATCATCAACAGACATGACAAAACAACTACTATGATCTTTGGAGGGAAGAGTTGGTTGGCTAGACATCTCTCTTTTTAGATCAGGGTGATAAATCAAAAATTTTGATTCTTTTCCTTTGATTAATAATCAAAGGAAAAGTCATGAATGAAGAAGAAACTTATATTCCAGACCCTGATGAAATACTAGAAAATTATGATGACATTTACCCCAAATTATTCATCATCGATACTCTCAACGACTTTTTCTCAATTAATTATATCTGTATCTTTCGATGTGAATATCCCGAGGGGTGTGATCACCAGACCATCAATCCACCCTACTGTCCAGAACACATGAGACATTGTTGTAGTGTTGAGGTTAAACAGTCGAGTGTTATTCCTCATCAAAAGGGTTTATTTGCGGCTAGATCAAATCTTTTTCAGGTAGTTCCTCCGCACCCAACGACCGCCTTCTTTTCAGGACAACGTATCTGTCTCTATGGTCGAGCTCAGGGTTCAAAACTCAATCCCACATCGGCTAATTTGGTTGATGATCAACATATTCGAGATGTTTATGGAAATTCTGTCAATACTTATGCTTTTGCCACTGATCAAAATAAAATCTACGATTGTGCTCTGGTCCGTTATCCAGGAGCATATGCGAACGATGCGGAAGCTGATCGGAGTAAATATCAAATTCCAGGCTGGTCCAATAATGCCATCATCAATTACAATCAAGGTGAATGTTGGTTAGAGGCGACTAAAACAATTGAGTATGGAGAAGAGATTTTTGTGGATTATGGACATGATTACTGGCAGGGTCAACTCAAACATAATGATACCATAAAATATGCTGAATCTAGTCATGTTCCCAGCTGGTTCATTCAATTCTACAAAGAAACTTATTTTGTTGATTTGATGGAGGATCTCTGGAAGATTTAAAGACCATGAGAAGGTATTTTCATGACACTTTGTTCAGAATATAATCAATTTTAGAAGGTCACTCCAAGACTAACTCCTATCAATAACATCACCATGGTCAGAAAAGCAAAATTGAATGAGTTCAACAGAAGCCATCCACCCGGAATAATCACCACCATCGCCACCAAATAAAGCCAAAATTCAGATAAATGTTGCATAAATAATCTTTTTTGTTTTCAAAATTATCTGTCAATTCGATCAATTTTCCCACTTATTTCCTAAAAATTGATCAGATTCGAGATGTTATAACCCTAAAAAGAAAATCTAAAATGGATTCTCCACCCCCAACGAATTCCCCTCTGACAATGAAAATTCCTCCGATGAAATACCTCGCAATTGGCGGACCAGCCCTCGCAATTGGTGTGATTATGATGGAAAGTGTCGGTCGAAGAAAATTTCCCGAAAGTCTCTTTCGTCCCACCAATCTGATGAATCTTTTGACTGACAAGTCAAATATTTTCTTCACCAATCTGGGTCATTATTTTGCCAAATTCACCAATCTCTACACCTTGATGGTGGAATACTTCCCGGTTCAAGAAATCCGGGATTTAAGTGAGGGAACACTCGCCCTCGCGATTACACCCTTCAGTGTTCTCAAGGGATATCATGACTATTATACTCAAGCGATGACCCCAATCCAATATGGAATTGTCTCTTCAGCTATTGTGGTTGGTCTTGGTACAGCAGCGGGATATTATTATTGGCAACCAAACTGGACTGATCATATTAAAGGGTACTTTCAAAAGTAAAATAGGTTTTATTCAAAAATAAATTGCCTTAAGTTATAATGCTTTGTGACTTCTGTAACAACGCTCCAGCCGTAAAACAACATAAAATTTGGAATCGAAGCAAAGGTCAAACGAAAGTGGTTGAACTTTGTGAACCTTGTTGGAATATCGCCAATGGTAAAAAATGAGAATCATCCGTTTCCTTGTTCGAGATCATCCAGTTTATCTAGTTTTTTCTTAATATGACCATACATTACACATGGTAAAATGCAACCTAAACAACAATTAAAGATCAAAATCCCAATGAATCCCCAAAAGTTGACCATAATAGTTGTTTTGATTACGGGATCAACATTTGAGAGACTGCTAACATATTGGAATGATTGAATTGTGTAAATCACTAGAACTACAAACACCGCAGTATAAAGACAGAAAAAACAACAAAACCATCCACATAATTTAGAGAATGTTTTTAACATTTTTTTCTCAAATTCATCTTGGTCCATTTCTTTTTCTGTTTGATCAGCTGTTGTTTGATTATCAAATAAATATTCTTGAAAGCGACGCATCAAAAAGGATGCTTGTAAAATCAATGCAAAACCTGTATACAGACCGAGGATAATAATGGCAGGTAATAATGACATTTGATCCGGTAGAATGGTTGCATCTTGGGAATACCAATAACAATATAAGAAAAGAGGATGATGTGAAAAGACCACGTTAGTTAAAAAGAAGATAAAGATAATCGGATTGAATCCTTTGATCACTCCGATGATCATTTTTTTCTGTTCCTCTGATTTTGGAACTATCACCTCTTCTAACTTGATCTCTCGGGTAGTCATATAAATTTCCCAAATCGCAATGATAATGGTAATTATCCCTTGAAAAAAAGAATAGGTAAATTCGAATTCATTTAGATAAAAACTAGTGATTACCATCTGTGGAATCTGTTGGATCAAAAGAGTCACCAGCATATACGATGGACAAAAAAAGATCATATAGAGAAGGTATTGGGTAAAAAAATGAGCTTTCCTCAGAATACATAATTTACCGATAAAATAGATTAAGGGATAAGTAATGATGGTTGAAATAAATAAAATGTAAATTGAATAAAAATAGAGCAGATCATTATTTAATTCTTGATTCACATGTTTTTGATTGACTTTGATAAAAAAATCGATGTTGGCACCCCAATTCAGAACCTGTGCACCGATCCAAACTATTTGGGCTATATGTTTTCCGAAACCTCGATCAACATTATCAGTCATTATTTTTGATATAAATTGAATTAATCAATTTTAATTGATTGATTTAATTTTTAAAGAGATCAATCTTAAATGACTGTCTCTTATACACATCTCCGAGCCCACGAGACTAGATTCCGACTCATAAATTCACCAAATCAGATTTAATTGGGTTTAAAAAATATTTGGACCAACAGGTGATCAATGAACCATCTGAAGAATTATTAGTCATCTATGAGAAACGAATTTTACATGAACTATCTTATTTGAGAGCAGAGAGATATGATAGTCCTGAACATCAAGAAGAATTAAAACAACTTCAGAAAAAGGAAGGGAATGATAAAATTCCACGAAACAACCAAAATCCAAATTATGACAAACTAATTGGTTTCTATGAAAAATTAATTGATGTTAAGGGTCAAAAAGATAAAAAGCCAGCCAATTATTCGATTCCACAAGTGGTCGAAATTCTGGAGGAACTCTATCAATTTATGATTAGTTTCTCTTTTTTCCCTCATTTTGAACTTAAATTAGCTTATCTTTCACCACTAGTCGATCCTCGATGTGTTCAAGAGGATGCTAATTTATATTTCTGTTATCTCTTGACCAAGTTTCGTGATCAAATTTTGTCTTCTCGTGAGGCCAAAGTCTTCAATCAATTAACTGAAGAAACATTTGATCAAGAATCAATCATTGCCACTTTAACTCTTCTCAAAGAATCAGATTCGTCTAATTTTCAAGGTTACTCCAATCAGATTCTGGAGGCTGTCGAATCAAAAGTCAAATATCATGTTCCTCAATCATCAGATTCAGCTCCTCCTAATATTCCAGAAGAAGCCGAATCCTTGATTGATTTCCTCGATTATCTTTATTCTCAATCTAAATAGTGAAAATTTGATCAAATCTTCACTATTTTAACACCCTTTCTTTTTTCCCAAAAATGAGTGATCAACCGAGACGCAGCACTCGAATTGAAAAACGGAAACAGCTTGGATCAACAGTGATCACAATCCAACTTCCAGCATTGGTGCCCAAGAAGAAGAAAAAAGTCAGCTTCGCCCCAATTCAAAAGGCTCACCCATCTGTTTCCCACAAAGCTCCTCGACACTTATCCGCTTCCCACAAAGCTCCTAGATATTTTAGCGGAAACCCGATTATTTTTAATTATAATCAAATAATTCTCCATTTGGTTGAATTTAATGGAAATCAAGTTTCCCGATCTTGGAGCTTGGATCTGAATGGGAATTGTGTCTGTTCCAATAATTTCAATGTGAATTTTGAAGAGATCGAATTTAAGACCACTTGGCCCTATGTCTATTTGCATACTTTTTTCCGTCCTAATGGAACAATTCATCAGAATTATTATCATCTGGACAGAAATCATCTTGATTTCTATGGAGCCAAATTAATGGCCGGATATCAATGATTCTCAGAACATCTTTCGACCGTAATCAAAGTTCAAACTATACGACAACTTTCTCAGCACTGCCAACAGCATTTTATTTGATACATCTTTGATCCGTTCCAATTCCTCAAGATCAGTCATGTCTAACCACATACTATCCATTATTTCTCCATGATCTCGAGGTTTCAACTTTGGTTCCTCTTGATCAACCTGCAATAAGTACAAACGAGCTCGATTAACTGCCCAATATTCTAATTGAGTCGTCGAACAAGGTTGTAATTTTAACCCTGTTTCCTCTCGAATTTCTCGGAGTGCACCTTCCAAATATCCTTCTCCTTCTTCTAAACTACCTTTGGGAACACTCCATTTCCCACTGTATCTGCCACAAACGATCAACAGATGATTATTCGCATCTAGAATAATCCCACCGACTTTACTAGGTCTGTTACTCATTTAAATCGTAATTTTGTAATTCCTTTTATTCTTTCAACTCGAAATACTTTTAACCCTAGGAAACCTCCCGAATTCGTCTCTTAATTAAATAATGAATTTTACCACATCTACACAAGTCTTTAATGGAAATTTTAGCTAGAACTTGTCTGGCATGTTTGCCACAACCTTTATAAGTATATTTATGACATCTTGAACAAGTAACTAAGAAACACATATAAAATAATCGATTAAAATAACAAAGAAAATATTAAAATGTGAACAATGGTGGTGCATTATTTGATTTGAAGATTTTTGAATAGATAATGCTATCCTTTTTATGCATATCAATCGGTCGAATGGTATTCGTTGACATATTTTTTTCTTGAATGACAGCTTCCATCAATTCAAACAACTGTTGAAATTCGATTGGATTTGATTTATGAGCTTTAGTCAGAAATTGTTGAATTTCTTTCTTACCTTTCGACTCTAATGTTGTCATCAAATTTAACAGTCTCTCCAGAGTCTGATTGGGATCAATCAGATCTAGTTCACCTACTGGAGCATCAGGATTGGTTCGCTTCTGAATCATTACTTTGGTCTGATCGAAAACTGCCGTCATTTTCTCACAAAATGCGACAAGATCCTTGATCGGTTCAGTTGCATTTGTCACACCGAAATTATGGTGGACTCTAATCAGATCGAAAATTTTCTTTTGATTAGAATTATTTCTCACGGTATCCTTTCGATACGAATCACTAAATTTCTTTAAATTCTCTTCGATTTGGACCATTCTTTCTTCCATTGAGGTCAAAAAACTAGCCAATGTTTCATCTTTTTCTTCCTTCAAGATTTCACCACTCCTTCTTTTTTTAGGAGGCAATATCAGGTCACTTGAAGCCTTTCGGAGATCAATTTGATCCTCTTTTCCAGCTTCCATTTGATCCTCTTTTCCGGCTTCCATTTGATCTTCTTTTCCGGCTTCTGATTGATCCTCTTTTCCGGCTTCTAATTGATCCTCTTTTCCGGATTCCAATTGATCGAAATTACGTTTTTTCGACATATTATTTTAGTTTGCTTTGATTCAAAGTAAACTGAATTATGATCAAATTTTGGTACTATTATTTTTGAACCTTTAATCCCTTTTGATCAACCTCACCAACCACTTGAGCCGGATTTCCGACCACCACTGCATAATCAGGTACATCCTTGGTCACCACGGCACCTGCTCCAACCAAGCAATATCGACCCAGAGTCACTCCCGGGAGAATGACAGCTCCTGCTCCGACTGAAGCTCCTTGACGAATCAGTGTTTCTAGATATTTTCCTCCTTTGCTGAATTCTGCTCGAGGATTCTTATCATTAGTGGTAGTACAATTAGGTCCCAAAAAGACACCGGATTCGCAAACCACTCCGGAATAAACGTTGACATTGTTTTGAACTCGACAATTATCTCCCATCACTACTCCTTTTCCGACGTAAACACCCTGTCCGAAACTACAATTTTCCCCGATGGTACAATTCATCAAATGGCTATGATGCCAGATCTTGGTACCCTTTCCGATTCGAGCCCCTGATTCAACCAGAGCTGTGGGATCAACATAATAATCTTCTTCATTTGTTTGATTCATCACATCATCCGGAGTCACTTTGGCCCCATTCTGTTCAAGACTCCTTTGAGCCATCTCAAGAACTGTTAAGACACGGAGAGCCTCAGCTCCATCTGTCCGAATGTCCTTCACTTTGCCATTACAACAATCAACAAAATGTTGACATTCGATTGTCAATGGACTGTTTCCTTCTCCTTCAATGGTGATTCTTTCGGGTTCTCGTTTATTGATCACCACATTACCATTTGAATCCGTTGTGATTGGTTGAGCATAATAAAACAATTCGGGGTCAGTTCGAGAATCTCGGAAAGTGATCATTCCTCGATCTCCAACAATGATCAGAGTTTGTTCCTTATAAGGATACAACCAATTGACACAAATTTCAGCATAAGCTTGATCAAAATGCATGATTGTGGTAGTACTATCACAAATAGGTGGGTTCAAAGCTGCATATCCATCACACAGAACTCGATTCGGCAATTGATCATTCATCAAACCTAAGATCACTGAAATATCATGGGGAGCGAAACTCCACAAAACATTCTCCCCAGTTCTAATCTGCCCCAGATTCAATCGGTTACTTTTAATGTATTGGATCTTTCCTACCAGATCATCTTTGATCATCTCTTTGATTTTCAATATGGCTGGATGGTATTGTAGAAGATGACCAACCATCAAACGACAACCTGTTTTCTCTGCTAAGGCTACTAATTCCTGGCCTTGACTGTACTTGAGAGCCAATGGTTTTTCAACATAGACATCCAATCCCATGTTCAAACAATCGGTCACTACTGAATAGTGAGTAGTAGCTGGAGTAGCGATTGCCACTGCTGAGATCTCTCCACTTTCCTTCAGTTCCCGAAGGTGTTCGAACTGGCTGAAAAATTTCAGGTCAGGGTAGGTTTCTTGATGTTTCTCAATCAAGAATTGACTGGCTTCACAAACACTATGAAGAACTCCCAATTTCGAGAAGTCCCGTAACAAATTAGATCCCCAGCGACCAGCTCCAATTAAAGTAATGAATGGTTTTGACATATTATATATTGGATTTCAAAGTAATCTTTATATCTAAAAAATATCTCAGCGTATTCTCTTTCCATGTTCTTGTAAATATTTATCAGCTTCTAGTTTATGTTTTTCTGAAAATTTATACAAAAAATTATCGAACATGACACTTGAACTATATCCCAGCGTACAAGATATTACTTGTGGTGCTAATGGGACCACAATCATAAACATAGGAACCACTTGAAAACCAGTATCCACCGTATGATATCTCTGACCGTAATTGCTACTCAAACTTCGATGCGCAAAAACTCCCACACCAAATGAGATTGGACATGTGATTCCGTATGTCACTAATAATATTTTATTCAATGTTTGCATTTATAAAATGAAATCAAAAAAACTAAAACCCCAAAAACTAAAAACTCAAAACCAAAAACTAAAAACTCAAAACCAAAAACTCAAAACCAAAAACTCAAAACCAAAAACTCAAAACCAAAAACTAAAAACTAAAAACTAAAAACTCAAAATCTCGACTTCGACCTTTTTAATAAAAAGGTCGAACTAATTTTTAGAATCTAAAACAACATTTGAAAAGATTCCTGAAATCACCAAAGACTTGAACAAAGCACTCGTTTAAATTAAATGCTGACATTTCTGAAAAATTTTCAAAAATCTGGAATGTTGGCATTTAAGATTTTTAGAATCTAAAAAATACTTAAGAGGATTCCTGAAATCACCAAAGACTTGAACTTTTCACTAGTTGAAATAAAATGCCAACATTTCTGAAAAATCTCAAAAATTTTCAAATGTTGGCATTTTAGAAAATCGACCTAAAATCAAAAAGGTCGAACTAGATTTTAGAATCTAAAATGATTTGAATTTTTACCTTCAATCACTAACCACTTGAAATTTTCACTCGTCGATTTTAGATTCTAAAAATCTGAGGGGAGAACGTGCCAAAAAAAAATTTTTTGAAATCTGAAAAAAAAAAATTTCATTTTTCGGCACGTTCCCCCCTCCCAAAATTTTTAGAATCTAATCGCCTCTATCTACGAATAATCAATTCTAATTTACTTGAACAAACACCCATAATTTTAGAATCTACTAAAAAAAAATCAAACGCGATTTTTAGATTCTAAAAAAATCCGTGCCAAAAAATAGAAAATAGAAATCGACACGCACTATCAACTGATCATGATATATTATGATTATCACTAAATCAACACAAAATCTTTAAAATCCAAGAATAGAATCTATTTTAGAGGAAATAGATTCTAAAAGAAAAACGCTATTAATCCTTGAATGACATCCATAAATATCGAATAATACTATTATTAAATTAGATTCTACGTGGCGAAAAATAGAATCTAATTTAAAATTTCCTTATTATATATAAGTATTATGCATTGTAAAATTTGTAATAAAGTATACAAGAGAGTTGAATCTTTGAAGAAACATTATTATTATGAAATCCGAATCAATCCAGAGAAGAAAAATGTAATTCTCGATTATATCAATAATTTGAAAGAAAAAAAGGAACACAAATGCCAATATTGTTTGGATATCTTTGAAGAAGAAAAAAAACTATCTAAACACATCAACAGTGATTGTATCCCAGCCAGAATGCGAACTATTCATGTGTTAGCCAAATCATTAATGCAAGATTACCCCGACAATGAAATCGTTTCCCGGATTCTTAATTTATCAGATGGTCACCAATCAATGAAGCAAGCACCATCGGGTATTGAGTCCACCACATTAATTAGTCATGGTCCGATCAGTGAGTGTAATGTGGTTAATGGTAAGAATAATGTTTTGAACAACATTAACAACACGGTTAATTTCACAGGAGTTCGAAGTGTTGATCGGGAATCAATTGATATGTATGATCGTCCTTTGGAAAATACGGATAATCTATTGGAGATTTTCCGAGATCAGAATGCTCATTCGAATGTTGATAAAATGTTCTTGACGATAGATAAATATTTCAATTGTAACAAAGATTATCCAGAGAATCATAATATTTTAGTAACTAACAAAAAGAAAGATGTTCCCTGTCTGGTCAAAGTTGATGATGAATGGACTTCTAAAAATGGAGCTGAGATGAAGAAAATCTTTGTTAATCGGGTGATGAATTGTCAAGAATTATACTCAACTTATATTCCTAATCGATTGAAAGAATTGTATCCTGATAAAGCTGAACGAATTGACCGAATGACAGATTACATTGTAGACAAATATTCAGATGAAAATGATGAAATCAAAGAAAGACTGTGGTACCAATTTTTTCTCCAAACCTACGATAATCGAGATATTATGATGGAAACTTACAAAAAAGATATCCAATTGATCGAAGATCAGAAATTGAATGAAAATCACGATCAACCGTTATTGCCATCTAAAACTAAAATCAGACTCAAAAAAAAATCCGCATATCCCCAATAAAACTTTAAAAACAAAGAAAACTGTTTCTTTGTTTTATTATATTTAAAAGATTGAATAAGTAAATGGAATGAATCCGTTGATTGCATCGTTAGGAATCTGAACATTCTCCGCTGCCCCATAAACTGTTCCATCAGTCAAATCACGCGAGATTTCAATTTGCCCCGTACTTAAAAATGATATCTGAGCCAGTTCAGTTGAGGCAGATACACTATTTATTTCACGACTAATTAGAGAATATTGATCAGTCACCGGAGTAATTTGAGCTGGCATCGCAGTTAGTGTCGTAAGAATACTAGCCACTCCACTAGCATCAAATTGAACAGCCGGGATAGAAATTGTCACGGTGTTATTATTAATTTGATAACTAATATTCATCCCTGGACCACCTCCATCGATATCTCGATTCCAAGTGGTTGCCCAAGTTAAAATCTCTAAAGGTATTCCTGTCGGTCCAATCGGTCCAGTCATTCCCTGAGCTCCAGTCATTCCCTGAGCTCCTTGATCACCAGTTGGACCAACTGCTGAAACTCCATCAGGACCGACTGGTCCGACTGCCCCCATTGGACCAGTCGGTCCTTGAACACCAACAATGCCCATTGGTCCCTGTGGTCCAGTTACACCTTGAGCTCCCACCGGTCCCAATGGACCTGGAGCTCCTTGTAGTCCCATTGGTCCAATGGGACCCGGGTCACCTTGACTTCCGGTTGGTCCTTGTGGACCAGGATCACCCTCCGGTCCTTCAGGTCCAGTCGGTCCAGGTGGACCAGTCGGTCCGTCCATCCCATCATCTCCAGTCGGTCCTTGAGGTCCAGTAGGTCCAGGAGGACCTCCAAAAAGTGATGATAGAGGCGGACAGTCATCTGGTGAACATGATGTACATCCATTAGGAAATCCGAGTTGTCCGCCGATACATTTCCATTGTTGAATATTTTCATCAACAAAATTATCGATATCAAGGTAAGGTGCAACTCTAAAATTAGTGATTCTTAACACATTTTTGATATCGGAACAATAAAACAAGATACCAACCACTGTTTTTTCTGAAACCGCTTCAAAAGTTATTCCGTAATATTCACGTTCACATAATTTAAATCTAACCTGATTTCGGTTCACCAATCTTTGTCCGTCACCACTCTCGACATAAATAAAGGCATCCTTTCCCTCTAATAATCGAGCATCAGCCTCCAAAAAGTATTTATATTCAGCTTTAGTCTCCAAACAAACTCTGAAACCAGGGGTCATCCCCGGTTCCACAGCATCTGACGACAGAATAGCTCGTTGTTCTTTAGCGCAACTGACAATGCTCAAATCTGCTCCTTTATTAGGTTGAATATAATCGGTATGAATAAAGATATTAAAAAAATGACAAGTATGCAAAGGATAAGACTTCATATTATTCGATCAGAATAGTCTATATAATATAGATGAAGATAAAACACAATGTAAAATCAATCAGCTGTTATTTATATCATCTTTGATTAATCCTTGTCTTTTCAATCTCTCCACCACCATTGCACGAGCATCAAAAATTTCATAATCCTTCTCCTTCCCGGTTATATGAGGAGCATAACGAAATGTAAAATTAAACCTCACATTTGGAACAATTCCATGTAAACAGACTGGACTAGTTTCAGTCATCACTTTTCGAACTGAATGAGCAATTGCTCTTGAAGGCCCACCGAACATAATTACATCACCAGAGCGCAATTCAATTAACTTTTCGACACCCTCCTTATTCTTGACACCAAATTGACAAGCATTTCCCAAACTGAGGGAAACAATCGGGTAATCGCCCAAACCATCACTATCGGCTCTGTCAACATGATACCCCAAACCACTTTTTCCAGAATACATCAACAACAACAAATGTGTTGGAACAATCGGCTTGATTGTTGAATCATGTTGACTCCCGATCTCTGACCAACGCTGACAGAGATTAATCATAGTTTGATGTTCGGGATATTTTTCAATCGCATCATAAATTCGTCCTCGATATTTAGCACTATTATAAGAGACCCCGTCCTCCTTGAAGAACTTCGGTCTCATTTCACTTGAACTAATATACTTCCCCAATTTCTGTTGAGTCTTCGCGTCAACCGCTCGTCGAATTACCACCAAACCAGGTTGGATCACCTCCACCATTTCCATTCTCCGATTCCCCAATCGATTCATCATTAAAAAATATAAAATCAAAATAAATACAGATATACAAAGATATCCAAAGTAATATTTATTCAGCCTTATCATAGACTGTGTAATTTAACTCCAAATTCATTCAATTTCATCACTTTGATTCCTCTCACATCCCGTTCACGAACTGCCACCACTTGACCATCAACCTCTTTATCACCAATCACTAACATGTAATTAAAACGAAGTCGCTCTCCTTCCTTAATCTTTTGACGCAGATCATCATTTGAATCATTGATCTCAACTTCAAAACCCATATCAATTAGTTGATCCATCACACCCCGAGCGTACGATCCATGTTTCTCCGGATTGATTGGCAAAACCAAGACCTGTCGCGGCGACATCCAGAAAGGTAATTTACCATTTGTATGTTCTAGAACAATGGCCATAAAACGTTCCAATGATCCGAATAAAGCTCGGTGAATCATGATTGGTCGTTGTAATTCATTTTCCTGATCAAGATATTTCAAATCAAATCGTTCGGGTAAATTAAAATCCAATTGGATCGTTCCACATTGTTGCCAACGACCCAACGAATCCTGCAAACTAATGTCGATCTTTGGTCCATAGAAGGCTCCATCACCGGCATTGATCACCGGATCTTTTCCAGTCACCCCTGAGACCACCCGCTTGAGAATTTCTTCAGCTTGATTCCAGGTTTCTAATTCACCGATAAAACTTCCTTCTGGTCGGGTAGAAACTTCAATTCCGTATTTGAAACCTAATCCAGTATAAAGCTGATCGATAAACTCCAATAAATTCTTAATCTCTTCTTCAACCTGCTCGAGATGACAGAAGATATGAGCATCGTCCTGTTGAAAACGACGAACCCGAGTCAATCCCCGTAAGGCCCCCGACAACTCATTTCGGTGCAAAACCCCGAAATCAGCCATCCGAAGAGGTAACTGTTTATGACTGATATTCATTTGGTTAAAGATCACGCAATGGCTAGGACAGTTCATAGCCTTAAGAGAGAACTCCATCTCATCCGAATTATCCTCTTCATCTTTTTGGTCTCCCTCTTCACGACGAATCTCACTATTCTTTTTGATCAGAAACATATTCTTGCGATATTTATCCCAATGTCCGGAAGTGATCCAGAGTTTCTTATCGAAAATATTGGGAGAGACAACTTCACGATAGCCAGCTTTTCGATAATATTTTCGGAGATATTCGATTAATTTTCGGTGAACTGTGGCTCCATGTGGTAGAAAGAAGCAACTTCCTGGGCTGACAGGGTCAAAAAAGAACAATTGGAGATCATGACCTAGTTCAATGTGTGTTTTTTGCGATGAACTCATTTTGATTATATTATTTAATATAATCAATTTATTAAATCAAAATTTAGTTGCTCAATTCATCCTCATCATAAGAATATGATCCTTCATCATAAGAGCCTTCTGATCGACTACGTGAACGGCTACGCGAACGGCTTCGTGAGTGAGCACAATGTTCAGCAGCTCCACCTTTGCTTGGTCCACGACGAGCCTTTTTCAGACTAGGACGACGTTTATAGTAGTCTTCATCTTCGTATCTATTGTCAACTTCCTCAAGAGGATAATCGACAGCAGCATCTTGACCAGCAATATAAATTTCATATTGGTTTCGTGGCAAACGGTGAACAGCAAATGTATATGGTTTCTCTTCACCATTTTGTTTCAACAAGACCCAGTTATCTGAACTTCCCATCCGAGCGATACAGTTCAATCCAACTTCATTACGACGATCAAGGCCAATTTCGGTTACTTTGACTTGACCTTTGCGTTTTCCATGGGAAAATTTAAAGAGAACACCATCTCCAGCATGTTCGCATCCGTGGTGACATTTAACTCTAAAAGTTTTGTCGTAGACTTCATCCAAAAGTTGTTCCATTCCTAAATTTATATATATTCCTGACAACTTAAAATTTGATCAAATCTGACGATCTTAAAATTAATCTCATATTCCCAAATGGAAGATCTTCTAGAATCGATTGAAAATGTCAAAGAAAAATTAACTTCAGCAGAATACAAAGAAATAATGAATCACATGATGATCATCAATAACAAATCAAATCCCCCTTTAGATGATCATTTTGCTCAAATCCAGCAGAATACAATTTTACAATTAGTCGGTGAAAAGCGAATCCTCCAGAAACAGCTTAAAAATAATGACTTTTGGTTGCATATTATATCAATAGTCGGAGTTTCAATTCAAGTTTCAATTCAATTCTTGCGTCTTTATTATGATATTTAATTCTTTGGATCAAACTTCCAAAATTTGATTCAATTTCATTAATTATCAAATCGATTCATCTCCCATTATGAGCGATCAAGGCTACGATTTGATTGGAGACATTCACGGTCACGCTGAAGAGCTTAAAATCCTTTTGACCAAACTTGGTTATGCTCCTAACTCCGAATCAATTTGGCAGTACAAGCCGGATAGTCCCAATCCACGAAAAGCCATTTTTGTCGGTGATTTGATCGACCGCGGTCCGGGAATTCGTGAGGTTCTTCAGATTGTTAAGGGAATGGTTGATCATGGAAGTGCTCTCTGTATTCAAGGAAATCATGAATACAATGCAATCGGATTCTGGCACCAACCACCCTTCCGTTCAAATCAATCAATCAAGAATCTAAATCAACATGCCGCCACCATCAAGGCTTTCCAAAATCGCCAAGATGAATGGCTCAATGAGTATGTTGAATGGTTCAAAACCCTTCCCATCATGTTGGATCTTCCGGGGCTTCGAGTAGTTCATGCTCATTGGTCTCCCAAAATTGAGAAATCAACTCAATCCCCAGTGGAAAAACCCCGTCATCCACCCTATCTGAGACCAGATTATCGAATTGAACGACCCTTTTATTTCTTTCTTTCCAATCCAACCAAAGAAGTAATTGAAACCACTCTCAAGGGACAAAAGATTCCACTCCCTGAGGGATATTCCTATCTTGATAAGGATGGCAACCAACGGACTAAATCCCGAGTCAAATGGTGGGTTGATACTCGCGGAAAAACCTATGGAGATTATCTGGAAGAATATACCCTCAAGGCCCTCCCGGAGTTAGCCCAGATTCCGATCCCTGAGGAACTCCAACAACCGGGATACAATTCCCAAGACAAGCCGATTTTCTTCGGTCATTATTGGTTGAAGGGAGCTCCCCGTCTCCAAGCTGCTAATGTTTGTTGTCTGGATTATAGTGTAGCCAAGGGAGGAGAACTTCTGGCCTATCGTTGGTCAGGTGAGCGAGAATTGAATCCCAAGAATTTTGTCACACATCGTGGAAAACATCCCTATGATTCCAATCTTCCGCGAACTGAAAAAGTGATCATGATTCATCACGAACAGGAGACTATTCCCATTTCAGTTGAGACATGGTATCAATTCTTAGAGGAGGATTTGATCGCTAAGAATGTAAATACTCGTTATGCATTGAGTCATCTGTTTGATTCAAGTCAAACAGAATTTACGATTCACCAAAATTATTTTACTCGACTTCAAACCTTTTTGCACGATCAACCAGAATAAAGATAAGTTAATTAACTTTGAGCAAAATATCAACCAATATTATAACAGGCAATTAAATTATCATCATGTCTTCCTGTCCAGATCGCGCTACTCCAATGTTAGACAAAGCAATTAACAAACCATATTATGGTGAAGCTAATACTCGAATTTTTAATTTTAATACTCATCAATGTTATGATTCAACTATTGATGGTCATCTCGGATATTTTGATGTTCTTGATTGCGATACCACTATTTATGTTGATAATAAAGCCAAAACTCTGGCCTGGGGAACCAACATTCCTCGCAAGGAGACTGGAGTTCAACTTCGACTTTCGACTATTCCTGGTGTTGTTTATCACATGTTTTTTACTGGTCAATTAACTTTGGGAAATCAGGTTTTTCTTCGGATTAAGAATCGGAATCCGATTATTTACCTTTCTTCTGAAATCACCTGGAAAATTGGTGATCAAGAATCTAAAACAGCTTGTTTTCGGGCTCTTTCACATCAAACTGATTTGATTATCTTCACTGATACTGATTGTGTTCAAGATTTGGCTCCCTTCGCTTTCACTGTTTTTCATTTAACCATCATCCCTGAATGTTACATGTGTAAGGGATACATCGAAGGACCACCTGGTCTGGCTGGACCCCAAGGAGCTCCTGGTGTTTCCGGAACACCCGGAATCACCTTCACTGGTCCCTCAGGACCGATCGGTCCCTCTGGAATCGAAGGACCAACTGGATCGACTGGTCCCCAAGGAGCTCTGGGACTCACCGGTCCTCAGGGTCCAGTTGGTCCAGTTGGAGTTCAAGGAATTCAGCCTGGTCCAGATGGAAGTCAAGGACCGACTGGTCCTTATGGATTTTTTGGAGCCGTAGGAGCTCTCGGCCCCACTGGAGCTCAGGGATCAGTTGGACCAATTGGAACACCCGCTCCTGGAGTTGGACTTGGTCCTGGACCTGATGGTGAAACCGGTGATCCGGGTCCGATGGGAGATCTCGGGCATATTGGCCCGACTGGTCCAACCAATAGTGGAACTATTACATCTGGTTCATTTATGATTGCTTTTCGTCGAGATGTTCCTGGTCCTCCCCAACCAGCTCTGGGAGTCACAACTGTTTTTTATGAAAAAATCGGTTCTGAAGTGACTCTCAAAGTTTGTGAGTTCACCGTTGGTGCTGGTGGAGCTAGTTCTCCCATTTCAAGTGATAGCTTCTCATCAGTAGCTGATCCCTTTGTGGCTGCGGGAGGAATCGGTCCGAGTGCTGGACCACGAATTTATCCGGTCAATATTATTCTAAATGGAACTCCGACGTTGATTATGTTTACTATCACAGGAGGAGTTGGATCATTTATATTCTATCGAACATTAAGTCAGGTAGCTTCCTTTCTCAACACTGATGTGGTTGAATTTCCATCTGTTTCCTTGACGTATCTTCAATAACTCTAAAAATTGATTAAATCCACCAAATAACAATCAAATTCAACTAAATTCGACCCTATTTATTGAAACATGAGCAGCAACGATCCCATCACTGATCAAGAGGAATATATTCCTTTTGACACAACAACAGATCAACCAAACAATGATCTGTTGTTCAAGAAGCCCTTTCCAATTCCTCAAAAATTGAAGAGAACTGATAGTTCAACCTTCCCTCAGTTTCCTTCGGATGGTTCGACATTTCCCACCGCGTTAATGCCGAAATTCAGTCAAACCCCATTTCTGTTTAGTGTTCCCCCAGAACTGAATTATAATTATACTCCTCCATTTGCTCAGCAGCCACCACCACCACTTGATCAGTCATTATCTCAAGTGGCTCGTCGTGAACGATCTCCGCGTCGTCGTGATCGTTCTCGATCTCCGCGTCGTCGCGATCGTTCTCCGCGTCGTCATGGCTACTCTTCGAATCATCAAGAAAAACGTCAGAAATTTCAAGAGGATAAGGAGAAGATCGATGGTCTGATCCGCCGTTACAAGCAGTTGTCTTATATGATTCTCAATTGTGATTATCAACTGAATCAATTGCTTGATGAGGGAATGGGTGTCAATTCAACCCTATTCTTTTCGCGACTTCACAAACTCCGAATCAGCACCGGTAAAAAGTATCGAAAGCGTGAATTGAAGGTCAATGGTCGTGCTCGAACTTGGGGGATCGGTGATCAACACACTCGCATTTAAAAGGCATATATTTTTCTTTATTCTTTGTAAGTTCCATGATAAAATATAAATCTTGATTTAGAGATCTATATAAATATAAATAAATTGATTTAGATTACATATATTAAAAATGGAATCCGCTGAAAAAACTAACGAATTGACTCCGATCAGCCCGGAGATCATCTCCAAACAGGCAACGATCAATATCGGAACCATTGGCCATGTTGCTCATGGCAAATCTACTCTAGTCAAGGCCCTAACTGGGGTCAGTACTGTTAGATTCAAAGAAGAAAAAGTACGAAGCATCACCATTCATCTTGGTTATGCCAACGCCAAAATCTATCAATGTGATACTTGTCCTCGACCCCAATGTTATCGCTCATTCGGCTCAAATCAGAAACAAATCTCATTCAAGTGCAAAAACCAGAACTGTAGTGGAACCATGACCCTCAAAAGGCATGTTTCGTTTGTTGACACACCGGGACACGATTGCCTCATGGCTACTATGATCAATGGAACCTCTGTTATGGACACAGCCCTCCTGATCATCGGTGCGAATCAGACCTGTCCTCAACCACAAACCCAGGAACATTTAGCTGCAGCTGAGATCATGCAACTCCAAAATATCGGAATTATTCAAAACAAAGTAGATCTTCTTCCCTCAAAAGAAGCAGCTAAGGAGAATTATCGAGAGATCAAGGCTTTTGTTGAAGGAACCGTTGCAGCTGATGCGCCAGTCATTCCTACTTCAGCCGTTCTCAAACAGAACATCGATGTTGTTTGTGATTACATTTGTCAAATCCCTCTTCCTGAACATGATTTTTCGGCCCCAGCTCGAATGATCATTGTTCGATCATTTGATATCAACAAACCAGGAGCTGAAATTTCTGAACTTCGAGGAGGGGTCCCTGGTGGAACTCTCACCCAGGGAATTCTTCGAGTTGGGCAGGAGGTCGAAATTCGCCCGGGAATAATCAAAAGGCTTCCGAATGGAGAAATCAGCTGTATGCCTCTTCGGACTAAAGTAAACTCTCTGTTCGCTGAAAAGAATTCACTTGATTTTGCGGTTCCCGGAGGATTGATTGGAGTCGGAACCAATCTTGATCCATCTCTGACTAAGAAGGATCGAATGAAGGGTCAGGTAGTTGGTGATCCAGGAACTCTTCCCGATATTTTGATTCAGTTGGAGATCTCCTACTGGCTAATGAAAAGACTGATTGGTTCAGACGACCAAAGCAAACCGATCAAAGTTACTAAAATCGATAAAAACGAGATTCTGATGGTCAATGTGGGTTCGATTTCTAGTAAAGTTCAAGTGACGGCAGTTCGCAAAGATTTGGCCAAGTTCAAGCTTCAGAGCCCGATCTGTTCACCGATTGGGGAACGTCTGGCCATCTCTCGTCGAATCGATGGAAAATGGCGTCTGATTGGCTGGGGCAAGATCATGTCCGGTCAACCAGTCGCTAATATAATTGAGAACTGATTCAACAACTTTGCAAAAATTGATTTTCAGATTGCCTTCAATTCAAAAACATTCATCAAAAATGGGCAAGAACAAGAACAAAAATAAGAACAATCAAGCTCCTCCTGATCCAGCCAAAGAGGCTCAACGAGTGATTGCGAATATTAAATGTTATCAACAAGCTGTTTATGCGGCGGTAGTTGATCTAGGCGATGATCCAAATTTCTCATTGATCACTGAATGTCTCAATCAAATCAAGGAGAATGAAAATTGTCAAAATTGTTCTTTTCTACTGGTATCAGCCGGTGAAAAGGAAGTAATCGCAGCAGCCCATTCAACTGATCCAACCAATATTGATCCCAACAAATGGGTTAAAGAGTGTCTCTCCTCAGTCAATCGCGGAGAAAATCCAGAACCTCAGATTGAAGACCATCATGGTCGAGTTCAGGTGGGATCAGAAGCTTTCCCCATCAAAGAGAAGGAAACAGCTCATAATCTTTCTTACAACTACCTTCGTTCAATTGGAGCGATGGGAGACGATGAAGAATCGTCTTCATCTGAAAACTATGGAGCCTTTTCTGACATGCTCAATTAGAAGGTTAATTCTTTAAAAAAGAATGCTAATTTACTTTGAAAATTTGATAATATTTAACTTTAAAATAAACAGCAAAAATGCCTCAAAATAATACATTACTATCAGTTGAATCCCTCAGGTGGCGATTTAAGAATATGGAAGTGAACAACTGTCCAACAAGGGACGATTCATTCGAAAAAAACATTGAATGTCCCAAATTTCAACTACCTCGAATCGAAGAAATCGGCTTTAAAAAGATCGAGAATCGGACAGAAATCGAGCGACAATTAAGTGATTCGGTCTGTGATGGGAAGAAAATTGTGTTCACCTCAACTCATAACAAACAAATTAACGATCATAATCTCCAAAGACTAAATAATGATCCCGATACAACAGTTTTGCATGGTTTTTATCAAACTCAAAATCAAATTCTCCCTTACTCCTGGTTTTTCCTAATTTTGAACCTTTCCACCAAACAAACACACTTAACTATGTTCGTAATCGATACTATTACTGAGTCTGAGACTGAATATCAGATTTGTCTTGATAGTGTCAATCGAGAACTAAACCAATCCCAGCTTCATTATATCAATGATCATTTTTTTCAACCTTAAAATGCTTTGACCAAAGTATTTACAAATTCGGAGTTGCTGACTTTTTGCCCTAGACAGCTTTAGGGTGATTGGTGATCACCAATCGCTAGGCACGCAAGCCCAATCTCCATTGGGTCGGCGCCAGTGGGGGCCCTTGCCGGGACCCTGCCACGAGCCAGCGACAATTTTGTCGTGGCAACCGTAGCAGGTCTCGTACGAGGGCTCCCACTTGGTGGGCGGGGTGTTGACCGGAGGGGTCAACGGGGCGTTGCCCAGGCCGGAGGCCAAGGCAGTCACCCCCACCACCACTGTTGGAGTGGTGGCGTGGGCAGCGTGTGAGCGGGGGGCATCGCGGGTGCGGGTGGCGTGGGTGGCAGTACTCATTTTGCGGAATACTACTGGGGTGTGTGTTTCGAAATGAACAGAGCCGATTCCAAACAAAATCAAAAATTGATTTTATCAAGAAGTCAAGTATAATTAATTACTAAATATATAATACCATGTCAATCATCAATGTCAAAAAAACCAATCTAAAAAAACTTGGTTACTCAGATTTCCAAGAATGGATCCAAGATAACAATCATATTTATATTGGTCGAAATATGTCATTTTATGTTCCCGGAACGACTCAATCCAAATGGGCCAATCCCTACAGTGCTAAGAAGTATGGAAGAAAAGAATGTCTTCTACTTTATCGAGAATATCTCAATCAATCTCCACATCTTCTCTCATGTCTTCCTGAACTGAAGGGGAAAACTCTTGGTTGTTGGTGCAAACCCAGCGCCTGTCATGGCGATATTCTATTAGAATTAGCCAATCAATAGCAACAAAGAAATAAAGTATTAAAAATTCATAGATTTTTAATACTTCTCACCACTCCACTAACAGTATTATTCTGATCTGCTTCAGAGATAAATGTATTTGGAACTTGATATTCCGCCATCTTCAAAAGGATATTAATTGGATCAAGACCGATTTGATAAGAAGAGATGATGGCATTCACAATTTTTTCCTGTTGAAATTTCCGGCCATGGATTTTATTTTTTCGTTCACTTCGCTCTATAAAATCCTTCCTCTCAACTTCGCTCAGCGCCCACCAGGCAGTGGAGGTTTCTCGAAAAAACTCTCGAGGTGAGATATTTGAATTTTTTTCCCGAAAATCGCTCGCAAATACTTGAAATGGATTCGTTCTTCTCTGTTTTCTTGTTTTTCGATGTTTCTCTGGTAAACCACCGTGTTGATTGATATATTCTTGTTTAAAAATTTCATTTTTGGAATCAGCCTTTTCCTTCCAGGCTGATTTCTCCTCAGTTGACAAAATTTTCCAAGCTTCGCCCACCCGTTTAAAAAAATCGTTCTGGATACCTGGATTATTTTTCCGAAACTCACTCGTGAATAGAGTGTAATTACTTACCTGTTTCAAGCGAGATTGTTTCTTAAATGACATTGTTAAATCAAAGTAAAAATCCAAATCAAAAATTATCAATTAAAACTCCCTTTTGATCCTAGCAAAATACTGATTCTGGAGTTTAATAATTTGAACATCAACTGGAAATTCCTCCATTCTGATCTGATTAACCATCTCAATCTGATGAGTACTAAAAACTGTCTCAATTACTGTTCTCCAAATCTTCTCAGTAAACTGTGAGGCGGCCGGACACTGTCGAACTCCAATCCCAAAAGGACTCAGCAGATGAGAATTCATCCTGATATTGTTCTCCAAAAAGCGATCGGGCCAGAATTTCTCCGGTTCTGGAAAAATCTCTGGATTCATCCGGATGGCTCGTCCTGAAATATAAAACATCGTATCGGCCTTGAATTTGACTCCTGAAAAAACCATCTCTTTTGAAGTGTAACGAGGAATGGCAGTTGGGATGAACAATCGACAAAACTCATTGTACAATCTTTTCAATGCTTGATCATCATTCGAGTTCAAAACTTGACGCAGATACTTTTGCCAATTGGGATTGGTGGAGAAGAAAATCACCGTTAAGTAGATTAATTTGGTAATATTAGGAGTGACTAGAAAAGCCGCTGCCAGGTTAACCTTCTTTAAATTATCCTTGTTCTTGACCAAAAATGGAAAGATATTATGTTGATTTCCAATATCTTCAATACTTTCACGGTTATGTTGATAAAACCATTCTGAATATTCCCATAATTCAGTTTCATAACGACTGATCGCCTCAGTGTCGAATAGAATGATCGCTTCATCCATCCGGTCTAAAATTCGTGATAATCCATTTAATGACAAGGAATTCTCTTCAACTTCATAATCAGGAGGGAAAACATGAAATCCAAGGAGACTTTGTCCCAGTATTTTAATCATTGTAATTTTAATGCTTTTTTCTAAATTAATCGGTTGATCATTAGCAACCTTCAACCATTTTCCGAATTCGGTCCGGGTAATTTTCAGATTCCAGTCGAAATCATGCATTACCTGTTTCATTAATTTTCGATCTTCTTTGACTTGTGGATCATTCCGGGAAACAATCGATTTCATAATCAAATCAATTAGTCGGAAGGGTAATCGAGCATCAGGATCGAACGATTCCAGTCGACCAGTCCCATAATTTCCGATTTCACGAGCCAGTTTTGGGTCAGTCACCACCGCAATTTCTCGGATTTGGTTTCCACCTAACCAAGTTGGTAGATGGGAAAAGATTCGGGAGAAGGGAACTTCTACCGTTGTGTAACCTTGATCCGAGGAAGAAGCCTTCTGAATCATTTCAGTCACGATATATTCTCCTCCTTGTTGGTACAATTTGCGGGTTTCAGTTCCAGCTCCCATCCCAATCCAATCCATCAAATACTCCATGATGGTTGAATTTACAATTGTTGATTTAGCTCGTTTTAAAGATATCATGATTGAAATTGATCTTCCTATATATTAATAGAAATATCAATATTTTTGATTCAAATCCGATCGGATCCTCAAAATAAGCAATGAGTGACAAAATCCTAATTCCTCAGCTAGTAGCTGATAAAATTCGTTTCTATCAGATCCAAGAGAGAAAGAAAGAACTCTTAATCTTGATCAAGCAAATGAATCAAGAAGGATATTATGGATATGGATACATGCTATACAACGCCACACCATCTCTTGAAACACCTCTTTCTGATCTTGAAAATCTTTATCAAGACCAGTTACTCACAAAAATTAGTCGAAATAATAATAGAAATTACGAACACGGTTTTCTTCATAAATTTACCTACAATTATAGATCAAAGTTTCAAAACAGTTAAAATAATTAATCATATTTATTGATTGAATAATCAATTTGGTTGGGCACCAAAATATTCTTAATCCAATGACGACCTCCTTGTAGAAAATCATTTCGAACAATCTTTGCCCGATCAAGAAGCCAATCATCATCACAAATCCGAACATAAACTCCCTCAATTGGTCCTGAATAGAATTGAGAAGGATCCTGGACAATCTCAGCAATTTTTTCTTTGGTCTCGAAGCTTTGATGCTTAATAACCGGAACTAAACTAATTGAAGTCCCCTTCAATAATTCTTCTAATTTTGGTCGACTGATGAATTTGTCTTCATATTTATCATATAAATCAAATGCCATGAACCAGTTTGGTAATGTATCATAAGGAATACTATGTTTAGCATACAACCATTCACCAAATAAAATATGTCGTTCTGGTTCTAAAATTTGCCAGAGATCAGCGGTATGTTGATGAATCCATTTGTCTAATGGTTTAAATTGAGAATGATAACCAGAATTGACATAATGACTTCGATTTTGAACACAAATAGTGTTGTCAACAATTGAAATTCCCAGATTGGCACCATCAACTTTTTCTTCAATAAAAACGGGACGATTCAAAAATTTCTTCACTTCCTGATCACTCAAAATTAAATCATCCCGAGAAGCCGCTCCCAAATTAACCAAATGGCGAGTCCGGGGAAACTTAATAATCCGATCATTTCCCGGTGACTCAATCACCAATCTTGATCCACCCCAACTTTCCAACAGATGATTCACCTCTGCTTCCTTAGTTAATCGAAAGACTTGTTCAATCCCTGATTCTTCAGTGGTAGGTTCTTCCAATTGATCCTTGACGGATTCCAAAATCCGAACACCTCCCCCTTTTTTAACGGTTGGATGACCCTCTCTGCGAACAATTCTCCATTTGCATTCCCCCAAATGAACTTCCATAAAGACCACCCAACATTTAGAAACATCAGCTAATTTCAACCATTCAGCTCTCTCAGCACGACTCAGATGACAACGATCAAGTATTACAGTTCCATTTGATTTACGAGCTAATTTTAAGTATTCTCCCAATTTCTGTTGACAATCTCGTCTCCCTAGTTCATCCTGGTTAACTCGATAAATTCGATCACTACTTTTCTCTAAAGCCGTGGAAAAAGTACTTTTCCCACTAGCTGGATATCCCACCATCATGATTAAAGGCGGTAATTTAACAGTTGATTTCCTCTTCCCCGATTCATCATTATTTTCATTATTTTCTTCGTTATTTTCTTCATTATTTTCGTTTTCATTTGACAAATTGAGACTGTATTGATACCAATTACTTAAGAATTTTTCCTGTCGATGATCCAGAGTTGTTTTTCGATTGGTCAAATACTTTATTGCTTGATCTCGATTGATTTTTCGATCATACATTAGATAACCGATTAAACCGGTCGCTGTTCGACCAACTCCTCCCATGCAATGAATCAGAGTGATTGGATTCTGGTCAATTAACCGACAAATTTGAGTCATCTGTTCGATTGTTGGAGGTGTTCGATCCTCAACTTCGAAATGGTGGAAGTTAATCTCAGTTTTCTCTGGAGTATTATTGAGGGGTCCTTCCAGGAGGCTAATTATGTCCCAACAACCCATTCTCTCTAATACTTCAAAATATTCTGGTTTGTTCAGAATGGCGCTCCCTGCCAGAGTTGGGGTAATAAAACTAAAATTCCGAGGCAACGAAAATTCTCTGAATGTGTAGTATTGTCCATTTCGATCGTAATCATAAAATTTGAAAGATTTCTCAATTTCAGGGTGATTAATAAAACGATTTTCAAATAAGGGTCGATTCAGCAATCCTTTCAATTTATCAGCCCATTCAACACTCGATTCGTAATCAAGATCCCGGTATTTTTTCTCGATCAACAACTTCTTGGCTGTTAGATAAACCTCAGAACCCTTAGTTTTTTGACTAATCTGATATCTGATCAACATCCAGACAGCTATCAAATATCCTTGATTCAGAAGGGGATCAATTAATTCCTCAACCTGATCATCAGACAACATCTCCCAAATTCTCTTCACTTTACTTGATAAATCATTGTTTTGACTCATTTATATTAAATACTTAATATATTAAATATTTAATGTTTGATCAATTTTAATCAAATAAGTCCCAGCCAGATGAATCATCTGAATCATAATCATATTGTGATCTTCGAGCTTCTCTAATTTCATTTTCCCTATCTTTTTCTTGTTGAATCCATTGATTAATTCTGGTGATTGAACTATCATTTCTGATCCAATTTAAAAAATCCTGATCTTGAAAACAACCGGTATCATCCCAACTACGCGGTTTACATTTCAAATCTTTCCTAATTGAATCAATCCAATAGGCAATTATTTTTGAATTAACCAATAATCCCAGGTTCAAATCATACTCAAAAGATCTCCATTTGAAGGCCAACAATCGATAATAAAAATCATAAGTTCTGACTATTGTTCGAGCCACTCTTTTTCGTCTGTTATCTTCTGGATCACCTAATACTGCAGTCATGACCATATTATTGATTAGATCTCCATTTCGGGGGATCTGAAAGGAAACTGTCCGACCAAAATTAGCTTGACCACCATTTAAAGTTGTGTTCGCGAAATTACTATGTCTTTGGCACGCAGCAGAAAATATATTCATTTAATTAAATTACGTTAAAAATTTTTAAGCCCCAATATTATTTTGCAGAACCAATTACAGCTCCAACTACAGCTCCATTATTATTATTCTTAATCACCGCACTTCCTCCTACAGCAGCCCCGCCATTAACTTCCATTTTGGCACCCTGAGCGATCTCAACTACAGATCCCGTCGTATTGTTAGTTGTTGTGTTTGTATTATCAAGTCCACCATTTTTTTCTAATTCTTTTTGGATCCATGCTCGGCAGTCACGAAGAATTTTCATTCGTTCTTGAAGAACCTTGACCATAGTCAAGTAAACTTGACTCTTACTTCCACTGATATCAATCTTCAATTCTTCTCCAATCATTCGAGTTAGATGATCAGATAAGTATTTAAGAGTACGTTTATATGGACCTTTTCGTTCAGCCAACTCACTGTAATTTTCGATTGAAAAAATTTCGAAGATTCGAAAGAGATCACGCGAAATTCCCTCACGTGAGAAACAGATCAATTTTCCCATTCGCTGAATTTTTCCCAAATCATCAATTCCAACCACAATAGTTTTTTGATCTTCAGATAAAGCACCTTTGAATCCCTGTTCAATCAACATTCGACCAACCGCAAAATTAAGTGGAGTAGTTCCCGTATAATTAAGAGCCAGAGGAAGTACCAGTGGATAATCACTGGGATCATAGAAACCATACTCATAACTAAGAGCCAACATATCCTTATTTCCATAAGAAATATATACCTGTTCTCCAATTTGATAATCAGTCTTTGCTTTGACTAGACTTTCTTCTTCTAGAGTCTGATTGATATTACCATGTCGAATCGAGTTGTTGAACATTTCCATCACCGGGAGATATAAACCAAGCCAAGATCGGGTGTTATTATTCATACAACCCCAGAGAATTTCTTCTTCAGTAAAGCTGGGGTCATGAGCTTGAATTTCCTTGACTGTTCCTTCATATCCTTGTTTGATTCCATTCTTCAACATCTGAAAAATCGGACTTAAACCATTCAATAGTTCATGTTCGACATCAGAGAGAAAGTATGGATGATACTCGCGGAACTCTTCTAATGGGGTCATACATTTGACCGTGTTCTTAAAAAAAGAGTCCTGTCCTTTTTGTTTTTCCTTCAAGATGGAATAAGTCAATTTCAATTTCCGGTTCCAAGTTTCAGGTGATTCATGAAGTTTATCAGTGATCGCACATTTGTTGGGGATTCGACAAAGTACATCGTCAGCTTTGATTGACCCTTTAGCGTAGATCCCAAAAACTCCATTTTGATCGGCTTTACGTTCAAGATTAGGATTGAAGTATCCACCGTTATCTGTCAACCATTTGACAGATTGTTCAAAATCTAAATTGCTCATTCTTCTAACCTATATCAAATTATATCATAAAATATTTTTAGACCTTGACACATCTCAAAGTAAAATGATGAGTAATTATTTGCTCATCATTAATAATTTAATTGCTTATTGCATCAGCAGCTCTCCTTAGACTCAAATTGTTAACCCGAATTCTTTTTTTAGGTTTAATATCAGGTGCCTCTAGTTGTTGATCTTCATACCAATCTTTCTGCCATCCAATATATTCTTTTTCAAAATCTCCAAGATCAGTGTGCCAGAGACCAGCAGCTGTGGTTTTCTCGAAAATTTCAAGGTTCTCCATTAAAGCGTCCCGTTCTCGAGCTAATTTCTCCAAGATTTCTTGACTAAAACTGTCAATTCGCATGCTCAATAAATAATTATAAGTTTCCTTGGCACCAGTCGCTTCTTCGACAGCCCCGTCCAAACCATCATCACTTAGTTCATCGGTCACTAAGCTTTCTTTATATCGGTCCCCAAGAATTACTTTTGGATCGAACTTAGAGGAGTACTTAGGATAATCTCGTTCTTCTAATAACTCAATAATTTGAGCTCTGGTCTTTTTGTAGATCACCAGATCCTCACTCATGATTTCATTAACAAAACGATATTTGGAGCTGGCTCGTTTGAGATCAAATTGAGCTTCACCGATCAACAGGTTACGACGTAATTCATAATATTCAAGACGGACTCTGAAAAAAGTTTCAATGATTGAATTAACGGAACCAAATTTTCGAATCTCGATTTTATCATCAAATAGAGTCATATTGGTAACCGAAATCTTGCTTCGTAGCTTCAATTCTTTTTCAAATTTATCAATCCCCTCACTCAACAACTCCTGCAAACCACCAGCTTTGAAGATAATTTCTGCTTGACATAATGCAGAATCAACCGAAATGTCCTTAATCAGTCCTCGAAGACTGCTACTAGCAGCACCCGTTCGTTTCTTTCGGGCACCTGCTCGAGCTTTCTTCTTGTCATCATCTGGTTTGATCAGTTCTTCTAAAAACTGTTTATAATCTCGAAAGCAACCATCGATTGGTAGCTCCTTGATGCGAACTCGATTGCGATAGATTTGATAGTCACCGATACAAATAAATCCATCACCATTTCGTTCAATTTTACCTCCGAAACCTCGATACCAAGGAATCGGATCTTGTTCCGGGAGACTACTTCCACTCAATAAAATTCGCAATCGTTGAATCAAATCCATCGGATTATATTGATGAATGGTGGTACTAAAACCGGTACCAATTCCATTAGCTCCATTGACAAGAATCATCGGAATGATCGGGAGATACCATTCCGGTTCAATTGGATATCCATCATCAGTTAAGTAGCGATATAACAGACTATCTTCACTTCGATAGATAAACTGGGTCATATCCTCTAATTTAGTGTAGATATAACGGGCACTACCAGCATCCTTACCTTTAGCATAACGAGTACCGAACATACCTTCCGGTTTCAAGAGATTGATGTTGTTGCTTCCGACATAATCTTGAGCGAGACCAATAATCGTCCCTTCCAGACTGGTCTCACCGTGGTGATAGGCAGTGGCATCCGAGACTTTACCACCTAACTGAGCTACCTTAAGACTACGACGGACATTATTCTTTAAGCAATAATACATAATCTTTCGCATCGATGGTTTCAATCCATCACATAAATTAGGGATCGAACGGTAGGTATCAGCCCAACTGAAATGAACCAATCGATGATTAATGAAATCTCGATAGCTCTCTTTCTTGATGTTGTATTCATTAACCTGATCTAAATTGGCGTCCAATAACCATCTCTTTCGAAGATCAGCATTGGTTTTAAGAAAGGCCAGATTGATGGCATCATCAGTTGGATTGATCCGAACTCCCATCTCGCTCACTTCTTCTGGTTCAGTTATATATTGGATTAATTTCTGTTCTCGAAAAGCTTCCTCAGCATCAACTGGGAGGGAGGTAGCTAGACCCTTGTAGTATCGACTCTTCCATCCTTTACCATCATTATTACTTTTCTTCCATTCGCAGAATTTATTTTCGGAGTAGAATTTGATCACGTCATATTTCTCAGTCTTGCGACCTCGTTTCCGTTCTTTCCAAACAATTACAATTGGAGTGATCATGGTGGTAATAAATTTATTAGTCAAAATCAGACTGGGCCAGAACTTATGAATAAAATTAATTACTAGACCCTTAATGTGATCACCATCATGATCTGAATCAGTTAGAATCATGATTTTACCATAACGCAACTTCTTCAAGCCATCGGTCCCTGAATAGTCAACCCCACTCTGGAGTGCTAGAATTCTTTTCAGGGCGATAATTTCCGCATTTCGATCGATCTGTAATTGATTAGCATCACGAACATTTAACATCTTACCCTTCAATGGAAAGATACCATAATATTTACGACGTTCACTGGTTAGAGCCTTCAGACCCTTCAGAGCAAACCCTTTAGCTGAGTCTCCCTCAGTTAAGATCAGAGTACACTGATGTGATCTACTCTTATTCCCAGCATAAGCAGCATCCTCTAGCTTATCCATGTAAACTCGATTGATTTTCTTACCATCAGTTGCTTTGCTGGTCTGAGTTTCTTTAAAAGCGCTCAGGGCCTTCGATCGTTGAGTAATCCCAACTCGACCAATCTTTTTAATATCATCGAGACTAATATCACATTTGCTACCAAATTTAGCTACCTGAGTAGTCATCTGTTCTTTGGTTTGACTATCAAAATTGGGATTTTCAATCACGCAGCGAAGGAACAACCATAGATTAGAACGAACAGCTTTTGGAGTAATCGGATTCTTTTCGGTGGTAATCTCCTTTGATAATTTACGAGCAATCTGATCAGCGACATGAGTCACATGACGACCACCTTTACTGGTTAAGATACCATTCACAATTGAAACTTGTTGAAATTCATGATCTTCACTGTAGGTGGCACATAATTCCCAACGATCGCTAACTCTTAGAAAGAAACGTTTCCGAGTGTTTCGACTACCTAAATAGAGGTTTGTATATTGATTAAAGTCCCGAATCGGAATCCGGAAGTCATTCAAGAAGACATTAACTCCGGTGCACCATCCGGTAGCATCATAGACTCGTTTTTTAAACATAGCAACCATATCATCAGTCAGTGCTTCCAATCCGAATCGACCCAGATCAGGAGAGAATGTAATCTTAGTGTATGGCATTCCCTTAAAGTCAGTGATAATAGGTTCTTCGATTACATTCAGATTGTCGCGATAAGTTTGAATATATTTTTTGTGTCGTGTGAAATCAACGGTTTCAATGGTAAAAGAATTACTAAAAAGGGCTGCTAATTTAGCACCATATCCATTCTTACCTCCGATAATTTTAGTTTGATTAACATTGGCACCTTTGTAGTTACCACTAGTTAAAAATTGAGAGAACAGTAGTTCAGGAACATAAACACCATATTCTTCATGTTTAGCGATTGGAATACCGTCACCATCATTACAAACTGAGATACTATTCTCTTCTTGATTAATTTCAATTTTGATATTTTTGACGGGTTTAAACTTCATCTTCAGTGTTACTTCGGGAGTTTCACTGGCTTGACCTTTTTTGATCAGGTCTTGGAGTTTAATTCGTTCATCCATTCTAGTCCAATGATCAATTGCATTAACTAAGACTTCATCATAAATTTTATATAATCCTGGTACATAACGAATTTTACGATAGACCATTCGAGTATGTTCTTTACTTTTAACTTCACCATTTGAATCTAATGAAGCGATTGATGCGTTTGATTCAGATAGTTCAGATCCAACATCTGATCCATTAACTGATTCATTAACTGATTCATTATCATCAAATTCAGAAATATCATCATCAGGACTATCATCGATCACCCACATTAATTCTTCGACAGCTTCGGTCGAACCAATATATGTGTCAGGTAGTTCTAAGGCATGTTCTTTATGCTCCATCTTTTGGAATTGTTCTTCGATTGTTAACTCGGTGACTGGTTTATCATTAGCACCAGTCAAATCTTCGAGTTTCTGTTTATTCGACATTTTAGGTTTGTTTTTAATTATATAAGTAAAATATTTTTATATCAATCAAAAAAATCTTCTTCAATTATATATTGATCATTCATGTCATTGAATTACTACATTGAAAATGGTCGCGTTGTAAGCGGTAATGATCTTGGTCCTCAACACGATCAACCAATGACCCAACGAGATTGCAAAAACTTTTACTTTTCTCATTCTCCCATGGGTTGGTATAATGACCTCGGTGCGGAAACTATCGGTCTCCGTCCGGTCTGGAAACCCTTCCGCGTTGGCGATACTACTCCAAACACTCCCAACAATTATGTTCAACCTGGAAACTTTGGCTGCAAACAACCTTGCTGGACCAAAGAATGCAAATAGGATTGTTTTAACGTTCGGGCAGCTAGAAACGCGAAGCGTTTCAGCGCCCTCTCTAAACAATCTCGAACAAAAAACTTTGATCCCGGTGAAATAACGGAAAGCTGGGGTTCGCCTCGCTGCGCGGACTTCACCCTCAGCACCCCGTAACTTTACCCAAAAGTCGGGGTTGTGGGTTGGAGGTTGTGGGTTGGAGGTTGTGGGTTGGAGGTTGTGGATTTATTGAGATAATTTAACGTATTATCTTTAATGTTTTGATCAATTTTAAAAAAATTGATCATGTCTTTTATATATATCAAAACAACATGTCAAATACTCGTAACCCTTGCTGGAACCTACTTCACCAAACTCAAGTTGAGAAACTTGGTCGGACATTTGATGTGCATACTTTAAAATCAAATCAAACTGTCGAGGATGCGGTTCGACTCTTCAGTCAAAACAAAATTCTCTCCGCACCAGTAACTGATCCTACCAACCCCAATCAACTAGTTGGAATGGTTGATATGTTGGACTTGACACATTTCATTCTCTCAGTTTGTCCACCTGATACTACCAATCAAGAAGACTTAGAGAGAGCTAGTCGAGCAATGGCTTTCAAGGAACTTTCGGAAGTGATGAATACCAGTGGACGTGATCCTCCGGCCCCCCTCAATCATAATCAACCAATCACTTTAGCAATTGATTTATTTGCTAGCGGAATTCATCGTATTCCGATCACCGATTGTGATGAAAAATTGGTTGGTCTTTTTAGCCAATCTAATTTAGTTACTTATTTGGCTGATCATATCACCCGAGGTAAATGTAAACACATGGGTTCTCAAACACTTCGAGAACTGGGACTTGGTTTAGGTGGAGTTACCTCCTCTCCTCCAACTGATTCAGTTCTTTCTCTAATTAAAAAATTGGATACTGAAGGTGTTAGTAGCGTTGCTCTGATTGATCCGAATACTAATCAATATGTGGGTAATTTCTCAGTCACTGATCTTCGTGGTCTCTGGCATGAACTACTTCCGACCTTTACTTTATCAGCCCAAGAATATTTGGCACAACATCATCCCCAATCTCTCCGAGTTGATCCTATTTCGACTGAGACAGCTACTCTCGAACAAGTGGTTCAAATGATGTATCAACTGAAGGTTCATCGTCTCTGGACAGTTGATGCTACTGGAACTCCAGCTGGAGTTGTTTCGATGACTGATCTGATGAAATTGATCCGTGATTATGAATTAATGGTCTAATTTTCTCTATCATATATATTTTGATTTTAATTATTTTCATTAGAATGAAAATAATTAAGCGTTCAATTCCCAAACCACGGATAATATTTAAGTATCGAAAAAGAATTACCTGTTCCTGTGGCTCGATTTTGGAAGTCAATCAGGAAGATCTTCGAATTACTTGTCAGAATGATCAATATTATTCAAAATATACCTGTCCGATCTGTCTCCGTGTTAATCAGATTGATGATATTTCAACCCCAATTTTACATGCGATCTGGAATCAGCAAATGATGCAAAAAAGAATTATCTTTTGATCCCCATTTAAATATTAACCTTAACTCCCAATTTAGGCAAACTAATTGCTTTCTTTAAGTCGTTAAATTGGACGGCATAAAATTCTTTGGGATCATCTCCTCCGACTGGATAGGCTAATAACTTTGATTTCCAAGAAACCTGAGAGATTCCTTTTTCACTCTTTAAGATTACAGTTTCATGAGGAGATAGAGTGGTAATTGTTTTATGAAATTGAGTTAGATTAACCAATTTATTTTGATGATTAGCTATTAGTTGATAGTCTTCAATTGCTTGACCATCACTATCAAAAACTTCAAAATCAGCTAAACAAGTTACAGTTTGCCATAATTTGGCATTGGCGTCACTGTACTTGATCCAGTTTTCTAAGTTGAATTCAATTGGTAAATAATGAGCCCGAGGAAATTTAAGAACCACATTGATTACTCCCTGGGGAAGAACCTGAAGAGTGGCTTGATTATTATGAATGGATGGAAAGATCTTTTCAAATGTCTCAGTCGAGAGATTAACATAAGTACCCTCAAGTAAAGCTTGATTCTTTTCAAAATTCAACTTGAATGATTGTGCGCCCAAAGTTGGAATTTGATCCAATTCAGCCATTTCACTCAATTTATGTCGGAGAGGCAGAGAGATCTTTAATTTTCCCGGACCTTCTCTTGCACTCTCTGACCTAATTATCTGATTCTCAACTTCTATTTTTTTTCTTTCTTGTTTCTCGTGGGAAACAAAATTCTTGACATTCCATTCATCATTTTGATAAACACTAATTTGATTGGTCGAGCCTTGTATATAAAGATCACCCTCCCGTGGCTCAGGAATCAAATCATCTCGAGCTATTCCCTCACTATAATAAGACCGAGGACCAGGAGGTGTTGGGATTAAATTCCAAACTCCTTTATTAAAAAGTCGAACTTCTCCAGTGATCATATTAGTAAAAGTATCTCCCGTTCGTGGATGAGGAACTTCAGTTTGATGATCCAAACCATAATATTGATTTAATGCCTTGATAGCCAAAGGACGAATAGTTCGAGGTTGATGATGAGTTTGGGTTCGTTGTTTGGCTCGTTTTCTGGCCATCACAGCCTTAATATTAGCTCGACGGGCGGCAGCTAATCGAGCGGCCTTTTTCTTAGCATCAATTCGATGAATCACATTTCGATTCGTTGCTCGACGATTATTACGAAATCGATTGTTCACTTTGCGAGAATGACGTTTACTAACTTTTCGGTGCTCAACATCATCTCCTCCTTCATGATCACTGTCTCCATGATGCTTATTCTTGGGACAAACTGTGCAGGAACGTCGACTGGGTTTTTTCATTACCATCCTAAACCTATAATACAACTCAACAGGATCTAAATATTTAATCCAACATACTAAATATTTATGATTATCGTTGATTGATTAAAACACATTAATAACGAGGAGACTGATTCGGAAATTTTTCGCCATATGGTCTTTATTTCTCAAATTTTGATTCGATCTAAATTAATTTAATCTTTAATAAAAAATCAAAATGTCCTTTTCAATGGAAACCGAAGAAGATGTTCTGGCCTACTGGGACAAAATTGACGCTTTTCATCAATCATTAAAGAGAACCGAAAATGGGCCTGAATTTGTTTTCTATGATGGCCCTCCGTTTGCTACAGGATTGCCTCATTATGGTCATATTGTGGCGAGTACACTGAAAGATATTATTCCTCGATACTGGACTCAGATGGGCCATCATGTGGATCGTCGTTGGGGATTTGATACGCATGGGCTTCCGATTGAATATGAAATTGAGAAAAAATTGGGCATCAAGACTCGCCAGGAAGTTGAAGAATATGGAATTGGCAATTATAATGAAGAATGTCGCAAGATCGTCCTTCATTATCGTGATGAGTGGAAGAAGACTATTACTCGACTTGGTCGCTGGGTTGATTTTGAGAACGATTACAAAACGATGGATCCGACATTTATGGAGTCAGTCTGGTGGGCCTTTTCTCAACTCTGGAAACAGAAGAGAATCTATCAGAGTGTCAAAGTGATGCCTTATTCGACTGGTTGTAAAACTCCTCTTTCTAATTTCGAGGCTAAATCTAATTATCAAGAAACGCTTGATCCGAGTATTGTTATTAAATTTAAATTATTAAAGAATGAAATTTTCGAAGATGAAGAGGTTTATCTTTTGGTTTGGACGACTACTCCCTGGACTTTAACCTCAAATCTGGCTATTTGTGTCAATCCCAATATCAAATATCAGTTGGTCAAGCAAAATGATCAACTTTATTTGTTAAGTCAAAAATCGATCCCTAATTTTATTAAAGGTGAACATCAAGTTTTAGAGACGGTGATTACCGGAAAAGAATTAAAGGGTCTGAAATATCAGCCATTGTTTGATTTTTATGCTCATGGAGAGTATCCTAACAGTCATCAAATTCTGACTGACTCTTATGTCAAAGAAGATAATGGGACTGGTTTGGTTCATCAGGCTCCGGCTTTTGGTCAGGATGATTTCCGAGTCTGTACTGACGCTGGGATTATTGATCGATTTCGAATTCCTCCTTGCCCGGTTGATCCTCAGGGTTTATTTACTCTCCCTGAATTCGCTGGAGTTTATTTCAAGGATCTAGATCCAAAGATCATCATTGATCTGAAGACTCGGAAATTACTTTTCCGAAACGCCAAAGAGAAACACGAGTATCCATATTGTTGGAGAACTGATACCCCATTGATGTATCGAACAGTTGAGTGTTGGTTTGTGGAAGTTACACCGATGACAGAAGAGTTATTGGCTAACAATCAAAAAATCAACTGGTCTCCGAAACATATTGGTGAAAATCGTTTCCATCAATGGTTGAAGAATACTCAAGACTGGTGTATTTCTCGAAATCGCTACTGGGGAACTCCACTTCCTATCTGGATCAGCGATGATGGTGAAGAACAAATCTGTATCGGAAGTGTAGCTGAACTTGAAGAATTAGCTGGACTTCCATCGGGAACCGTGACTGATCTTCATCGTCATCATGTTGATCAAATTACCATTCCTTCAAAAATGGGCAAAGGTCAACTGCACCGAGTTACTGAAGTTCTTGATTGTTGGTTTGAAAGTGGTAGCATGCCCTATGGTCAGTGTCATTATCCATTTGAGAATCAAGAGAAATTTGAGAAGAATTATCCCTGTGATTTTATCGCCGAAGGTAGTGATCAAACTCGTGGTTGGTTCTATACGCTTCTAGTTCTCTCAACTGCTTTATTTAAGCGCCCGGCTTATAAAAATGTAATTGTCAATGGTATGGTTTTAGCTGAGGACGGAGAGAAGATGTCGAAGAGAAAGCAAAACTATCCTCCTCCGGAGAAGGTTCTCAATCAATATGGGGCTGATGCTCTGCGACTTTATTTGATTGATTCAAAAGTGACTCAAGCTGATTCACTTCGATTTCAAGAGGATGATCTTCGAATGGTGGTTAAGAATGTGAATTTAATGATTCGAAACATCACTAAATATTTCTTCGAGACTCTGGAATTGTATCAACATACAACTAAGAAAGAATGGACTCCTCAACCATTAACAACTCTAACTAATCCACTTGATTCCTGGATGCTCCATTGTTTGGAGACTTTCGGAACCAAAGTCCATCAAGCGGTTCAAAATTATAATTTGACTCCAATTCTTGGATTGATCGAAACTTATATCGACCAACTCTCCCGTTGGTATGTCAAATTAAATAAGTCTCGATTCAGACAATTAGAGGATGCTGCTGATGTAGCTATCGGCCTTTCGGTACTTCATTTTGCTCTCTACAATTATGCGATTATTATGGCTCCTTTTACTCCATTCTTATCAGAAATTTTATATCAGAAATTAAAACCAGAAACCGGTGAAGAGAGTGTTCATTTTGTTCGCATCCCAACTGAATTTCAGTATGATCGTGATCAAGAAATGGTGACCAGTATGAAATATTTGATCAAGATTTTAAATCAGATCCGTTACTTTCGTGCCAATCGAAAAGCTTCAACTTCGATCAAGATGCCATATGGGAAAGCAACCATTGTTCATCCGGATCCGGAGATTATTCAGGCTATTCGGAGAGCTCAGAATTTTCTGGAGAGTGAAGGAAATGTGGTCGAGATTGTTTACCAAGAAAATTCCCGCAATTATCTGAACTATCACCTGGCGCCAAATCGCAAACTTCTTGGTCGTCGGTTTGGTCGAAAAATGAAGGATTTGGCTGTTTATCTAGAACAACTTCCTCAATCTGATCTGACTGAAGTTATTGAGAATAAATCGCCGGTAATTTGGGGAGAAGAAGAAATTCCCTATGATCATTTGGTATTGACAACAACGCCTCAAAATTCTGAATGGAAAATTTGGTCAGATCAAGAATTAGTTCTGATCTTAGATCCGACTATCACCCCAGAGTTAATCGAAATTTATTGTTTCAAATATCTGACTCGACTCGGCCAAGATCATCGACGAAAAATTGGTCTCAATATTGTTGATCAGATTTACATCGAATATCAAATTCCATCGACCAATCGAGTAGTGACCAATCAATTTCTAACTAAATATGATCCTCAATTGACCAAATTAATCGGATCGAATTTGCAAGGGTCATCAACAGATCAGTTGACTCATGTAAGTCAAACTACAATTCAATTCGCCGAATTAACATCCGAAGAAATCACACTTCAATTATATCGTTAAACATTTATCGTTAAATGTTTAATTTACTTTGTTTAAAAGAAATCTTCCAAATATTCGCCCACTTGTGGAACAAAGTCACCAACTACTGGTAGTTGACCAAGAGTATTGCCCAAAGTATTATCAACCAAACTACCAAATCCCAATGAAAGAGCATAACCGATCAAAACGTATCCAGCTAAACCCAAAAAGAATCCCATATAATACTTATACTGCATCTCTTTGTAGACAGCATTCCAGAGTTGGACTTGACCAGTAGTTGTCAAATATTCAACCATCCATTTTGATTTTGGAGATAATTTATAAAAGAAGGTCATAGTTCCCATCACAATTACAGTGAAGAGACAAGCATTGGAAATAGCTCCTGATCCAAAAGCAGTCAAGCCACCTCGGTTAAAGTAGAGGAAGGCAGCTCCCAACACGGTTCCCAAAGCTAATCCACGGAAGTACAACTTAGCTCGTTCCTCTTTGATCTGTTCATAAATTTGTTGTTGACCTGAATTCAAACTAGCTTCAAATTGAGTACTGGCGGCAGATTTGCCTTTCGACATCATAGTATAGACACTGGCCATCAAAAAGCCAGATCCCAATAAACACGGACTGATTTGCGACATTTTAATTATATAATAACTAAATATTATTGATTTTTTTGTAAAAATCAACAACATCTCTCACAAGCATGTATTATCTCTCGAAGTTGCCGGGAGTTTTTTTCTTAATCTCAGCTAAAGATCAAGATAAAATCTTAAAATTAATTCTGCAATGTGCTCTTTCCAAAGAATCTCTCTTCTCGATTACGCGAGAAACTGATGGAGCAACTTCTATTCTTTTTCGACTCCAAGATCAAACTCAATTCGAAGAAATTATTGATACTCTGGACATCGTTATTTCCCCTGATCGTTATCATTGTTTTCAACTTGAGACCGAAAATCCAGCTCTTAATGAGGCTGGAATGTTATCCAAAGTAACCACCTTTTTAGCTAGTCATCAGATTCCAATTCTCTGTCTCAGTACCTTCAATTGTAATTATGTTTATTATCCCATTCAATATACTGATCAAATGATGGAAGCTATTAGCTCAGATCCCGAAAATTACTCTCTGGATGATGAAGAACTGGTAGTTTAGTCAATAATATATTTGTTCAATTCGGGATATTTTTCATTATCTGTAGATCGAAGATCTATCATGGTGGAATTATAACACAATAATTTATCAACTATCAAAACTGGAAAAAAATTCAACAATGTGAGATAAAGATTTTCTTCGCATCCATTTACTGAATATTTATAAAATCGAGTGTCACAACAATCCCATATTGGAGTGATCTGTTTATGTTTATCAATATTGTATATCACTTTGCCAGGATGAAACTTTGATGCAATCCGGTCACATTTATTGATCAATATATTTTGATTGCAATGAATACAGATATATGTATTACTACTGTGTGGAATTGTTATTTTCCGAGCCATTTTATGTGTCAAAAAATTATTTTGACATCTTTTAAATGCGATTGGGGTGGTCATATAACCTAATATATGTATATAAATTTATATACATATGATTTCAAATTTATTCTCATCCTCCTCGTTTTTACGTCCTCATAGTTATTTGCGTCCTCCTCGTTTCTTATACTTCTCTCGGAGACGTTTCTTCAATGATTCATTGCTGCTATTAGCATTCTGCATCAATTCTTGTTTACGTTCTTGGAAGAAGCGATCCTTCATCTCTTGGTTCTTGCGACGTTCTTCCATCAATTTATTCAATTCGCGGTTTTGATATTTTTGATCTTTTACTGCATCCGGATTTGGATCAAACGGACACCAGTGAAATGATTGAGCCACATAATGATCAACACCTCGTTCGACATTCTCAGCCAAAAATTTAGCGCGTTCTTGAGCTTGTTCCATGAATGGATAGGCACCATCGAATTTGATTCCAAAAACACTTGGTTGAGATCCATGTTCTTGTTCAAATTCTTGGCGAAGTTTTTCACCACAACGAATCTCATAATCTTCGAATTTAGCGGTAGTTTCATCAGTATCCATAGCATGTTTGTGAGCGCAGAGAGCTGAAAATTCTTCTTCATTGACTTCTAATTTCTTACGAATCTCATGCATTTCCTTGGCAATTACTCCATGATTCTTATTCTTTGACTTATCTAATTTGGCAATTCGATCGTCAACTTCTTTGAAAAATTTAGCGTTAATTCGACGACACATATCACGAGTACTAGATTCAATATATTCATTAATCACATCATTTAGAAATCGATCATACATCATCATCTGGAGCTGTCTAGTTCGATCATCTGGTCGGGTGAAACTCATCACACACCAATCTTGTCCCGGGACTCCCGGGCTGACTGTCAAACATTCTTCACCTGGTCGAACTGTTCCCACACCAGCACCAACTACTGGACCCTCATCAACTTTAGGAGCTGCAACGGAACTTTCTTCCATGTTGTTATTGACATCATTGACTCTGTTTAATAGACTATCGCTCATCTTTATATTATATACCTTTCTTGAATATTTTTAAACCTCATTTTCGACCGCGTGATTTTCCAAATTTATTTCCCTCGATTTTAGTATATAAGATATGATTCATACTAAACTAGGAAAATTTCATAAAATTGTCATCTATCAATATGGCAAAGTTGGGTCTTCTTCAATTGGAACTAATATCTGTAAATGGTTAAATTGTAAATTTCCTGGTACCACTATGAAAGTTCAACCCCGTTATCCGAAGGTAGTTCATATTCATAACCCAGCTATTCTGGAGGATATTCTAAAGAAATACGATCAAGTCTTGGTCATCAATGCCACTCGAAATTTCTATCATCGTCAGATTTCAGAATATTTTCAACAGTCGAAGAACAAAGAAAAAATCAAAACCTATACCCTTCCCCAATTAGCTGAATCCCTCCTTGAGAATTCGATTTATCGTCTTAATGACTGGTATGATCGATTTGAAAAACTCCTCGGATTCACTCTTAAACCCTTTAACTACCAAAAACATTATAGTTTAACCAGCAGCACAAAGAAAACGAAGATCGTCCATGTTCTAGTAGTTCGACTTGAAGATAGCAAATGTTGGGAAAAAGTATTTCAACAAGTAGTTCATCCAAAGATTAAATTTGGAATCAAGAGTAACCTCTCCAAGAATTGTTGGTATGGTGATGTTTATACTAAGTTCAAAAAATACTTTATCTATCCTCAAGAAGCAGTCGATCAACTACAACAAAGTGATACCCACACCCGATTTTATACAGACATTGATCAACTAAAATTATCATTACCTATCCCTCCTCTACAATAAATTTAAGGTGATATGACCACATAATAAAATATTGATTAACATAATAAAATATTGATTAACATCATATATTCATATGGGTTGTATTATTTCAGTCAGCAAAGAAATGAAATTTCAATCAACATTGAATCCCGGGCAATACAGATTGATCAAATATGGAGAGTTTCGCAAATCTTTTTTGTTGGCATTTGAAGAAAATCAACCAAAAACCATTTATGTCTATGCAACGAAGGAAACTCATCATTTAAAACTGATCACTGTTGAAGATGAATATATTTTATTATTTTCTCATCATTTTGGTTATGTCCTGATTGATACTCTACGTTCTCATGCAGCCATTCTTTCATCAAATCTAGATCTGCATCATGTGACGAATTTTTTTTGTTGTACTCCAACAATCGATTATTCGGATCATAAACCATTGAAAGATTTATTCCAAAGACGTGATCTTTACCAAATGTCTGCTTTTGGATTAAGGTGAATAACTTGAACTAATTTTAAATCTCGCAATCACATTATTAGCTTGTAATGTCTCATATTTCTTTGTCAAACTTTCGCGAGTCGAATTAATATTCCCAGAAGGACCATTAAATTGCGACTCCCGAGGATAGTTTTGGGTCTTGGTTTGTCCACTACCAACAAACCACCAACCTTCAGGTAAATCATGGGTCCAACAACTGTCATAATTCGCTCCAGGCGAATAAAAAACAAATAGGGTAGCTTCGCTCATCAAGAATAAAACTTCAGAAGTGTTCTTTGGATCTGATTTTGTTGCGACTCTAATCAAATTTTTCGATATTCAATCGAAAGGTATTTTCGAAGAGAAGGGTAATTTTCATTAGAGAGGGATAAAAATTTATAGAAAGACCTTCTCTTTGAATATAATGATTTTATAAAAATTGAAATCATTATAACTAAAAAACTACCTCAGTTCTCCAAACATAATGTTTCGTCGATTGGTTCGCTCGAATAGTATAATCAAGAGAACTTTTTCGATCAAATCGTTTGATCGATCTAGTTTCGTCAATCGACATGTTGGGAGTACCCCTAGTCAGCTTGATCTTCTTTCTCAAAAAATTGGATTCTCAGACACTGATAAACTGATCAAAGCCACCATTCCTGAATCAATTCGAGATCAAAAAGTCGATTTCCCTGATCAACTAAAACAAGTACCCACTCAGGGTTTAACTGAACAAGAGGCTCTGACCAACTTGAAACAAATTGCCGAACAAAATCAACATCACATTCGAAGTATGATTGGAATGGGATACTATGATACTATCACACCCCCAGTACTTCTCCGAAATTTTATTGAGAATCCTGGATGGTACACACCCTACACACCTTATCAAGCCGAATTATCTCAGGGAAGGTTAGAGAGTTTAATTAATTATCAAACTATGATCTCAGATTTAACCGGTCTTCCTTATGCCAATGCATCACTTCTTGATGAGGCATCAGCAGCAACTGAAGCGATGATGATGTCTTATGCTATTAATCAATCTAAAATTAAAAAACTAAAGAACAAACCGATTTATCTGGTTGATCATAATGCTCATCCTCAGACGATTAATCTTCTCCAAGGAAGAGCGGATCGACATGGAATTGAATTGAAGGTGGTTGATCTTTTTAATCATCATCAAAATCAATTCTCAGATCCAATTTTTGGAATGATGATCAACTATCCCAACACTACCGGTCAAGTTTATTCAGCCGAACTTCTGAGTCAATTGATCAATAATCTTAGAACGCAATCGGGAACTACGAAGCATCAATTGGTTCCGATTGTCTCTGTGGCAACTGATCTAATGGCCTTAACTCTTCTGAAACCACCTGGAGAGTTTGGAGCCGATATTGCTTTCGGAAGCTCACAAAGATTTGGGGTTCCGCTGGGAGCTGGCGGACCCCATGCCGCTTTTTTTGCAACTACTAAGCAGTATGTTCGTCGGATGCCGGGTAGAATTATTGGTTTCACCCGTGATAGTCAGGATAATCAACAAGCCTATCGTTTGACACTCCAGACTCGAGAACAACATATCAAGCGAGATAAGGCGACGTCCAATATTTGTACCGCTCAGGCACTTCTAGCTAATTTAGCAGCCTTCTATGCAATCTATCATGGACCAAATGGACTAAGAGAAATTGCAGCCCAAATTCATCATCGAGCTCAAGTTTTAACTCGTTATTTTGATCAACACAGTAGAATTATTAATCCTGATCATCCGATCAAAATCATGAATCAATCATTTTTCGATACGATTGAGATTAATTTCAATTTCTTCAGTCCAGAAACAACAGCTGATCAATATTTGGAACAAGTTCAAGATCGAGCTCATTTTAATTTACGAAAAATCAATGATTATCAAATCACAATTTCAGTTGATGAAACTACCACTGATCAAGATTTAGCTGATTTAATTCTAGCTTTCTTCAATCTAACTCCCTCTGAATTTAAGATTTCTACTTCCGTTTCACCTAAATTAAATCAAACTATTCATGAATCGAGTCAAAGAAAATCATCCTATCTGACTGATCCGGTTTTCAACTCGTATCATACTGAGACTAAAATGATGAGATATCTTCATCAACTTCAAGTTAAGGATCTCGGACTTGATAATTCAATGATTCCACTTGGCAGCTGTACCATGAAATTAAATGCCGCGGCGGAGATGATTCCGATCACTTGGCCTGAATTAAACCGGATTCATCCTTATGCACCTCTTGATCAACAACAGGGATATCTTAAGCTAACTAATGATCTTCGTCGTTATCTAGCTGATATCACTGGATTCGCTGATCTTTCGCTTCAACCCAATTCGGGAGCTACTGGAGAATATGCAGGTCTCTGTGTGATTGCAGCCTATCACCGGGATCAAAATCAGTTGGAACGGGATGTTTGTTTAATTCCTGATTCAGCTCATGGAACCAATCCAGCTAGCGCTGCTATGGCTGGATTTAGGATCATCACTATTAAATCAGATTCTAGTGGTAATGTAGATTTTGCTCATCTAACTAAGTTGGTTGAAAAACACTCCGAGCGTTTGGGAGCTCTGATGATTACTTATCCTTCAACTTTTGGAGTCTTCGAGGAGCGAGTCAAAGATATCTGTGATCTAATTCATCAACATGGTGGTCAAGTTTACATGGATGGAGCTAACATGAACGCTCAAGTCGGAATTACTTCTCCTGGTCGAATCGGAGCTGATGTATGTCATCTCAATCTCCACAAAACATTCTGTATCCCCCATGGTGGAGGAGGTCCTGGAATGGGTCCGATTGGAGTAGCTGAACATTTGGTTCCTTATCTTCCAAAAGATCCACTAACTACATGTACTTCAACAGCTCAAATCTCTCCGGTGGCTGCGGCGAATTGGAGTTCAGCTTCAATTCTTCCTATTACCTATCAATATATCACCATGATGGGTGCGACTGGACTTCTCCATGCTACTCGAGCTGCAATTGTTCATGCTAATTATATGCTCTGGCGTTTAAAGGATCACTATACGATTCTCTATACTAACTCGAATGGATGTTGTGCTCATGAGTTTATCATTGATCTCCGAGAATTCTTCAATAGTCCTGCGCAGATCACGGCTATTGATATTGGAAAGCGACTTCAAGATTATGGATTTCATGCTCCGACTTTATCATGGCCAGTCCCTAACACTATGATGATTGAGCCGACTGAATCAGAGTCTCAGGATGAACTGGATCGTTATTGTGATGCTCTAATTTCGATTCGTCAAGAGATTCAAGATATTCTTGATCAATATCACTCAAATCCTACTGAAGATCATCCAATTTTAATTAATAACCTAATTAAGAACTCTCCTCATACCATCAAAATGGTCTCTACTGAAACCTGGGGTCATCCCTACACTCGAAGGGAGGCAGCCTATCCGTTATCTTATCTTGAAGAACATAAACACTGGCCGACAGTTGGACGAGTTGACGAAGTCTTCGGAGATCGACAATTAGTAACTAATCATCCTTCATCATAAAAATAAAATCATTTAATAAAATATATTACGTCTTTGTATGGTTCAATGGATAATTTTAATTATTATCTTAATAATTATTTTAATAATTCCTTGTCCAATCACTGATCATCATCCCAAAGATTTAATTAGATATGATCAGATAGAACCAGCTTTGAAAACAGGTGATTTGATATTTTTTAATATTCATCACCATTCAAATTTATATAAATATTTAATTTATAAATTTCGGTCAGTCACTATCAGTAATTATAGCTGGGGTCATGTTGGGATGATTATTCGAGATGAAAATGATGATCTTAAACTGCTTGACTTTAATCATGGTCATCGACAATCAGGTTGTCGACTGGTTGATCTTAAATCTCTTCTTACTTATTACACTAAAAAATATCGTGGTCATTATGGAATTCGTCAACTTTCTAAACCACTCCGAAATGAGAATGTTTATCGTTTCCATAATATTTGTAAAAATTACAAATTCCGATCATTTTGGAAGTTGATTATCATTTATTTGATGGAAAAAATCTTTGGTCATCCGATCTTCAATTATGCCAATCAGGATGAAATGTTTTGCAGCGAATTCATCGCTGAACTTCTCCGTTATAATCGAGTTCTCCGAACCAAACGTCAAAGTTTTTGTTTCACTCCAGCTGAATTTGAGGAAGAATATGATCGGAAATATCTTAATACCAAAGAATTTACCTATTCCAAAACCATTCCGTTTCAATTTATGATCAAATAATATTATTTGATCATCAGCATTTTCTCTCCACTATTTCCCCTGGTTTTCGCAGATTATCATTTACCAGATTAACAATTCCAGTAATTGTTCTTCGACATTGACAACAAACGTATCGGTCAGGTGTATCCACCAATTGTAATGAACATTCCCGACAAACTGTCACATGACGACAAGGCAAGACCATTGTTTCAGGAGGAGCATCCATACAAATAATACAAACAAACTCCTCCTCATCTCCATCCCCCACTATACTACTGTCATCTTCTTCTCCATTATCTTCTTCTTCATTATCTTCTTCTTCCTCATCGCTTTGATAAAAAAGTAAATCAACTAAATACCAAAAGAGGTTCCATAATTTCCATAACATAAAGACTTTTGAGTAAAATCAAAGCAGAATCAAAAAAAATCAATTCAAGTTGATAAGAACTTTTCATATTCGTCCATCCAAAACACCGGCACGTCGAACTTTAACTCAAAATCTCGCAATTGTTTCACTATTCCGGGATTGCGTCGATATTTTGTGTTTGCCACTAAACATTCCACATCGTGATAGAGTCTAACTGGTCCATGATATTGAACTTCTTTATAGGTTCCCATGGCCAAACCAGTTGATCTTAGAAATGGACTTTCTCCTAAAGCCACTTTCAACACCGATCGTAATTCAACATCATTAAATTCATTCAACACATGAAGATAATGTTCACATGAGGCAATATTTTTAATCACGCTAAATGTATCAGCGTTCGTGAATGATGTTCGCATTCTGACATTCTTTAAAATCAAATACGAATCTCCATAACCATAACAACTACCTACACCCTTCGGATCATTTAAAATATTTAAGACTCCATATTTTACTCTCTCAAATGGAGTAGTTCCCTCGTAATGATCTCCAAACAAACCATTCTCAACCATCAATCGATGACCATTACTTCCATTGATTTCATGAAGATTTCGATAATGGTCATCTGCTAGTAAATGTCCTAACACCCTTTTCAAGTTAATATGGATTAAAAGTGGAGCTTTATCCCGGAGATATAATTTGACTTTTTCTAAATCTTCTGGTCGATATCCAAATGATACCATTCGCTCAAGTACTCGAATCTTGGCCTTTTCCGAAACTTCTTGGGCGCATCTGATGACATGTTCAACTGCATTCAACTGTTTTCTATTTAACATAGTTAGATTTTCATTAAAGAACACACCTGAATCTATTCCCCGTTCTTGTTTGTATTTACTCATCCATCTGTTGATTTCCTTTTCGGCTTCTCTGATCTGAACCGCTTCATCAAGAATTCCCTCTTTTTCTATGAGAAAGTTTCCTTTGTTTTCAAAAAAACAAGCTCTGATATGTTCCCGCGCAATAGACGAATCGATTTCTCGTTTGCAATGTGGGCATGTCTTGATCATTTTAAAATCAAAGCAGAGAATCAAAAAAATTATACATCATATTTATTCAACAATTGATCCAGTTCACTCACAAAAGTTCCCTTTTTTCGATCCGGGATTTCCCAAATCCGTCCCACCACTTGATCAATTCGAATTTTATCCAAACTATTATTCCGATGCGGTGGTTCAAAAATCACTACATCCTCGGCTCCTCGACTTCCATAATATGGAACATCGGAAGGAACTCCATAGATTCGAACTCCTGAACCCTTCAAAATCACCGAAGCGTCTCGGATTGCTCTCGAGATATGAGTTGGTCCACTGACTAAGACTAATTTTTCCAATGATTGTCCAACTAAAACTGCATCGACCATGTTTATTACATTCTTTAATTCGGTGACAGTATTAACCGAACTATCTTCAATCCAAATTCTCCTTTTGACCCAACTACTTAAGTTGAAATTCCTTGGCACTAAGCGATCGATTGCCTTAAACTTCCGCAATTGATCAAGTCGTTCAATTAACAAATCGATAATTACTTGAGATTCAACTCGTCCTGTTTTTTCCTCCCTGGAGGCTCCACTCCCAAAAAAAATAGCTTTTGCTCGAAATTCCAACGCTGCCAGAACAGCTCGAGGAACTCGACCCATTCGCTGGGTCTGAACATCGCCCCAGATTTGAAGATCCCAATCAAAAGCACTTAAATGGAGACCATGACAGATAATCACGGTCATCATTATATTGGTAATCATCAAATAATATATACTAAAAATTTAATCAAAATATTATTGATCAAATTGACTTATTTTTAAATCAAACAGGACTTAATGTCTTGCGGGATTTGTCTCGACCAGATTCAGATTGGTTATCGACTTGAATGCCAACATCAATTCTGTCAGAGTTGTATTGTTCAATATGTTAGACTGAAGATTGATGATGATGTTCTCGCTTTTCCCTGTCCAGATCTGGACTGCAATCAATTCTTAAAACCCATCCCCCCCGCCCACCTAATTGGTCAAGACCGAACCGATAAACTGGTTTCAGGTGATTTTCAAATTCAATGTCCCTACATGGCTTGCAATCACGTTTATTTCATTCAAAGTGAAGTTTATGCTCTTAAAGGCTATGGTCAATCTGATTCTTGTCCTTCTTGTGCTGGAGAAATCTGTTGTACCTGTTTTGAACCTTTTCAAAATAATAATAATTCAGAATGTTCATCATGTCAAGGAAAAGTCGATTCAGTCCAAATGTTCTTTAAATTAAAAACTAGCAAACGCTGTCCCTTCTGCAAATCCTGGATCACTCGAATTTCCGGTTGTGATGAAGTAAGATGTCGTCGTTGTTACTTAACTTTCAATTGGAATAGATCCTGGCCTCCCAAATTTTATTCCAATTTATCTCAACGACTCAAGGAATCTATCAAAAAATACTTCGGAAATAATCCGGCTCTGACTGACCTTTCTCATCATCCATTATTGCGACATCCACCTCGACGACCAGATTACATTCAACCCATTCCACCATATCAACCAACACGACGTCAAACACTTACATTAGATAAGGATAGGTTGATCAGTGGAGGGATAATAGCTGCCATGCTCCTAGGAGGGATTTATTATTTCAGAAAATATACTTGATTCATCAGAAAATTTTTGATTTTTCCTCTTTGGTTATAAAACAAATTCCCATGAGTTCTAAACCCAATAATAATTCAAATCATCGGATTCTTCCGATTACTGCCAAGCAGGTGGCTGATATGGTCTTCGTGATGGAGAAGTTAACTCTTCAACAACGTCGTGATCTACTTGAATCTGCTCGTCAAATGAATACCAACAATCGAGCAGCTCGAAATCAATCAGAAGGCGATGGTGAACCCAAATATCTCGGTAAAAAGAAATACAACAAGGAATTTCGAAAGGGAACTCGGCGTCAACCACCTACCAATCAAAAGCAGAATAACAACAACAATCGCAACAATAATCACAATAACAATCGTAATAATCAGAATCGGAGTCGTAATAATTCGAAAGCTGAAGAAAAATTATCTCCGCCTCACTCTCCGCCCCATTCTCCGCCCCATTCTCCACCCCCATCTGATGATGAGGATGATGGAGAATTACCTTCGGCCGATCAAATTCGTGCTTCTTCAAAGCCAAAATTAGGGGGATTAAAATTTAAAAAGAGAGATCCTCCTCCTCAGGTTCCTGAGAAGCCGAAATTAAACCTCGCTCTTTAATTATTCTATTGTATATATCAAAGTTAAAAGTACTTTGTGATTATTTTTTCTCTTGAAAATTCTTAATTGAATCTTGATAAATTTTCCAGGCATGATCTCGACCATAGAGATTACCGACTTCAACCTTTTTACCTTTTTCTAGACTCTTATAATTACGAAAGAAGAACTCAATTTGCTCGAGAGTACTCTTGGGTAAATCATCGATATTATTAATTTTCTCAAACTGAGGATCAATCTCAGCTGTCGGAACTGCAATAATCTTCTCATCATCTCCCTTCTCATCGCGAGTCATCAGAACTCCAATAACTTTGCAATTAATATAACAACCTGGGAAGAAACTGTTGTCCGTCACCAGAGCCACATCGAGTGGATCTCCATCTCCTGCTAAGGTTCCCTCAAAACAACCATAATTGAAGATGTAACTCATTGGTGTATGAAGAACTCGATCACAGATCAACTTCCCATCTTTGATTTCATATTTGATGTTGCTCCCCTTGGGGATCTCAACACACATCATTGTTTTATACATTTTGTTTTTCATAAATGAACTCCAAAATCAAATTTTTATGACTGATTTATATCAATCATAAAATAAATACTCTTAATCTACTCATTCATTCCATCAATTCAATCCAAAATATAACGGATATTTATTTAATTTATCCAATCGTTTCTCTTCCGCTGTTAACTTAAGTTTCTTGCTCTCACCCAATACTTTTTTGGCATCAATATTTGGTAATTCAGGTTCTGAATAAATATATTTCTGACCCCATAAAACATCCATCTCAAAATGATCTGGATAATACTCGGGATATTTCTCCATAACCTCAATAAACTTAGGACTCAAGAATTTCTCCTCTTTAGCCATTTTCTTTGGTAAGACCATCATTAGTTGATCCAACGGTTTGAAGGGAAACCCTGTCTGAAACTTGAAGACTGTATTAATATCCTTGATTCGTCGAACGGTGTTCAACAAATCGCTCGGAAGAGGACTCGCATGATAAGGATAATACCATCCCCAACTGGGAACTTCATCCAGATAATAATGGAGGGTATAAACCCAACTCTTCATGTATTGAAAACAGACTTGGTTGAGAGCTTTCTTATTATCATAATTAATTCCAAAGAACTCTTGATAATATTGTTTCTTCCATAATCGATTTGGTTTCTGATGATAATCGATCTTCCGAAATTCATCCTTGAACTCTGAATATCTGGGATGTTCCTTTTTGTAATATTCAGTATGCTGATATTCTTGCCATTCTTTTTCCCATTCGGGCATTGCATTGTAGGCGGCTTTTTCAGCCGGACTCATTCGTTGTTTTCCTCTCTTCTTTGGATTCTCGAAGCGATTTTGTTTCTCTTTCAACCATTTTAATTCCTGTTTTGCCAGCATCAACAGATAATTTTCGAGGAACTTTTGGTTAATGCTGAATTTTCCATCATCCTTAATTAAATGTCCATATTTTGGAAACAATGCTTGATAGATTCCCTTCATCACTTTGAAACTATGTTCGTCTTTCATCTTTAAAAAATAGATATGTTGAACAAAATCATTTCCACCGATCATGGTAAAAAAGATATAGTCAATCTTTAATCGTCGGAGATCGATTTTCTTCAAATCCAGTCTTCGAAACTGACCGGCAAATCCTTGATTCAAGCCATCAACTACTAAATAAATATATTTTTCGTCTGCATAGAACTTTTTGACTACACGACTGGTTTGATTTGGCTTGGCCAGAATATACACATGATGTTGGGGAAAGCGATTGACTAACATAATCACATCTCCATCATTGCTATAAATACAAACTCGACTTGATTCTAATTTGTCTAAGAATTTTAAAAACTTATGTTCTCCTTCACCAGGAACAGTGGTGTCACTCAATACATATTCTAAATGTCCTGGAAAATTCTCCTCGACAATCGCTTTTTCAATTGCAGCGCTGACATTCAACATAAAGTCCGTTCCTGGAGTAATCCAAGTAGTTGTCCACGGTTCTTCCTCGTTTGTCTCCACGCCGTGATCCTCCTTAATTTGATTGATGATTGACAATTCATACATTTTCTTGTATCGCCGATCACGTTGTTGAACCATCTTCCCTCGGGGAGGAGGTCCATCAAAGGCAAAGTAAACCATCTTTTTGGGATTAACTACATTGATGATCATATTATGATTCATTTCAACTACTTTATCGATAATTTTCTTCTCGATCGCGGCCTTTGACATCCCATTGATTACATCAGCATATTCTCGTTTGACTTTCTCCCAAGCCTCATAGATTATGGAATTAAAATCGACAAAGAAGTAATCAATTGGTTGTCCTTTGACTTTCGAATGGGATTTCGGAAAGTTGTCTAGGATAATTTTAAAGAGTTTTGGGACACCCATATATAATTATCAAACAATCAATTTATTTATGTAATAATTCATTTTCGATTGGTTGGCATTAACCACAATCCATCTCGAAAGATAGCCTCTCGAAATTCGCGACTGAAACCAGTCAACAGTTCCATAGTTAAAATTGTGTCATGATGCATCGCCTTGGTCAACTCTTCACGAACTCGCTCGATACTCACCTGGCCGAGCATTTCTGGCAACCAATCAGCATGAATCACTTGTTCCAATTCCGAATCAAATTTGAATCCTTTGGTAATTGCAAATCTGACTGCTCGCACCACTCGCAATGGATCCTCTTTGATTCGATCCTCTGCACTTCCAACAGCACGTAAAAGACGTCTCTCCAAATCTTTCTGACCATCGTATGGATCAATTAATTCACCTGAAATATCTTTAGCAATCGCATTGACGGTAAAATCTCGTCTCCCCAGATCATCCATTAAACTAGCTACTTTAACTTGATCAGGTCTTCTTTGATCACTATAATGACCATCAGAACGACATAAACTGAAATCAACTGTTAATTTCTGATTGGGATGACTTTTCGGAAACTTAGCTCGAATGGTGAAGTATTCAGGAGTTTCAAGAAAGATCATATAACCCTCTTTAATCAGATAATCTCGCATCACTTCATAACTCTCAGCTTCCACAGCATAATCAATGTCTTTCGATTTGATTCCCAGCAACTCATCCCGAACCGAACCTCCGACTTGATAGATTTTGACTTTTGACATTTCAATTTAAAATCAATAAAATTGATCACAAAATAATCAATTTTATTCATCACTCTAAAAAATGCAACATTTGATCAGCAAAATATCCTGGGGCAAAATCAAGGTTGATTCCAAAAAGTTCAAGGATCTCAAACTCTATCCAGGTGGTTATCGTGCCTGGGATTGGGGTGAAACTGGAACTCGTCACTCCCCTGGAATTCAACCAGGTGATCTTCAAGAACTGATCGACAATGGAGCCACTATCATTGTTCTCTCAGCTGGAATGGAGAATCGTCTCCAACTCCCAGATGAGACCAAAAAATTTCTTCAAGAAAAGGGGGTCACTTACCATTATCTCCAAAGCAAAGAAGCAGTTGAAAAATATAATGAATTATCCTTAACCACATCGGGTGTCGGAGCTCTAATTCATTCAACTTGTTAATTTCATAACCATCCTTTCAATTTGCTCTTCATCTTCTTTGGTTGTGGTTTAATAGATTTTTGAGGACGAACAGGTCGGGTAATCAGAGGATAAACTCCTTCTGCTAGAACACGATTTCCAAGAGCTGAAGGTTCAACACCAACACAATACAGGTTGGTATTAGTTCCATCTAAATATTGAAACATTGGAAAAGGAATTACCTCGATTCCATCGATTTGAATCTGAGAAACAGCATGTTTAAAGATAGCTTTAATGGCAGCCTGAAGTTTTTTCGGATTATTGTAGTAAGATAATTTACTTAATACATTATCCGCCCATCCTCCACTTGGAATTTGATCAGGAAAGTAGATCATACTGACGATAATTTTTTTTGGTTTGGTTCGAAAAGTCAATTGTTTTAAATAGTGTGTCATTTTATCTTTGAAAAGGTAAACAAAATGTTTTAAACCCCAAATTCGAGAAGGATTTTTACCCAATGATTCTTCATTTTCAAACGCCATTAATAACATCATATTCCAAATGGTTCCAAATGATGGTTTAAGCGCAATATCATTCCCACCACAAGAAACGAATAGAATATCATCCTTTTGAATAAAATTTTGAATAAATTGGTCTTGTGGATTCAATCCATTGTTCCATCGCTCTCCTAGGGTCGATTCCTCGACAGCGGTATTAATTACAGCATAATCATCATCATTCTCGGCAAACTGACGATTCAGCCAGTAAGAAATATCCTCCTTCATCAGAGGAGGAGTTAAAAAATTCTGGTAGCCATTGACGGCATTATTATTCTGATGGAACCAATGTTTGGAATCCAAACTAGAGTCACCTGCCAGATAAACAATTGGTCTTTGGCCTAATTCCCCTTTGACTATTTTTAAATGTTCGACCCGATGGCCATGATAATTATTGTAAAAACTAGTCGAATTTAACGTTGACATATTTACTTTAATAGTACAGATAAATAATTCACATGTAAACTCAAAGTGTAATCAATTATTCACATATGAATAATGGATAAAATAATTAAGGATTGAGGCGATGAGGATCGCGCGGGAAGAGAGTTGTCAAGTGAACATCCGGAATGTTCAGATACAAGGCAACTAATCGCTCAAGACCAATTCCCAGTCCAGCATGGGGAGAGCTTCCGTACTTGAAGGAATTCAGATAATCCTGATAATGTTTTTCAGTCAGACCATGTTTCCGAATATTCTCAACCAATTGCTGATAATCATTGATTCGTTGAGCTCCCGAAGCAATCTCTTGGCCTCGGAGGATCAGATCATAAGAACGAGTTACTCCCTCCCCATCCTCCATGGTATAAAAGGGTCGTAAATTAGTTGGATACTTGTCTAAAAAGAAGATTTCAACGCCCAATCTTTGGCGAACAATCTCTCCCAGAGTCCGTTCAGCCTCAGTATTGAGATCATCCCCTTCCTTCTGAGAAAAACCTTCTTCATTCAACCATTTGACACCTTGAGCAAAACTGATCACCGGAATCCGATGAGGAATCACTGGACGGGAACCCAAATAATAAGACGACAGTACACTTAATTCGGTTGAACAACGGTTTTCAAGTTGGGTTGTGATCCAATGTAACATTTCTCCGACCGTCTCAAATACTTGATGATAACCCACTTCTTGGTCTTCATTCCAGGGTTTCAATTCCATTTCTAGATCCAATCCCATAAATTCGCAGAGATGACGATGACCAAATGAACGTTCAGCTCGATAAACTGCTCCAATCTCGAAGACTTTGCCGAAGTCAGAATTGATCATCATTTGTTTATATAATTGAGGAGATTGAGCTAAGTAAGCAGTCTGATCGAAATAGTCGACTGAAAAAACTGAGGCCCCAGATTCGGAAGGACAGCTGATTAATTTGGGAGTATGGATTTCGATAAAATTCCTTTTGATCAAGAATTCACGAACAAGCATTTCCAAGTTCGTTCGAACTCGAAAGATAGCTTTATTGGCATTTGATCTCAGATCGAGAAAGCGATGATTCAACCGATGAACCAATGAGACCTCTGGTCGACCTTTTCGTTCTTCTAAACTGCCTTGACCCATCTGATTTAGATCTTCTACTTGGATTGGAGGCATCTCTTCTTCAGAAGCTCGGCTGACTACCACTACTTCTTCCGCTTCAATTTCGAAATAATTTCCAGTGGTTTCGATTTTAAAAGGGGATTTTCGAAACTGTCCTGAAACTCGGACAATTGACTCTCGGGGACAATGCCGGAGTTGTGTAAAAGCTTCTAAATTTTTCTTCTTGAAAACGATCACTTGAATCAGAGTTCCACTCACTCCTCGAAGCAAGCCAAATAATAAATTACCTTTCTTTCGGATATGATGTAAGCGAGATTGAACGGTGATCGGACAAGAACTTTGATTCTCTGATTCGAGATCGTTCAAGAGAGTCTCCAGTTCTGATGAGATTGAATGATATTGGAAAGACATTATTAATAACAATAATAATAAATAAATCAATCAATTAAATTCAAATTAATTAAAAATTGATTTTTAAATTAATTAAAAATTGATTTTTAAACTAACTTATCAAAATATCCTTTCACTTATGATAAACCCAGTTGTCCTTCTTCTCCCACTTTTATTATTGGTTTTTGTGTATCTCGTAGAGTATCCATCAACCACGACCATCAGCGGGAGTGTCAATGTAACATTTCCTCAACCTTTTGTTTGTTTTGGTTCAACTGATAATTGTTATCGGCTTGAAAAATTCAATCCCAATCAAATCGAAAATAGTACCTTATTATTGTCAGACTAATCACCAAAGTTATTTTAATCACTTTGATCCAAATCCTGAAGTTTATGCAATTTATGATTATAAATTGCATAAGATTTAATGCTTCGTGGAGCTAAATCTTCATGAAGAAGACCCAGAGTTGAAGTTGGTTCATAATAAATATCGACTCCCACCAAGGTATTTTTTGGATAATATACTTTAACATCAGTTAAATAAGTATCCTTATTTCCCCTGAGATGGGCACGAGGTTGATCCTGAATATGTTCCGAAAAGATTGAGACTTTGGTGGCCTGAAACCCGACTGGATTATCAATAATTAAACATTTCAGCTTCTGGTTGCCAAGAAATTTCCCTCCATTAAAAAGCCGTGATCCCAGTCGTTTCAACATTACTTGATTCACCGACATTGTTGTTATAAATCCTCTCAATCAAATCAAAAATTCCCTATTCTTCTCCATCGCTATCTGGAACATAGAGCTGAGAATCCGATGTATTTGATTTCAATTTTTCCTCAACTGATCGAGAATCAGCGTCACCGGCATTTTCAAACAAACTCTCAGAGACCGCATACCCCTCTAAGTAGCCATTCTCGACTTGTTTTTCTAGAATCATTTCTAGAGGCTCTTTGATACTCTTGACCACTTTAACCAAACGATCGGCTCCCTTGCGACTAATTAAATAAGCGCAGGTTTGTTGGAGTGGAATCTTCTCAATTAAATCTTGACCGCTACCATCAACGCGATATAAATGAAGCAAGTCAAAAGTTGGTGGCAATTCTTCTAGAACTCGATTAAATTTCTCGACAAAACCATTGACCAACATGTTATCATCTTCTAGGATCATCATTGCTGGACGACTCTTGGAAGCCAACAATTCCTTCCATAAACTTAGGTGGGAGAATAAGCAACCGATTCGTCCGGCCCGAATTGGTTTCATAATTGGTAATTTGTGAGTTTGGACACAGTCATCAATTGCGTGAGGAGTCAATGCATCAATTGCCGGAAAAATTCGCATTTTAGTCAAAGTAGTTGTTAATTTTTGGTGGACATGACTAACTCGATTCAGATCTCTCATTAAAAGAATAACATAACTTGAAATATTTTGAAAGGTTGGTTTCATCATTAATTTTTCAGGTGATTTATCTTTCAATAAACCCTGATAAACCTCACGATAATGATCATCACAAATTACTGTCACTCGAGAATCCTTCAACAGATCCAGATCAGGATAGTTGAGAGCAACTTTATTCGGATCATTGTTCGAAACTTGAATTACTTGAATCACTTGATTATTTCGTTCAAGAGCATCCTTTAAGAGATCATATTGGTATTTTCCAAAGACCACAATCCCTTCATGGATTTGAACTGTTTCTAAATCAAAAACTTGACATCTTTTCCTTTTACTATTCCCACATTTGTCAATCAGGTTATCCACTTCGATCTTCATCTCTATATCTCTAAAGATTATTTTTCCAACTCATAATTTTATTTACTCTTTAAATTATTAACAGCAGTGGTTCTTGTTAATTTAGGAGCCTGATTCTTATTCTTCAATGAATCTGACCGAGGAGGAGTCCAAGGTTTGTCTCCATTGACCTGATCAACAATTTGATAAAGGATTCTAATTTGAATTTGTTTTCCATTGATAATGCACCAGCTGAGGATCAACTTAATGACTAGGAGATCCCAATAACTATAAGTGATCATTTTGTCGATTGGAAAACTAATTCCGATTAAAATATTGAACAATTGATGATAGAGAGGATTAAATTTTCTGATCAGTCGAACAAAAGTACCTTGATTTCCTGAGGCATTTAAATAGAATGGTTTGATCTCAATGATAAATTTTTTGAGAAAGTCAATTGTTGGCAACTTCTGACGAATGATAATTTCGGATTTAGTGAGTGTTTCACTATTTTTCCTAAAATCATTCGTTATCAAATGGTAGTTCCGAATTTTCTTTTTCAACAACTCTTCTTGATCACCAGTCAATTCTTCATTCTTCTTGAGAAGATCGTGAATTTCTTGATAAGTTTGATCAATATGTTGGTGAGGTGAATAAACTCGGATCATTTTTGATTCCCTATATATATCAAATTCAATAAAATTGAATCAAAAATCTAATTATCAAAATTATCCCTTTTAATTATGCATTTCTTGATTTATCTAATTTTATCTCTCTTGATCGCCTATTATAGCCTCAAGGCCTATCTACAATCGATCGCTTATGCACATGACCATCCAAATCAACTTCGTTTCCGCTGGCGTGGGAGTATTCTGAAACATTTTCTTCAATAAATTGATTGAATCCAATAAATTATCCCAAAATGGTCGTCAGTCCAATTCATTATCATCAAAAATATGATCGGAAGTGGTTTGTCCGTTTTTTATTCACTTGTTTGGCCCTTTTGAATGCCACAATCGTATGCGGTTCGTTTTTTCTTTATGTCACCGTTGATTTCCATCAAATACCTGATGGAAAGGGTTATCTTTATCATCTGATCGTTTGTGTTAGTCTCAATCTGATAACTATCATAATTGCCCTAATCTATTGGTTATTTCGCTATCGACAGAATTCAGAGTATTATATTAATCATAATATCACCGATCCGAATTTAGTGATGAGAAATACATCCCCTTATGATCAACATCGGGGATTTATAAGTCCTCCTGACTCCTCTTCTACCACTAGTAGTTCTACCGGCGATGAAGACACCTTATGTGTGATTTGTCATCGACATTTTGATCCTGAAAAAGGAGAGGTGATCGTCACTGAATGTTGTCAACAACTTCTTCATGCAGATTGTCAAGTCCAATGGTTAAGCAAAAAAGATCTCTGTCCCTTCCCCTATTGTGACCGAACAGTGATTAATTAATCAAAGTAACTTTGATTGATAATTAATCATTCGATTATATCCATTAAAATTGAATAATGATCGAAAGCCATACTTGGCAAATTATCCAAATCAAACCATTGATAATTAACTGCATCATCCCCAGCTTTGACATTCTGGGGAATTACATCTTGACGACAGAGGAAGACATTGGTCAAACAGAATCCGCGAGGATCACGAGTATTATTTCCAATTGTGGTTACATACTCCAATTCTGATTCCGATGCTTCCAATTGAGTTTCTTCTTGTAATTCTCTCAGAGCTGCCGTTTTTGTATCTCGATCTTTTTCCTCAATTCGACCTCCAGGAAAAGCCCAAGAACCCTTATAGGGATCTTTTCCTCTCTCGATTAGCAAAATTTTAGACTCAGCCAGAACCACAATATCAACTGTGGCAATTACCTTTCCTGGATGTTCCACATGATGATTGACTTGATATCCGGTACCCAAGACATTCCACCACCCACCATCAGTATCACTGATTTGAGTACTCATGGCATGATATTCTCCATCCAAGCTGATCATCCCCCAAGTTTTGCTCCGACCTCGAAAGGCAAAAATGGTCCAAGCATCAGACCCTTCATCAATCATCACTCGATGAAAAGTATTGACTCCATTCAACCAATTGAAACTAAATCGCTTTCGATAATAGGTATTAAAGCTCTTTTTATCAGATAAATCTAGAATCCGTTCCTGATAACCTCCTGAGAGAATAAAGCTAACCGCATTTTTCCAAGGGTGATCATGATATCCTCGATCAGGATCTGATTTGACAAAATGGTGGATACACATTCCTGGACCATCTGGACCAATAGCAAACAAATGATAACGATAAAGAAATGGTGTTCCTCGATCATCGCGAATCACTTTGACTGACAGAAAATTAGTCAAAAAGACAATTGCATGTCGAGTCATCCATTCTATCCAATTGCCGATAAAAGTAAACATTTTTTGATGATTATTCAAATAAAATATCATCAAAAATTCAATATTTCGCTCTCTCCACTTCTTGATAAAATACTGAAATTGATTATTTTTGATTAATAACCATATTTATTAACACCTCCTGATGTCTCATTTAGTGAAGCATATCAAGACTCATGGGCTTGAAAGCCTTCGTCAAGATCCCTACAATTTCAAGATCATCTCTGATCCGGAACATCCGGAATTGATCACTATCAACTACCATCAAATCAACACCAAGGATTGTGGTAAGAACAAAGTGATTCGCCAGGCTCGGGGAACCATCATTGACGTTTCTGATGAGAATGACCCCAAATTGATCTGTTATCCTTTCTCTCGGTTTTACAATCTGGGAGAACACAAGGCTGATCGAGTCAATCCAGCGACTGCTCGGATTGTAAACAAGGAGGATGGAAGTCTGATCAAGTTCTATTTTCATCCCAAGACCAAACAGTGGACTCCAGCCTCAAGGGGATTGGCTCGAGTGATTGGCGATCTTCTTGAAGTCTGGAAGAAGGCTCTCAATTGGGCTCGTGATCATCATCAGTTTGATGAGTCCAAGTTGGATCAAAATCATGTTTATCTGTTTGAGCTGGTTGGTCCCGACAATCAAATTGTGGTCCAATATGGCGAGAACAAACTCTATCATATCGGAACTCGTTGTATGCTGACTGAGAACGAGATTGAGATCGATATTGGAATTCCCAAGCCGAAATCATACGATCTCAACGATGCTGATGATCTCCACCAGGCAGTCCAGCTTCTGGTCCAGGATTTCGCCGGTCGTGATGCTGAGGGTGTGATTATGGTTGACGACAAGTACAATCGAGTCAAGGTCAAGTCACCTAGTTATCTCCTTCTTCATCATGCCGTTGGCCCCAATGTTCCCCCTGATTTGCTCTGCATGCGGGCTATTCTGATGAATGAGCAAGATGAAATCCGGGCCGGTCGAGCCGATCTGGCCGAAAAAATCGACGCTCTCTACGGTGGTTTTCATAGTCTGATCAAAAAGTGGAACCAACAGCATCAAGAACTTGATCCCAAGTTGACCAGCAAAGAATTCGCCAAGGCTCTCAAGACCAAGCAGAACAAAGAGGATGATTCGGATCCACTGACCTTTCCACATCTTCATTTTCCAGTCAAGCTCGGCAAGGTCTCTTCTTTCGAACAGGCACTTCGAGACATCAAGGACGACAACAAGAAAGTCCGCGAATTGGTCAAAACCATTCGCAGTTTAGACGATTAAGAAGTAATTATACTTTGAATAAATTTAGAAGCAACAACAATTCACAAATTTTTTGATTGTTCCAAAATTATTTCGATTATAAAGATAATATGATTTTAAAATGGACTCCCACTAAATTTCATCGGGGTAATCCAGCTCATTTGCTTGATTCTGATTCAGCCATTGAATTGATTGAATCGCTTAAAATTAAATATGGAATCAATACTGAATTGGGTTTCAAGACTCCTGGTTTCAAATATTTTAAATTCCTTCGTTCGGAAGACTTCGAATCCCTCCGTCGTTATCCTCATCTAGTGACTGCCAATTACGGACTTAATCCTCTCTGGTTACTCTGGTTAACTACTATTAATGGAATTAATTATAATTTATATATTAATTTGGTGACCAAACAAGTAATCTGGTCTCGTCATCGATTTGCCCCTCAACTTTACCGTGGAACGATCCTCGAAGGAGAAATGATCAATGACACCTTTTTGATCTGGGATATTCTGGTTAACCAGAACAAACCGGTTTCCAATAAGAATCATAATCTGAACAAACGAATTGATATTATTCGAACTATTCTTTCTCATCAATACAATTCTGATCCAATCATTGAAAATATTAATCTTCAACTTCGTGATTATGTTCCCTATCAGAATATGAAATCTTACATCACTCAAATTATGAATGATCCTAATTCAACTATTAAATTAAAACCGAAGGGTCTTTTTTTGGTTCCGATAGGTCGTTCGATGAAAACTTTTACGGTTGTCTTCAATGGAAATCATCAAATTAATTCTTTCCGAAATTCTCAACTCGATCCCCACCTTGATTATGACCCAACCCCGATTTCAATTCACCCAATGATTCATCCCAATCCTGATGATCCAACCACCAATGTCCAAGAATTTTGGTTGCAGCCAGTTGAAAAATCTAATGATAATTACTGGCAATATTTTGAAGAAGATGGACAATTACATCGATTAGGTTTAGTAATTACCACTACCTTGGAACGCAGTCTCCAAGTCAAAGAAATCTTCGCCACTCATCCCACTCACACTCGTCTCGGTTATCGTAATCTTCTTCCCTTCAAATGTCAATACATCAAAAAATTCCTTAAATGGGAACCATTCGAACTGATTAACCTCCCAGTAGAATCATCTCAATAAAACGATATAAATATAACTCTGTATGAATCATTATATTTAACCTTCATGGATCAACTAATTTATGAATTATTACCAGTATCAGTCAGAGATAAAGATTTCATTTCGATTGCGATCCCTGTTTTGGTAACTCCATTAATGTATAAAGCAATTGAATATACTCTTCCACTATTAGTGGATCATTTTGATACCCTGATGGGAGTTAAAACTGTCAAAGTTGATCGTTGGGAAACACAGTACTCCGCCATTATTTCTTATATTTATCAGAATCATAGTTCTGCAATCAGAGCCATGTGCTATGGTAATGGCAAAAATATAACTGTGGAGCGATTACAATCTTTAAAAATCGATGGCATTAATTTTCAAATTAGGGATGATGCTATTATTTTGAAAGGAAATGATGTTTACAACATTAATCAATGGATCAAAAATAAATGTTCGACATTGGTAGTGAATGGAACAATTGTAGTTTATGAAGTTGAAATTGTCACAATCCGATCATCAAACAATGAAAGTGAGAAAACACGATTAGAATGGAGTGACTATATAATTGCTGACCCGAATACTTATGAAAATACTATTTGTCCAACTAATATTCAAGTTAATCTGTTGGATGATCTTAAAATCTTCTTTGAATCGAAAGAAGATTACATCAAGAAAGGTAGAACTTGGAAGAGAGGATATTTTTTGCTGGGAAAACCAGGAACAGGTAAATCAGCAATTGTTCGTGCTATCGCTGAAAATTATAATATGAAAATATTTACCATGTCTTTGGATGATTTTAGCAGTGATATGGAATTTAAGAAAATTATTGGCGAGATTTCTAATTATATAACACCAGGGGAACCTCACATTGTATTGTTTGATGATGTCAATCTCAATAATATCGGTCAGAACAAATTGGGCAAACAAATGATTCTGAACATTCTGGATGGCGTCAAACAAATTTCTGGTAGAATCACATTTATGATCTCTAATGAGGACTTTGATTTTCCAGCTTTATTTAGACCAGGTCGGATAGATCGGGTGATTAATTTTGGTTTCTGCGATCAACCACAAATCACCAAAATACTTGAACTCCATTTTTCTCCATTACCGGATGTTATCCCAGGGGAATACAAGACTGATTTAACAGTGGCCAATCTGAACAAAATTATTGACAACAATAACACTTATTCAGACGTGATTAGTCAACTAATCAAATAGTACAATACATTAATAGTACAATAACATTAATTAATAATTATTAATTATTAATTACATCTCCTCGCACTATTTTTTACCCACAGTTTGAATTTCTGGCACCCAATGGACCATTCGTGTCCCTTGTTTAGTTTTGGTAACCTTATTGCCTTTGGGGTCGGTTTTTTTATTATAGATCTTCATCTTTTCTTGAAAATCAGTATACGGAATCCCCTCCAAGAATCGACCTTTCTGACTGGTATAAGCTAATTCAGCCCACTTAACTGCCTGTTGATACAGACGATAGAGAACTGCATCCGAGAGATCGGATATTTTCGCGAATGGGTAGACCTTAGCCGCATACATCATCTCTCCCCTGAGATAATTACCAACACCTGCTAGTACTTTCTGATCTAACAAGACTTTACTAATTTCTTTTTTATCGTGTTTTCGGAAAGCGGTAACAATTTTGCTCTTGGTTACCTTTTTCTGGTTTAAGAAATCGATTCCTAAAGTTTTTAATTTTTTCTCCAGATCTTCTTTCTCTTCCCAGAAGAACCAGTTACCGAAGTTCCTCTGATCGACATACCATAATTCTTCTCCTTCTCCGTTCTCCAACCGTAATCGAAGGTGTTTCTCTCCTTCTGAATCATCAATCAGCCGACCAGTCATCCCCAGTCCGAAGCCGACCGACCAACCATTTTCTAATTCAAACCAAGTAAATTTTCCTCTATTTTCAATCTTAACCACTTGACTTGGCAAACTGTCTTGGAAATCATCAAAATGAGCTGGTTTCTTTTTCAAGTACTTGCCACTTAGAATCTCGATGTCAACTAATTCTTCTCCTTCCAGGAAGGGGCGTAAAATTAGGTCAGTATTCAAATGAACTTCAGCAATCTCCGGCATTCTTTGCAATATAAATATTCCAAAGAATTTAATTTTATTTTTTTAATCTCATTATCATCTCATTTATTTATTCTTTGATTCGACACGATTCTGTTTGTACCGAATGATCCTTGAGCGTTGAAAAATTATTTTTCGGCGAACCTTTGGTTTGGCTGCTCCTCGTCCTTTGACCACTCTGGGTTTAATCGGAACCACCTTCTTTCTAACCACTTTAACTTCCTTTCCATCTTCACGAGTCACCTCTTTAATGACAGTTTGACGTGGTCGAATGTGTTCGGCCATTGGTTTCTGAAGATCCTTTGGCAACTTCATCATACTGGGTGGTAAACGTTTTCCATTTGCCCGACTGATTTGGCGATTGATTGCATCTTTAGCTTTTTGAGTCTCAAATTGATCGACTAGTATCTCCTTACCGACTCGAGGATTAACTTTATTAACTGTTCCAACTCGCTTGATCACTTTTGGTGTTACTTTTGGTGTTACACTTCGATTGATTTGTTTTGATTGTTGATTATTTTTTTCGGTGACGGCCCGATTATGTTGTTCCAGATACAATGCATGTTTTTTGGCACAAGATTTACAGGTCTTAGTTTTTTTCGGCATGGCTCCGTAGATCTCGACATATGATTTAATATAATATTGATGTTTCATGATGGTGAATCGTCCTTTCTTGACTTGATTACTTAGATTAAGAGAAGTATAAAAATTTCGATAGTACTCGTAGGCTTGCATTCGTAGAATTTCAGTATTAAATTTTCCAGTATAGACTACGTTGATAGCTAGACTTCGAGCCCGTTTAGGCAAACGAATACTCCGATAAACATAAGCGCTGAATTCCTTTAGATCCCCGAGATGTTTATCTGTTAAATAGTTGGTCATTAGAAAAATTAGGTTGAAATAATATTCGACTAATTTGGGCCAATCAGGTTTAGGATCTTTCCCCTCACTGTTTTCAATCAGCACATCGCTAGCGAATTGTTTAGTTTCGGTGATGTCAAAGATTTTCTTTTTTAATTTCCGATTAACATAATTATGCAATATATGAACCTTTTCAAAAGGGGTTTTATGGGCTCCAATGGTTCGAATAAATTGAGTGGCATCTGATTGACATTCATGACATTGTAATAAATTGATGCCTAAAACTAAAATATAATCAAAATTGGAATCTGTGTATAATAAGCTAAATCGATGAAAGAAATCCCACCAGGCTCGAGTTGCTTTGACGTCAAACATCGATTGATATATAGTAAAATAAGTTAAAAATTTTGATTTCTCAATTAACACCAGATAATCTCAACAAATCATGGCTTCTGCTCAACAACTTAAACGCCCGTTGGAGGAGGAGGCCACTCCCAATAAGAAGGCTAAATCATCTGAAATTCCATTTAATGATGAGTATAAGTGTACCATCTGTCAAGAGGTAATTTATCAACCAACCACTCTTGATTGTGGACATAATTTCTGTTTAAGTTGTGTTCATCAGATATCCCAGGATGATTATAGACGACATAAATGTCCCAATTGTCGAGAGACCCTCAACAAGAATCCATCTGATTATCAGAAGAACCTTTTTATGGAGAAAATGATGGAGAAATTAGGTGGTGAAGAATATCAAACCTTCTGTCAGAAGCGTGAATTAGAGAAATTGTGTGAGCGAATTAATCAGAAATTTGCGTCTTCAAAATTATGCAAATTAATAGAAAAAAGCATTAACGAAGAACTGAAAGGCCTGAAATCGATCAGTTTTTCGCTTCTGAAAGAGAAATTAGAACCGATGTTTGGCACCAAATACGAATTTGCGATTATTTCTATTTTGACCAGTACTTTTATTAATTTAGGGGATCAAATTATCGGGGATGGATCAGATCAGTGTTTAAAATATCTACGTGAGAAAGAAGATTTAACCAATGACCAGCTGATCTATCTGATTTCTAAATTCTACGTTTTTGCGAAACAAGACAACCTTGATTTGCGACAATGTTTAAAAATGATAGACTTGTATCAACCTCAAGGAGGAGAGATCGAACCAGACGTAGTTGGGAATAAATATAACCAAATCATAGAGGAACGAGGAAAATTAGAACTCTATACTGAATTAGAACAATTAATTGATCTTTATCAATCAGATGAACAAGATGAAGAAGATTAATCCATGATTTCTTTCACGTAAAATTAACCTTTTTATAATCCAATACTTTGAATTGTGTTCGATATATAAAAATTTGATAACAATATAAACATATTTTAATGATATTTGATAGAATCATGAATTCCAAAATTTTAGAAGGCCTTCTGGGCAAATCCAAGCCCCAACCCGGTACTTTCAAGGCCAATCACTCTCCAGAGAAGAGACGAGCATTAGGTCTTCGTCTTCGAAACATGCATTCCGATCGTATTCCCGTCATTGTCGAAGTGCCTCCTCATCGAGATAATCAAGAGATTGCTCTGAACAAAACCAAATTTCTGGTCCCGCCGGAGATGACGGCTGGAAAAATGATGTTTGAAATTAGAAAACAATTAAAGACTCCTCTTAGTTCGGAAAAAGCCCTTTTTATCTTTACTGATAATTCCAGTTTAGCTCCAGTTTCCATGACCATGGAAGAACTCTACCAGAAATACCACAATCAAGAAGATTCCTTGTTATACCTGTATTTATGCAGCGAATCGACCTTCGGTCATTAAATCTCCCTTCAACTCTTCGATAAAATCAAAAGTTGATCAGATCATTCACTACTTTGACACACACACAACCACGACAAAATGGCGACTTATTTGATCAAGTTCACTCTCAAGGAGGCTGATCCGGAGAATCAGCAGAAGAAGCAAGTTCTTCTGCCGAACAAAAAGAAGGGTGGTCTGCCGCAGGATTTTCTGATTCAGATTCCCTATTTCGGAGCCCTGATGGCCAACTCATTCAGCGATTCGCTCAAGCCGAACCCAGAAGTCAATCAGATGGATTTGACTTCGCTCGAGCTTTCAGCTCAAGATTTGGTCTCCTATCTGACTCACCGCAAGGCTTTTTCGGATCAGGATCCGAAGATCGATTTGTTCAAGCCGACACCAGGAGTACTTCGTCTGGCTCACTTTCTTCAGGATCGAGAGCTGATGATTCACTTCGGTCAGAAGTATCAATTCGACTACCAGACCTATCTGGAGTTCGATGAGGGACTCCTCAGCGAACTGGCTGGCGAGTACCTGAACCAAACCTTCAAGAAAGCGCCTCACCATCACAATCTGGTTCGATGGATCGAAAATCATGAACACAAGCTGATGGACGCCTTCCGTAAAATGGATCATGATTTCGACACTGGTCCGCTCTTGACCAAACTGAAAGGACTCAAATCAGCAGTGATTGAACTGTCAGAACAGATTGATCAATCTGAGTTATGGAAGCCACCCACAGCCCGATGGTGGTATAGTTATGGAGAAACAGACACCAACAAAAAGGTTTCAGATCACATTGATGAATATCTGGAATCGATTGATCTGGTGATCGAACAAGTTTCGGTTTTCGACTGCTGTAATCGTTTGCAGGGTACTTTTCTGAATGAATTTTTTGGGAACATGTTTCACTTCGCCGATGACAAACTTGCTCACTATCTTACTCTACGTCAGGAAACATGGAGCATGAAGATTCGCAAGTTTGTCAACCAGAACCCAGGGATGGCCAAGCTGATCTGGGAGACCGAAGATTTTCGAAGTGAACTCCTCCGAGCCTACCTGAAAGTCTCGAACCGCAAGTATCGACGCTACTTCGAGGCGATGTTTGAGGATCTGATTCCGTTGGTCGAGAACCGGATCGGACCCAATGTTCATCTCAAGGTTGATCAAGCATTGGCCAAGATTCTTCGTGAGGATGGAGAACTCGCCAGACTTCACAACAAGTACAATTGTGGTGAAGAGGAGAAGACCTATCTCCACTATGTCTCACCGGAAGACAATGAGCGACTCGAGATCACCTGGAACCAAATTGTGGCTCGAAAGAAGTTTTTGACCGATCGGTACAACGCCAATCGTCAGAAGAACGCACCACGTGGACCAGTTAAGGCTGGTTGGTATCTGTAAATATTTCTTTGTCATCAAAGATTATCTTATTCAACAATATAATCTTTTCTTAATGAATGGACAAGTATGCATGCCGATGTTTTATTTTAGTCTCCTGATAGTTTCTTTGATCGCTGCTATTATTTGGGGAGGTTACCAATTATTAATTAACAACCAAGGTCAATTCTATCCAATGGCTTCTCAGCCATCCCCACAAATTATCAATCCCTATCAACCAACCCCCTCATCTTCATCATCTTCATCACCGCCATCTTCACCGCCTCCATCATTTTCACCACCACCGCCCTCACCAGATCAAGCTGATGATCTGGCTCTCGGTGAACGACCACCTCGTCGTCGTGACTACCGGAAGTTAAATGATCCACTTAAGGAGCCGTCTCGACGTTATGTTCGTTATCCGGATGGTCGAATTCCTGCTGGTAACATTAATATTCCGACTCAAGGTTATCTTCCATCTTATCAGTCGATGGGTTATTTACGAAGATCTGGTAAGGGTGAACAAGATCCTGATCGAATGTTAAGATTATTTGGTCGTCGAACTGATACTCATAATTATCAGTATTATACCACTCATCATGATGATCCGTCATTAAAAATTCCCCTTGATCGAAAAGGAGATCGTGAATTGTTTGAAGGGGATAAAATTAAGGTTCCTGGTTATCCCGGTGAATATCAAGTTTCACTTTATGATTTCGAAGCACCCAAGTACATTCCTTATCTATAATTTTTTTTGATTAAAGGTTTTTCGTGATTATAATTTAATAGATCTCAGCAATTTTTGCAACATAGATCAACTGATTATTAATCCAAAATATTATTTAAAATAACTAAAAAAAAACAAAAGTATATGTCTTCCGTTTCAAGGACTATTGGACTGAAAATTTTATTTGGTCCTAATTACTGGATGTGGAAATATGATGAGACTAAGCTATCGTATGTCACTCCTTATTTTTTAAGTGAACAAATGGCTAAATATGCCCATTACTTATATTCAAGAGTATTTAAATTAACGCGTGATCAACCTCTTTTGATCTGGGATATGTTTGGAGGAATTGGAACCGATTCAGTTTATTTGAGTCGATATTTTAATGTAATCTCAACTGAAATTGACACTACCATTCATCAAATATCCTGTCAAAATGCTCGTAACTTCAACTGTCAAAATATTAATTTAATTAATGATAATTGTCTCAATTTAATTGATAAACTGGCACCTGACATAATTTATTTTGATCCTCCTTGGGGTGAATCTTATCGCAGCAAGATCAAGAACTTCGATTTTTCTCAAGTTTATATTGATTTTCCGGCTTCTGAAACTGATCATCTACCAGGTCTACCTCGAAAGGTCAGTTGTTTAGATCTACTTAAATATCTTCATCAGAGAGTCACATCTCAAATTATAGTTAAATCACCAATTAATTCGAATACTTTTGAGAGAGCTTTTCATGGAAATGTCGAATACATTCATAAGTGTCCGAATAAGAATTTAAAATTCATTTATCTTAGTTTTTATAAACAGCGATCACGATAACTAATTCGCTTAAACTATGAATTTCTTAATCTAAATTTAGATTAAGAAAGAGATACCTAAATGGTCTTGATTAATATAATTTCCAATATACCTTTTTTATCTTCAGAGGACAATTTAGTTCTCAAAAATCAAATTTCATTAGCCTTGGGAATTGCACTGTATGCAATTATTGGAGGTTTGATTTATGCTGATAAAATTCCTCCCTCCTGGTTATCTATGATCCCTGACAAACGTTATCTTCTCCTAGTAGCAGCACTAGATCTGACCATCTTCTTTGTAGTTCATCGATTTCAGTATGGATCTTTTCCTCAATTAACTCATACTCCAAAGATTGTTCAACCACCCAAACCATTGAAATCGATTCTCAAGAAACCGAGATCATCGCATCGATCATCTCCGCCACCTCGACCATCAAATAAAATTTTTGCTAAACCGGCTCCTATCTTTGATGAAAATAGCAGTGTCAATCTTGAGAATGATTTAGAATCGACTTATAAACGTCCCGGGAAACATACCCAACCTTATCTTCCAGAGGAAGCTTCGGTCCCCGGAAATAGTTATTTTCATGATGAGGAAAGCAGACCAACGATTGAAAACTGGGAAGTTGATGAATTCACTCATGAAGAATTTGTGCCCGACCAGGATTTTTCGGCTCCCGATGATGAAGCGATCATCTCGAATGATTAAACAATGAGTAAATATAAAATAAATAGAATCTGTATTTATTTTATATATATGGAAACATCTCCAGCCGAACCATTAAATTATACCTATAATCGTCAAAGAGCTCTCAATCGTTTTGAATTAAATGATAAAATTCGTCGTGATCGCCAAAAGATTGTTCTCCGAGCCAATCAGGATAATATTGACAATGATGATCTCTTAGTTACTAATAATCTGGATGCTAGTTTCACCACTGAGAATTCAGTCAGCACTCTCCCGAATAATCGACTTGAGACCAGATATTATCAGGAAAATTATATTTACCTCAATATCTCGAGTCGTCAACGTCAAAAATATCAAGAACGTCCAATCACCAAAGAAGATCGTGATACCTTCCCTAACAAAGACCTCTGGGATTCTTTTTTCGATCCTGACACTGGACTTTTCTCGGGGGATCTCGATATTTGTTGTTTAACCTTCAATAATCTCCTCGAGTTTGGGCAAGAATTTCCATATTTTTTTCAGAAAGAGAACCAACTTTGGATTAAGGTTCCTAAGGATCCTAATCCTAACATGTATACCATCACCCTTGATCCACCTCGACGTCATATTCGAGCCATTCGTCTAGTTAGCGTTGAGGGTCCTCGTTTTTTGGATGCAGTTAATGAGTTTAATAATCTACTTCTTCTTGATGTGATCAATCCTTGTACATGTCAGAGTTTTGAGTGGCCGGACGAGATGCCATTTGCATTGATTCTGATTCCGATCGGTACTTATACGATAGATGGTTTATTGAAACAGATGATTGATTTAATGAATCAGGTGGTGGCTCCGGAGATTTTCAAGACGCAGAATGGGAAACAGTGTCAACCGTTTAGTTATTTCTATGATCCAGCGAGTGGTCAGATTGATATTATTAGTGAATATGAGTTTCATTTGAAATTCTTTTTCTCGCCGACCAATCCACAGTTTCATTTGTGGGAGATGTTGGGATATGAATTTCCCTATCCTCGAGATGAGATGAATCAGCCGACATATGTCAAGAATTTTTCTAATCTAGTCGAGCAAGAGTCTCCTTTAGTGGCAGGTCAGGTTAATCGAATTCCCTTCAGTCGTCCTAGTCTTGATATCTTTGATTATGTTTATCTAGCTGTGGAAGGACTTCGAGTCATTCAAGACGAGGCAGTAGCTAATGATACTGATATTTTTGCTAAAGTTTTGGTTCGTGAGAATCGATTTATTAGTTCGACCCGAATTTATAGTGAACCTCTTGATCGTTTAGAGCAAATTAAGGTCAAATGGATTGATCAATTTGGTAATCTTCTTGATATGAAGGGTCAAGAGAATTCTTTTTTGCTTGAAATTATTGAATATCAAGATCGACTCAAAGATGCAGACTTCTCCTCACAACGAGGTCTCCGCAACTTCGATCAAGAGGTCACTAAGGTACAACATAAAACTGTTGTTTCAGTCAGCTAAGGGGATTGTTTTAACGTTCGGGCAGCTAGAAACGCGAAGCGTTTCAGCGCCCTCTCTAAACAATCTCGAACAAAAAACTAGAAATGAGGTAAAAAAGCGGAGAGCTGGGACTCGTCGCTTCGCTGACTTCGTCCTCAGCACAACGCAATTCACCCGAAGGTCGGTGAGTTTTTGTAAGTTTTGGTCTGTGAGTGGGAGATGGATTGGTTTTGGTTGAATTTATTTTGGGTGTAGATTGTTTTTGGTTTGATTGATTTAAATATGTTTTTAATTTTTTTGATTTTGGAGAAAGTTATTCAAGTTATTCAAAAAATATATGACAAGCACTAATAGTAATCCAAGTATCATCGGTTCAGATACCGGTTATGCTGACATGAAGGCAGCTCAAGAAGATCCGAATAAGATCGAGGTTGATCTGGTGACGGGTTGTTTTTATAATAATATGAAGAAGTTGGTCAAGAGTACATTTCACGAGTTTTATTTAGATATTTTAACTCGAATTTCAACTGATTATCAGATTGATCTTGAAGAGTTAAAGGAAAATTATCCGATGGAGATCAAGGTTTATAAAAAGAAACCGAAAGATCCAGCTATGTGTTGTTTAGCGACTATTAAAAAGACTGGACTTCAATGTGGTAATAGTAAAAAGGAAGGACATAATTATTGTGGTGTCCATCTTCGTTCCAAGGATGCTCCATCTAATACTTATTCTGATCGAGGTAAGACTGGTCCGAGTGGTGGGGCACGAGGAGGTCCGAGTGGTGGGGCGGCACGAGGAGGAGGTCGAGCTTCGCCCAAAAAGAAGTTGAATTTGAAGCCATCTTATTCTCCGCGAGAGGAGAGTCCAGAGGAGTCAGCTCGTCGTGAGAAACATGAGGTAGAAACGGCATATCAACTGAATGAGGATGAGTCGGTCAATGAATCGGTCAATGAATTGAAACCGGAACCGATTGAAGATACTGATGATGGAGTAGATGTTGAGGTTGAAACAATTGATGGTCGACAATATATTGTGTGTCAGCGTAACATCTATCATTATCCAGTCGGTGGTTTAGGGGATATGGGATTAGAAGATCTTGAGTTTGTGGGACTCAAGCAGACTGATGGGACAATTGAATGGAAATAATCTGTTAAAAGGATATGATAGCACTTAAGTTCTATCATATATTTATTATATATTTGTTTTCCAGTTGACTGAGTTAATAAATTCGGTTAATTTGGGATACCAATTATTTTTCCATTCATCCTCGACTTGTTCCCACTTCACTTCCATAACATGATAGTCATAGATGTCAGTCGATTGATTAAAACAAACTGACATCAATTCCCAACGTTTAATTCCATAGATTGCCATATATCCAACAACTTGAATCAGATAATATTTAGGAATTTCTTTTAGTGGAACAGTTTGATTTGGGTGACATTTGATCTCCAAGCCGTGTGAAATCACATCTTTCTTTGATTTTCCGGTACTAGGGTGATAAATGAACCCATCTCCGACTCCGCCGATCCGAGGATTTTTGGTGTAAGTTTCCCAATTAGGTTGATAAACTTCGACATCAAATTCATTTTGGTAGTGTTCTTTGGCTATTTTTTCGTAATTCTTTCCGAAAGTCATTTCAGGGCGAACTGTTTCCCAGCATCCGTTTTCGATTCGATCTCTAAGTTCTTCGGGGGAATGCCATGGATTAAAACCCAAAACGGTGGCAAATTGGCTGGGGCCGAGATATTTTTGGGGTTTCTTAAAAACTCGATTAATTTCAGACATATTAATAAATATCAAGGAGAATGTTTTTAAATTTAGATCGCTTAAAATTTTTATGTGATCTTAATATATAGCCCAATCATGGATAGTTTCTCTATTGTTTCCGGAATTGAAGACCAAAACAATCTCTTCGGTCAGTCTGGCGGTCGCAAACGATCAGTTTCTCGTGAAAAGATTACCTACACTCGTGGTGGTAAACGAATCACTTATACTCGCCGCAAACGCAAAACTTCTCGCAAAGGAAAACGTAAGACCTCTCGTAAACGCAAGACCTCGCGCAAACGCTCGCGTTCGCGCTCTCGTTCGCGTGGATCAGCTCGAATTCTGGCTGGAACTCGTGGCTGGCCAACTCTAGCTCAAGTTGATCAATACTCTGATGATGGAGATGACATCAAGAAAACCAAAGGTGGTGTTACTCGTTATCTCGAATATAATCCAACTGATTCTAAGTACTATTGGGTTCGTAAAACTCCCAAACGTCAATCAATGAAACTCTCGACCAGTGTCGCTAAGAAAACTGGTCTCAGCAATATGGATTTGATGGCCATGTGGTCTTTCATGAAGAAGAAGAAAGCTGCTCGCGATCTATCTTTAGCTCAATCAACTGCTGCAGTAGCTCCAGCAGCTCCAGTAGGTCCAGCAGCTCCAGATGCTCCAACAGCTCCAGATGCTCCAGATTGGAATAACTACACTACTCGGTTCAATAAGACCGCTAAGACAACAGATTTTATCACTAGTCGAGCTCTTAATGTCTGTGTCTCCAGCATGCAGGTTGACGCGGATGATCAAGAATTATGGAAAGTGGCGTTCAATAAAGCTCGATCAAACACTCCATTGAATCTTCAAGAGATAATTGCATTGAAATTAACGACAAAAATGGTGCTTGAATGGATGCCAGGCTTGGCAGCAGAAGTCCCTCGACATGATTTAAATGAAATGTTGTTAGCCAGAACTCCTGATATTTTTAAAGCAAGTCCAAGTCCGTATCACAATTCTGAAATTCCACAATTGAAAGAAAGTTGTTTGTTTACTGTGCAACAACACTCAATTGATAATTGGACTGTTCAAGTGCATGACAATCGTTTTACAAATGGTACATGCAGTGGACCGATCGAACAGAGAATGGAATGGGAGAGCACAGGTCAGATGAAAAATACCTTCGCTTGGAAGGGTGATGTCAAATTGGATGATGGTGATCATGGTGCTCGATACCAAACTTGTCAGAACATCATGTTCTTTGGTGTGGTTGAAGATCCAACTGAGATCCAAAACTATGTTTCTCTGACTGGAGATAAGAGTGAATTTGGAAAAGAATTGTGTGAAGCTCTCTTTGACCCAGAAGATCCTTTTACTCTTAACAACAATGCTCCAGCTAATTATACTGCGATCAAAACTCTACTTGGCTCGAAATCATCGAGTGGTGTGAGTCTAGTTGTCTTTCAAAAGGCAGCTGGAAAAGTTAATGTCTATGTTTTTGGACGCGGTGGTGCAACTTTACCGAAACTCTATTTGAAGCCTAAGAATGGCACTCGTGGTAACACCACTGAGATCACTCAAGGTTACTATACTTTCCCTGATGAGGTTGGAGGAGCTGATTCGCAACTCCATGTTGTAGCTGGTAATAACCAATTTATGAACAATGCTGCCCCCGGCTTCCTTGACTGGCTCTTCGATAACCGTGACAAGATGACTGCTCGCAATGTTAGCCCCAATACCTGCAAGTCAATGGCCGAAACTATCGGTACCAAAAACCCTGGATCCAAGGTGGTGGTTGCCTATGCTGTTCTTGACGAAGCAAGTCTCGAAGGAGCTGTCAATGTGATGCGTCCATCTGAATCAGATATGGGTTTCAAGATGGAGACCGTAATTGACGCAACAACTACCCCAGAGCAAGATGCCGCTGCTCGTGCTGAGGATGCTGCTCGTGTTCAAGCCGCTGCCGCTGCCGCTGCCCAAGCTGAGGCCGCTGCTCGTGATGAGGCCGCTGCTCGTGATGAGGCCGCTGCTCGTGCTGAGGCCGCTGCTCGTGCTGAGGCCGCTGCTGCTGCCCGAGCTGAAGCCGCTGCTGAAGCCGCTGCTCGTGCTGAAGCTGTTGCTGAGGATGCTGAGGAGGATCTTGATGCTTTACTTGCCGAAGATGCGGATGAACCTTTACTAGGATAACTTATTTTAGGTTATAATAATATATTTTATATATTATTATATTATACATATGGAAGCAGTTAGAACTAGTTTAAATCAACTATTAATTCAGCAAGGGAAACCCACTGGGTTAAAAATGCGACATGCATTGGCTGAAATTTTTCAATATAAATTGGAGGGTTTAGTGACTAACAAAACAGCTAAGGCATTGATTAAATTGTTAGATCAGGGTTTAAAAAAGAATCGGGCCGAGATTATTTTCGGGCTCAAAACCCATGATCAAATTATCAAAGCTTTAGCTGAATCTCATGGATATCCAGCAGGCAATGTTTTGAAAGGATTGAATCTCTTGGTTCAAAATGGCAAAACTATTTCAGACGGTCTACCTGACACGATAACTCGCAAGAATACTATTAGAGCTAAGATCCCGCTTCAAGCTGCGGTCGCTCCAGTCGCTCCTCCACAGGTTCCTCCACAGGTTCCTCCACAGGCTCCTCCGACTAGCATCGTGACACCTCCTTTAGGTCCGATTAATTTTGATGCAAATTTATCGTATGATCATGGATATAGAGAATTGACAGATTTTTACAGCTCTTATGGAAATAAATTGCGTTATGAAACAGGCAATCTTCTCCCGATGGATCCATTTGGTGATCCTAACTACAATGGAGACCTTTATTTATATTATCGACATGATCCAACTAAAGCAAAAGCGCAGCTCAAAAAGGAAATGGATGCTGCGGTAAATGGATATCTCAATTGGGCTAAAAATGCATTTGAAGATAGAAAAAGAGAATTAAATAAGATTGAATTAGCTCAAGAAAGAGCTAAAAAGAATCCAGCAGGCGGAGGTACTTTTACGGTTGCCATACCTATTTAAATTTGAATTTAAATATATTAATCAATTGAATATGATTCAATTGATTGATTAGATCTATTGAAAAATTTTTTGATTTAAGGGAAATCACCATTAAATTTTAATATTAGGATTCAGCAAATCTTAGTTTATTTGAGTTTAAAAAAATCTCCTTAAGAATTAACATAGAATGCTGAGTAAGAAAGATTGCGCTGTCTATCTTGAAACTATTCAAACCAATGTCATCAAAGTATTATTTGAATCATTGAAGGAATTATTGGGAGATGTCAACATGGTATTTACTCCAGAGGGCGTTAGAATTTGTGAAATAGATCAATATGAAACTCTGATGGTTGATTTGTTTCTTGATAAAGATAAATTGGAGGATTATTACTGTCCTCAAACGATCGAGATCGGTGTGAGCATTCCAAATTTATATAAAGTACTTAAAACCATGGGCAGCCAACATCACCTGACCATGTATATGACTAAAGATAATTTGAGTCATCTTGAGATTGTCATTAATTCGGATGACACAGTTCAAAAGGCTGAGTTTACTCTCAATTTGATGGATCTTGAGAATGAGAACAATCTTGGATTTCCTGATGAGGAGTATTCCTTAATTTTAAAGATGAGTTCGAGTGAGTTCAAACAAATCTGTCAGAACACCAAGAGTATTGAAACCAAGAATATCAAGATTACTTATTCGAAGGGAGTCTATACTTTCTCAGCTGATGGTAACATTGGTCGTCAAAAGATTACTCATGTAGCTGAACAAGCGATGACTGATGAAGAAGAACTTGATGGGGAAGATTATGACCCCGATCATCCTCGCTCCAACATGGAGTACATTTACGAAGGCGTCTTTAATCTCGAGAAACTCAGCAGCTTCACTAAATGTGCCACCATCACTAAAAAAGTCAAACTCTATCTCGAGAACGACCAACCTCTGATCTGTGAATACGAACTCTCCTGTGGAGATCTCAATCTCATGCTCAGTCAAATCAACGAGCTCGACTAAGGATTGTTTTAACGCTGCGGGCAGTTGGGACGCTAAGCGTCCCAACGCCCTTGCTAAACAATCTCGAACAAAAAACTAGAAATGAGGTAAATTAGCGTAGAGCTGGGTGTTCGCCTCGCTGCGCGGGCTCCACCTCAGCACAACGCTATTCACCCGAAGGTCGGGAGGTATGGATCGCAGGAGGTGCGGATCGCAGGAGATTCGTTGGGATTGTGTTGGATTACTGGATTATTAGATAAATATTATTGAATATTTATCTAAATAACTTTGTTTGCTTGGAATTTAACATATCACACACCAGCCAGTGAACCCACCCACGAGGGGTGGGGTGAGAGGGAACGTAGTGACCGAACATGTGTGGATCCCCCAGCATGTGGAGATATGTTTGGGGAAGTACGATTAAGTATTGGAAAAGATCAATCTTGTTCGAGATTGTTTAGCAAGAGCGTTAAAACAATCTCCCCTCTTATCTATACAAGCGATCGGGATTGAAGTCATTGTTGCGACGGGAGTAGGAAGCGTCTCTAATATCATTGGTTAGGCGATGAATATGCATGTTGGATTTGTTTTTGCGGCCAGATAATTTATAATAATCAACGCTTGGTCGCATCTCATCCTCATGGTCATCAATGATATCATTTCGGGGTTCGGCTTTCCAGAAGAGGTCATCACAGAGTTTGAAGTGCTTCAATTTTGAAAGATCAGCTCGATGCCAGAAGACTTGGTCCTCAAGACGATCACTCGAAGTAGTGTTATCAATTACCATACATCCGTAGTCTTTAGTACATTCATTCAGAACTTGATTGAACATTTCAAAGGTGGGAAACATACCAGCATAGTAATCGTAGAGTTTCTTCTTGATAGTAGTTTTGGTTTCCTTACAAATGAAGATGTAATCGACATTAGCGCGCAAGTTAGGAGGAATTCCGAGTAGATATTGCATAGTCAAGAGGAATGTAATTCCAACATGACGACCATTCATGAAGATGAATCGCATGTTCTTATCCTTAACCCAATCACGAGCATTGTAGAGACAATCATCAAAGATTAAAAAGGCTCGGTGATCAATGGCGCGATAGACGGGATCATTTTCTTTTTTCTTGGTAATCACCTTCTGACGATGAACAAATTTTTCGAGCAATTCACTGCTAAACTCTTCATGAATGAACATATCAGGAATCTTTTCGCTAAAGGTTTTGTTAAACTCTTCAGTTGGAGAGACACATGTCCCCATTGGAATATCCTGATTATGATAGAGATAATCAAGGACTAAAATAGATTTTCCGGTACCTCTTTTACCGATGAAGATAATACATTTATTATCTCCAACCTTACTCATGTCAAATTGTTTGATATTAAATTCGATAAAACCACTCATTTATAATGATGTATTTATCTAATCATAGAATTGATTTTGTTCACTTTGAACTTGCTTGAAGCGTTCGGCCGCTTCCTGATATTTAATTCCAATTCCCGGCAATAACTTGATTTCAAATCCAATTCGCAATCGAGCTAATTGACGTTTGGCTAGAACTTGACGCCATTTATTGGCAATCACAGTCACTGCTCCTCTTCGAGGATCAAATTCTTGAGCCTGGTACCAGAAGACTTGATCCTCTAATCGATCACTGCGAGTGACATTATCAATCACTAGATATCCATAGTCTCTGGTACATTCATCAAGTACTTGACAAAACAACCCGAAAGTGGGGAACATTCCCGCATAGTACTCATATAATTTTTGTTTGTTGCGTGTATTGCTCTCACGGAAGAGAAAGATATAATCAATATTGGCTCGTAAACTGGGAGGAAAATTAGGAAATTGTTGAGCAATGATCATATTCATTCCCATATGACGCCCATTCATAAAAATCTTTCGTAAATTTCGGTCACTGATGATATGACGATCATACAGACAATCATCTAGGACTAACAATGATTCAGGACGATCGGGACTTTGATGACACAGTCTCATTTGATTGGTCGTGACTTGATCCAAAAGCTCAGGACTTAATGTATCATGGATAAATCGAGGATCGACTTGTTTAGAATATTGTTCATGATATTGTTCAGTTGGACTGACTATTATTTTGCTTCCTTGGCAAATACTTCCAATCCGAGGAAGTAAATCTTTGGTGATCAAAGTTGTTTTTCCAACTGCTCTTTTGCCGACCAGGGTTGCAGTGATTGAACCTCGAGTCAAGCATTCAGGATTAAATTTTCGAATAGTAAAAGTATTATTATCCATTGTATTTATTATAAATAAGATATATTTATAATAAACGCGTGATTATAATCTAGGAATAATAAAATAATTGAGATAATAAAACATAATTGCTGCCACTAGGGCAGCTAAAGTTCCGTACATGGCATCACTTTTGAACTGATCGGGATCAACATCAGGATTGAGGATTCGGCGAATAAAATAATAAGCGATCCCCCAGAGGAGAGCTTTAAAGATAAAATTTTGGACAGTTTCTTCGTCCATTTTCTATATTATACGGCATTATTTTTAAATCTTGGCCAAAAATATAAATAAAATGATTCCAGGATTGACTCAACAAGTTTTCATGAGTTTCGTCATTCGTGGCGTGCTTTGGGGTTTGACTTACTACTTCATTCGTCGCACATTGAACCCGAACACTCGGGATGAAGCCGAGAAGTTCCGCAGTGATGCTATTTATGGTTCGCTAGCTGCCTTTATCAGTGGCCTTGCCTTCTGGTACATTGACAAGGTTATCAACTATGTTGATGCTGGTTACTAAAGTAATTTAATATGATAATTTAATATTCTGATTCAATCTGCTTGAAAAATATTGATTTCAAATAAAGTTAAAAAAATATAATTAACTTTATAGTATAGAATAGATGCCGAAAATTCGCTTTTGCCCAGAGTGTCAGAATAATTTCTCCAATTACAGTTACGTCACCAAGCGACTGGGGAATAAACCGGTTAATTATCTGGTCTATACTTGTCAGGCCTGTCTCTACACGGAGGAGGTGGAGAATGTAGTTTCATTGGAAGAAGGGCTTCTCTTCAGTAAGACTAATCTGAATCGAATGCCAGATCGGGAGATCAATCCGGATATGTGTTTAGATCCGACTCTTCCTCATACGATTCAAGTCGAATGTCCAAATAAGGAATGTAAGACCAATCGGGATGATACCAAGAGGAATGTGGTCTTCTTTCATTATAATACGGAGATGAAATTGGCGTATATTTGTTGTGTTTGTCGTTCGTTTTGGAAAGTCAAATAAGATGAAATGAAAACACCTTTTGATTAAAAATCTCCTTTTAATTATAGGAACTCCGATATAAAACCCCTTCTGATTGTTTATTGTCTTTCGTCATAAAATAAAAAACCCTTTTGATTGTGATTTACTTTGGAGCCTCTAACAGATGAAAACCCTTTTGTTTATTTTTTCTTTAGGGTTTAAAAAATAAAAATTTAGGGGGATTCGGATAAATTTCAAAATTTAGGAGGATCCATATAAAATAATAGAAATAATTTTGGGTTTATATTTGGGTTTCTTTGTTAGGGAGGAACTTATTTTAGGGCCTCACTAGAAAATTTTATCTCACATAATGATATAAAAGGATGGCAAGAAGTCGCTCCCGATCTCGTTCTTCATCAAGACGTAAACCCCTAACAGCTTATCAACGTCACGTTAAGCAATTCGCTAAGACCTACAAGGGTCGCGGAAATGTGATGCGCGCTGCTGCCGCAGCCTGGCGCAAGAAAGGCGGAAAGTCTCGTTCGCGCCGTAAGTCGCGTAGCAAGTCTCGTTCGCGTAAACGCTCTCGTTCGCGCAAATCTCGTTCGCGTAAACGTAGCCGCTCGCGCAAGCGCTCCAAGACTCGTTCGCGTAAACGTAGCCGCTCACGCAAGCGCTCCAAGACCCGTTCGCGCAAGAGCCGTTCGCGCAAGCGCTCCAAGACCCGTTCGCGTAAACGCTCGCGTAAGAGCCGCTCGCGTCGCCGCTCTCGTCGTCAAAGTGGTGGAGCTGCTAAACGTCGTCGCAGCCGCTCGCGCAAGCGCTCCAAGACCCGCTCGCGTAAACGTAAGCGTACTCGCTCGAAGAAGCGCTCCAAGTCTCGTTCGCGCAAACGCACTCGCTCGCGTAAGCGTTCCAAGACCCGTTCGCGTAAACGTAGCCGCTCGCGCAAACGCTCCAAGTCCCGCTCGCGTAAACGTTCGCGTAAGACCCGCTCGCGCAAGCGTAGCCGCTCGAAGTCGAAGGGACGTAAGCGTAGCCGCTCGAAATCTCGCTCCAAATCGCGCAGCCGCAGCCGTAGCCGCTCAGGCAAACGTCGCCGTGGCCGTATTGTGACTCTTTCGTTGGCTCGCCGTAAATCAGCTGGAACCATCGCTGGTATCCGCCGTGCTCACTACACCAAAGCTGGCAAGCTCCGTAAAGGTCATGCCGCTAAGTTGCGTGATGCCTTTACTGCTTACATCACTGGCAACCAGTAAATAATTAACACCAAAGATTAATTAAATTTAAACACATCAAATGTTTAAATTTATTTCCATTTCACTCAAATCCTCGTAATCACCCTTTTTATATTGATTTTCGGACAAAGTTAAAAAGCCCGAATCTTGTCCAGGGTTGCGCTCTTGAATCCCTTCTCACCGACGGCCTTAAAAATCTTGTTCAGCGTCTTGTGCTCAACAGCCAATTTGAGGCCGCTCATGGTGGTGATTCCGCAACGTCCCAACTTGTTTAGGACTTTGCTGAAGTTATCAGCATCCCAGGTCTCTTTGATCCAGTGCAAGAGTGTTGACTCTAATTCGTTGTGATTAATTTCTGACATATTAAATAATTCTCAGTTTTCAAAGTAATCAAAAGAAAACCCAATCAATTTTGCATTATCTCGAGGAGATCTACAAAACCCTAATTTACAAAACCCGAACATATCCGTCGCCTAATAACTTGGTTGTTCCCCTTCCCGCCAATCGCCCAATCGGATTACTAGCGATTAGGGTCGTTCGATCAAGATCATCCAACTCATTAGCCGGACATTTATATTGAAATGCGGTCCGATAATGGGTATGTCCGAAAATCCAGGCCGCCGGTCGCATCAATTCAATCAATCCACTCAGATCGGTCGCGAAGGAATAATTACACCATTTCATTCGATCAATCTTACCTGAACGATTATAAGGAATAAATTTAGGATGACAACATTTTTTAATCAAGGGTGCATGATGGGTTACCACCAAAAGGGGATCTTGTTCATCTGATTCAGGACAGTTTTCCCAGAGCCATTTAATACTTTCGCCCAAGAATCGATCTGTATCTTGAACGGTCAAGTATCGTCCTTGATATTGAATACGATAGTAGTCAGCCATTTTTTTCTCAAGAGTTTTGATCTTCCGGTTCAATCTCTTTTCATTTTGGTCAACTGGTCCAGCCGACCACATAGTGCTTCCCATGATGGTCAACTCTCGTCCATCATTCAGAGATAATGAAGTTGTTTTATTGTTCAGGACTTCAAAATTCTCAAAAATCCCTTGGTATCCCTCTAAAATCAGGTTAGTTTCTTCAAAATCGGCATCATAATAATCATGATTACCGGGAACCAACAAGACCTGATCGAAATCTTGGCAGACATTTTTGAGAAATTCGCCATAAATCCCGTTATTAACCCTTCCAATGTCGCCGGCAATTATCAGATAAGGAGCCACAGCCTTGACTCTCGGAGCATTCATCTCTCGCCAACAACGATAATCTAGATGAACATCTGACATGTATTGAATATCTCCACCAAAAGGCGTATGCGCTACTACTTGCCGAAGATCACTATGATGACCATGACTTAAATTTCGAACAAAAATACCTTTTGCTCGAAATACTTTATTACTATTAGTTTTACTAAATCGACCAATTAATGAACGAAACATCTTCTCTTTGTTCTGATAATCTTTTGTTGATTAATAATTCAAATTTCCAAATCAAAAATTACTTAATAAACCACAATTCAACATCCTCACTACAGTCCTCCATCTTCCGCCAACTCGAATGAGCCACCTCACCCTTCTGCATTCGAACCTGACCCAACAGACCGACCAAATTCCATTCTTTACGTTCTGAACGAGCCTGATATTCTCGATTTGGATCATATTCGGGGTTAATCTTGGGTTCGTAAACCAATTTGTCTTGACCATTTTCAATAATGATCTTTTGTTCCATGATGGGTTGTCCCCATTTATCCCGAAGAAACTTGCCTTGCCACTGGTTCACATCGTTACCAATCAAACCAGATTGATTAGAAATAATTCCAATCGGAACCTCATCGACTTTAGCCCGACGAATTTTCTTACCTTCTAGAGTCACACTAGTTCCCACCGGAATCACTTCCCCATCAACCGACTCAAAATACTCCGCATAATCAGCCATTCCAACACCAACACCCGGTGTGATGGCACCTGAACAAAATACATGTCCGTTTGAAGTAATACTAAATACATTTCCACCAACTGCTCCTGGTACTCCAGGAGCCAAAACAGGGGCACTGACAGTGAATATACGAGGTGTATCAGCTGGTAAAGGAACAGAAATTACCGGTCCAGCAGCTAACGAAGCACCAATAGAATAATATGGTCCTGGTACTGTTCCAACACCAATCAATCCTTCCGTATTAGGACCAACACCAAAGACAACTGATCCATCAGGACTTAAAAATGATAAATTAAGACCTTTCCCCCCTCCGATAAATGAATAATTAGAAGAATATTTAGCCGATGGGGTAGAACTAATTTTATTACTCATTCCACCAACAATTGCAGAATATTTACAATCCTTAAAATTACCACTGCTATTATCTCCAATTATATTACTTCGACCACCAAAAATTGCAGATCCATCACATTTTCCACCATATGGTCCAGCAGCCTCAATAGCATTGAATGTACCACCTGAAATTACAGCATAGCTGGCTCCTGATAAATCATTGTCTTTACCACAGACAATTCCACTACTAGTAGAGACAAAATTACCAGGAACCATAGTATTTGCATTGCCACCTCCAATAAAACCATAAATATTTAAACCACCCGAATCAGTGATTGTATTTCCTGCTCCACCACAGATAACTGAATACGGTGCATCATAAATTCCATTATTGGATGTATACGATGAAGATGAGTCACCTCCTCCACCACCAATAAAAGAACTATTGCTTCCAGTTATCTTATTCCCAGAACCACCAACAATAGCTGCACTTGCTGAATCCTCGATCTTATTACTCAAACCACTCCCAATGAAACAATAATTTGTATATACCTTCGTGGTATTACCATAAATTTTATTGTTCATACCACCAACAATTGATGAATAATTCGCATAGCCATAATAGGTATAAATTTTATTACTTTTACCTCCAACAATTGTTGAACAATCTGCATTGTAATATTGGACGGAAATTTCATTTCCTCTACCTCCACTGATAACACTGAACCGTGAATGATATTGAGTTTTGCTTGAAATAATATTGCTGTCACCTCCACAAATAGTAGAGGAATCAGACCCACCTGTAATATTATTGAAGAAACCACCTGAAATGGTTGAAAGAGGAGAATCTGACACAGAATGATCGGTACCACCTGAAATAATAGATTGAGCTGAAGATGCAATTGAATTAACTCCACCTCCACCAATAAACGACCCAGCGCTAGATGTGATTGAGTTGGAACCAACTTGTCCACCACCAACAATAGTTGCATACAATGAATCAGTAATATTATTATTTTTACCACCCCCAATCACATTAAAGCCATTAGTCGCACTAGTTTGTGTAATTTCATTCCGAGCACCTCCACCAATCACTGAAAAGTTGTCATTTTGAATTACATGACCTTGAGCACCAGCTGCCATCAGATAGCCACCACCACCAATAAATGAAAACTCCCCGCTAGTAATATTCTTATACCCACCACCAATAAAACTACCTATAGCACCACAATAATTATATCTTCCTCCAACAACAGTAGAATCAGTGTATTGTGCTTTATTATTATATCCTCCACAGACGGTCGAATAGTTGTCTCCTGCAACATTACTAGCACCGCCCGCAATAGTGCCATAACAACCATCGCATTTGTTATCGCGACCACCTCCCACAAAACCACCTATATCTGCAGTAGTATTATGTTGACCACCAACAATTACAGATTTATCCCCTATTGCAGTGTTACCTTTTCCACCACCAATAACTGTATGAGTTGAAAATGTACTAATAAAATTTCCATCTCCTCCACCGATAAAGCTTCTTGCTCCACTCAGCGAATTTTTATAACCGCCTCCAATGAATCCATAAGTACCAGGTGAAGCCACATCATTATATCGACCTCCTCCAATTGCACCTTGAGCAGCCAGAGTGGTGTTCATAAATCCTCCTCCAATATTACTATACGTACCACCTGCAGAATTACCTCCCTCAATTGGTTGAATTGGACTAACACCAACACCATATTCATAAGGACTACTACCTGTTCCACCACTACCTGGAGCACCGACTTCACCCTTCATTCCCATATCACCTTTCTCGCCTTTAGCACCTTCGCCTTTTTCACCTTTATCAACAGCTCCAGCAGTACCATCAGCACCATCAGCACCATCAGCACCATCAGCACCATCCATTCCTTTCTCACCTTTATCTCCTTTATCTCCTTTGCTTCCTCCGCCGCCACCATCAGCACCTTTTTCACCTTTGTCTCCCTTGACGGAAGCACCATCAGCACCATCAGCACCAGCTGGACCAGCAGCTCCAGCGGCACCGGCATCACCTTTATCTCCTTTATCGCCACCGCCTCCTCCACCTCCGCTACCATCAGTTTGTTGTTGCCAAGCTCCACTGAGGCCAACATTGGGGTTCCAGATATAAAGAGCATTACTAATACTATCAACATAAATGACAGGACGGGTCGGATCATCTGGTGGAGCAACTGGAATACCACTGCTGCTTAGAATATTATTTGGTTCGATATTAAATAAGGCACTACCAGGTTGCACTAAAGTATCAATTCCACCAGCCGACCAAAATCGAATTGTATCACCATTCGTAGCTACAACTGTGCTACTAGCGGCTCCCACGGGACTATCAGCGGCTTCAAACGTAAATTGAACTCCGGCTGGATCTCCAGGTTCACCCTGGAAACCTTGAGTTCCATCAGGACCCGGACCTCCAGCATTACCTTGAGGTCCTGGCGGTCCATCTTTTCCTGGGAATCCTTGACCTGGTGGACCAGCTAAACCCGGAGGTCCCGCCGGTCCAGGACCACCAACACAACCTGGAGGTCCCGGTTGACCAATTCCTGGTGCACCGGCCTGTCCAGGTGAACCAACTTGCCCAGGAGCTCCCGGAGGACCAGCTTGTCCGATTCCAGGAGCTCCATCTCGTCCTGGGGGTCCAGCTGGACCTTCGGGACCAACATTTCCGATGCGACCAGGTGGTCCAGCATCACCGGTAATACCAACACAACAATCACAATCTATTACATTAACTGACATATCTATTCGAATGTAACTATATTATATAGAGCGAGAAAAATAATCTAACCCGTTAACCAAAAATAATCGGAATTCCGATTATTTTACTGGATCATTAAACAACCAACCATAGCTCGACTTGTTGATTGATTTTCTTCATCAATTTCCATCTTTCTCCAACCGGACTTCCAGCTCGGATTCTAATTTGACCAATCAATCCGACTAAATTCCACTTGGTCTCTCCTCGTCGACTCTTCTGAAGATCATTTCCGATTAATCCAGCTGATCGAGAAATCACTCCGATTGGTTCTTCACCACTGAGTGCTGGTCGAATTTTTTCATTCGTCAAAGTCACACTGGTTCCCACCGGAATTTCTCTCCCATCAGACGATTCGAAATATTCAGCATAATCAGCATTTCCTCCCCCGACTCCAGGAGTAATGGAACCAGCACAAAAAACGCGTCCAAAATTACTGATACTAAAAATATTTCCACCTCCTCCATAAGCACTCGAGACAACAAATAAACGATCACTTGATGCGTAGCTAGAAACGGTGATGTTTGTATAAGAAGGACCAGAGATAAAACTAATTCCTGCTTTTCCCGATCCAGCACCTTCGGTATTAGCACCGATCCCAAAGGCTGCAGCACCCGGAGGGCTTGAGCCAGTCAATTTCAAATCTTTACCACCTCCGATAAAAGCATAGTTGATCGCACTTCCATTTTTATTTGCAATGATATTATCATTGCCTCCTGCAATACAAGCATAGTCAGCTCCGATTATATTATTGCCTGATCCAGCACCAACACAAGAATATTTTGTTATATAATCAGTAATTCCGGCAACACTCCCATATGTGAATGCTCCAGTCTCGATACTATTACCAGCACCTCCACCAATAATTGCATATTCACCTCCAATTAAATTGGATAACCCACCACCAATAAAACAAAAATTTAGATCACCTGTATCGATAGCAGTTTTGGTGACTCTCCCAGTCAAAACATTTTTACGTCCACCCAAAATTCCGGAATAACTTCCACCCCGAACTTCATTTTGCTTACCGCCACCAATGATAGAATATTTACTATTGTCATTTGATGCTTGACCATATCCATAACCTCCAGGAACTATGCCATAAGCTCGAGCACCAGTATGAATTTCATTTTCTTGGCCACCCCCGATCATTGAATGTGATCCAAATAATAAATTTTTTTCTCCAGCTATTATTCCATCATAAGATTGATTATAAGTGAATTGAGTGTTGTATTTGATTATATTTTCACTTCCATTACAAATTCCAACTGAATATAACATCGGCATTCCTATATATTGCCCTTCAATTGTATTCATGTTTCCACTCATTATGGCACAATTTACTCCTCCTTCAAAAGTATTCATGTATCCTCCCCCAATTACTGAATTCTGACAGTCACTTCCAGACATGGTATTTGTTTTTCCACCTGTAATTACACTAAAATCTCCATATACAGTATTTCCACCATTAACTGGTTCAATCGGATTAGTTCCACCTGCAGCTCCGAATTGATAAACTAAATCTCCAGAAATTCCTTCACCTTTCGCCCCCTTCTCACCCTTCTCACTCTGTTCACCCTTCACGCCTTTCATTCCTGGCTCTCCTTTGACGACTGAATCTCCTGCCATTCCCTTTTCACCCTTCACTGCACCTTTTTCACCCGGGATTCCTTTGTCACCACCACCTTCACCGATAATTCCTTTACTTCCCATATCACCACCTGGCCCAGCTCCTCCTCCACCACCAATTATTCCTTTTTCACCTTTAGCTAATCCTCCAGACATATCACCTTTCTCACCTTTAGCACCATCTGCACCCTGAGCTCCAGTTGCTCCACCACCGCCACCACCCATTCCAGCATCTCCAGGATATCCTTTAAGACCGGCTGGACCCATTCCTCCACCAGCTCCATCAGCTCCATCAGCTCCATCAGTTCCATCAGCTCCATCAGCTCCATCAGTTCCGTCAGTTCCGTCAGCACCATCATCTCCATCATCACCAGAATCTCCAATTCCACCCATGATTCCTCCACCACCCATCGTACCTTTATCTCCAGTATCTCCAATCTCTCCAATCATTCCATTTTCTCCTTGTTCTCCTTTATCTCCAACTTCACCCTTCTGACCTTCGCCTGGTTCACCCTTATCTCCTTTATCACCACGAAAACCTTTATCTCCCATGGGACCTTGATTTCCCTTATTTCCAATTGGACATTCACAGAGCATCGAAAATCCATCAGTTTGTTGAGACCATTCTCCAGTATTAGTTCCTTCAATAGGACACCAAATATAGAGTTCATTTGTTATACTATTAAGGTAAAATGCTGGTCGTTGTGGATCTGGTGGAGCTCCCAATGGATCTCCACTTCCGACAATAATATTATTCATTTCCATCTTAGCTAGAGCACTCCCCTGTTCAACCAGAATCTCGATTCCTCCTGCTGACCAAAGTCGAATGGTATCTAAATTACTTAGCTCGACACTGCTATTCGGAACTCCATTCGGACTATCAGCTGCTACGACAGTAAAAGTAATTTCTGGTGGATCTCCCTTCAATCCAATCTCTCCCTGATCTCCAGTAAATCCTCGAGGACCTTGAAACCCTTGATATCCCTGAATACCATTGCAACCACAGATTCCCACACCAGGTGATCCAACAGGTCCAGGAGGACCAATTATTCCAGGAGGACCACATAATCCCATTGGACCTGGTGACCCAAATCCAGGTGGACCTGGAGGTCCTGGGGCTCCATCTGGTCCTGGAGTACCAATTGGACCTACTAGACTTAGACCTGGAGCTCCGTCTCGTCCCGGATCTCCTTGGGCTCCAATTTGACCAGTTACTCCGATTGGTCCTTGAATCCCTTGACCTCCAGTGATTCCAACACAACAATTACAATCTACAAAATTAATCGACATCACTCGTGATTCAATATAATATAATCTAAGAAGGATTATATTATTTTCGCTAAATATTTCCATTTATTGTCTGATCCATTTATCAGTATTCTTTTATCTATTTGATCAACCAGAGATCTAAATTAGAATTTATTTCTTTCATTTTGATCCAATAAGAATTAATCGGTTGACCCTTAATAATTCTTACCTGACCAAGAAGACCAACCAAATTCCACTCCGGACGTTGACTTCGGGGAAGATATTTTTTATCAGGATCAAAATAAGAAGATATGATTGGTTCTTTTGATTCATTCAAAATCAAATCACCCCATTGATCTCTCAGATACTTACCCGACCAATCTTGATACTCATTTCCAATGATCGCAGCTGAATCAGAGATCACTCCGATCGGTTCATCTCCAACTCGATCAGCAACTCGAATCTTCTCTCCATCAAGAGTAACCACAGTTCCAACTGGGATCTCCAAACCATCAAATGATTCAAAATATTCAGCATAATCAGCATTTCCAATCCCAACTCCAGGTACAATCGCACCAGCACAAGTAACATCACCATTTTCAGTAATACTAAAAACATTTCCGCCTCCACCTGAGGAGCTTGAAACAGTGAAGACTCTCTGTCCAGTGACAGCAGCACTGGCATCACCTACTACAATACTTTTATACGAAGCTGCAGTGATACTGGTAATAGAATAATAAATCCCAGCTCCAAATCCGTGAGCTCCCACTTTATTGGGTCCAATTCCAAATACTGCAGTTCCTGGAGGACTAACAGCTCCAATTGTTAGATTTGAGCCGGCTCCAATAAAACCGCTCGGAGAACTACCTAAAATAGTATTTGTTTCACCGCCACAGATCGAACTATAGTCACTATTATTGAAAATCCGATTATTATATCCCCCGAGAATAACAGATGCTTGAACATTAGCATAAATTTCATTATCCTTTCCCCCTCCGATAAAATTATCATTAGATCCCGAAGTTTTAATATAATTGTTCTTACCTGCTCCGATTAGATTGAAATTTCCGAATTTAATTTGGTTATTCGAACCACTAATGATTCCAGAACGATCTGATTCATAAACTGTGTTATTTTTACCAGCTCCGATGATTGAATGAGTCACATTACTTGACGAAACAGCAGCCGTGATGGCATTACTGTTTCCAGCTCCAACGATCGAATCAACTCCATAATTTTTATTTGATTGTCCGGCAATAATGGCATTTCTTAAAGCATCGCCGCCAAGACCGGTGATTTTATTGCTATCACCAGAGACAATAATCGATTCTGATGCAGTATCAATCGCATTTCCCTGACCACTTGAGATCACACATCGATCAGCCTGATCCAACATATTAGTATCACCTCCACTAATGACTCCATAATCAGATCCAATCATGATCATGTTAGATGCACCTCCACTAATCACAGCATAACTGGGAGATCCGGAAATAGAATTTGCCCCATAGGTTGGTCTGATTGAATTTGTCGCCTCAGAGGTATAGATTTGAATTGCAGCACCACCTAATTCTCCTTTTTCTCCTTTAATTGGATCTCCCTTCATTCCACTTTCTCCATCTTCTCCCTTATCTCCTTTTCCTCCAGGTTCTCCTTTATCTCCTGGTAATCCTTTATCTCCGGGCAATCCTTTGTCTCCCGGTGATCCTCCACCCATCATATTAGGATCTCCTTTATCCCCCATATCTCCTTTATTTCCTTTAGCTCCAACAGATTCTCCCTCTTCTCCTTTATCACCTTTATCTCCAACAAATGGGTCTCCTTTCTGACCAACCATACCTTGAGCTCCTGGACCACCAACCCCACCATCTTCTCCTTGAAATCCTCGAACTCCCTGAGCTCCAGGAGTTCCAGCTCCACCTGCGGAACCAGGAGTTCCATTATCTCCGGGATCACCATTAATACCATTTATTCCCGGAGTTCCATCTATTCCTGTGGCTCCCCTTAGACCTTTATCTCCTTTACATCCTTTATCTCCATCATCTCCTTCAAATCCATTGAAACCCTGAAATCCTTTAACTCCCATTTCTCCTTTAATTCCTTTATCTCCCATCTCTCCCTTCTCACCTTTCGGTTGATCACCTTTTTGTCCCTTAAAACCGATTACTCCTTGAGAACCACGTATACCTTTGTCGCCGATGACACCTTTGTCACCCTTGGGACAGATAGCTCCACCTGAACCATCAGTTTCCTGAATCCAGGATCCACCTAGGGGAGACCAGGTCCATAATTGATTGTTCTCAGTGTTTAAATAAAATACTGGTCTAGTTGGGTCTTGAGGAGCAGAGATTGGATCTCCAGGAGCGTAAAGAATATTATTGGGTTCTAATTTGACCAGAGCACTTCCTGGTGTCACTAGAGCATCAATTCCTCCAGCGGACCAGAATCTAATTGCATCTCCATTCTCAATTATAACACTACTATTAGGAGCTCCAAATTGATTGTCAGCAGCTTCAACAGTTAATGAAAATTGACTAGCATCACCGATTAAACCTTTCATTCCTTGGACTCCCTGATTTCCTTGAAAACCCCGAAATCCCAACTGGCCTTGAGATCCATCACAACCGGGAGCTCCAACTCCTGGTGGTCCTGATTCTCCAGGAGTTCCCACTGGTCCAACTGGTCCAGCCCCACCTGGTGGACCTCTGGGACCAAAACCAGGTGGGCCAGGTCTGCCGGGAACTCCAGCTTGACCAGGAGTTCCAGGTGGTCCAGCAATACCAATTCCCGGAGTCCCGTCTCGTCCCGAAACGCCGGGGAGACCTCGAGTTCCTGGTTGTCCCAAGAGACCTTGTGCTCCAGTTGGGCCAGTAATACCACTACAACAATTACAATCTTTAATAATATTCATCGAAATATAATAGATTGACTATATTATATTTCTAGATAATACCTCGGTATAATTACATTTAATAATTTAAATCATTTAATAAACCAAAGATCTGATTGAAGGTCAATTTCTTTCATTCTTCTCCAAAATTTGAATTTAAATGTTTGATTTTTATTAATTTTAACCTGTCCTACTAATCCAACTAGATTCCATTCAGGTCTTTGACTTCGAGGAATATATGACCGAGAAGAATCGAATTCGGGAGAGATGACTGGTTCTGAAATCCATTTCCCGTTGACTTGTCTTTTTTGGTGAACTATTTTTCCCCATTGATCACGTAAATATTTCCCTGACCATTGATTGACCTCATTTCCAATCACACAGGAGGTATCAGAGATCACCCCAATCGGAATATCTGATTCATTCTTGACGGGTCGAATCAAACCATTCTCCAGAGTGACTACAGTTCCAACTGGGATAGATCGATCATCTAATGATTCAAAGTACTCTGCATAATCTGCCATTCCAACTCCCACACCTGGAGTAATAGCCGAAGCACAAACCATATCACCTTCTTCGGTGACACTAAAAATATTACCACCTTGATTTATTTGACTAACAGTAAAAACTCGTCTACCTGATACCACTGTACTAGCATCTCCAACTACGATAGTTTTATATGTTCCCCCACCAATACTGGAAATTGAAAAATAACTTCCACCTCCAAACCCATGAGCCCCATCAGTATTTGGACCATCACCGAACACTATGCTTCCATCAGGATTGTCATCCAAGTAAAGAGAATCGCCTCCTCCGATCATTCCATACGCTACTCCTCCACTGATAATAGTATTATATTGTCCCCCACAGATAGTATTATCATTTCCGACTGTGATCATATTTTTATTACCTGAAAAAATTCCACTCTGATCACTACCCGTGATTTCATTCTCTAATCCCGCTCCGATAATTGCTTTTTCGCTAGTAGTAATTGTATTATTATTTCCAGCTCCAATGATTGAGTATTTTGAACTGTTTAAAATTTTGTTGGTTTGACCGGCTCCGATTCCGGCGTGTGAAGAATTGTCAATCATATTTGATTGTCCGGCTCCAATGATCGAATATGTTGAAGAATCAATTTCATTGTTAGCGCCAGCTCCAATCATTGCATAATCAGAACTAGATAAAATCATATTACTCAGACCGGCTCCAATTCCACTATTGTCACTAGTATTAATCAGATTCGTTTTTCCAGCTCCGATAAAAGACTGGTTGGATGAAATAATATCATTATTTCCTCCCCCGGAAATATTCGATCTGAGTGAAGCATCAATTTCATTTCCAAATCCTCCGCTGATGACTGAATAATGCGATTTGGTAGAAATCATATTTCCTCCTCCCTGACTAATTACACCATAGTTTCCACTAGTGGTATTTCCTCCATTGATCGGTTGAATTTCAAACACTCCACCACTATTAAATTCGTAGATACTACTTCCAACACCATCTCCTTTCTCTCCCTTATCACCTTTCAATCCTTCTCCCATCATTCCTTTTTCTCCTTTTTCACCATCAGCGGATCCAATCGCCACTCCTTTTTCTCCTTTCATTCCTTTGTCTGCCATCTCACCTTTTTCTCCTGGACCTCCGTCAGGTGGACCATCATCACCTTTATCTCCTTTAACACCCTTAGTTCCTTTAGTACCACCTGGTTCTCCCTTTTCACCTTTTTCACCTTTTCCAACTCCAACTCCGGATTCACCTTTATCTCCTTTATCTCCAGGTGCCCCAGCTCCAGCACCGACTCCCGGTTCTCCTTTCAACCCTTTAACTCCAACTGCACCCATTCCTCCGTCTTGACCGTCTTGTCCATCTTGTCCATCCATTCCTTGAGCTCCAGGGGTTCCATTTTTTCCATCTTTTCCATCTTGACCTGGTTTACCTTCGGCTCCTCGTAAACCCTTTAGACCTTTCTCTCCTTTATCTCCTTTGATTCCTCTATCTCCCTTAATTCCTCTCATTCCTTTATCTCCCTGATCACCTTCTTCACCTTTTTCACCCATTTCTCCCTTTACTAATTCACCTTTATCTCCTTTAAAACCCATTTCGCCCAAGATTCCAATCAGACCTTGATCACCTTTAAATCCTTGATCACCTGGGGGACATAATTGCATTCCTGATCCATCCGTTTGTTGCATCCAAGCTCCACCCAGAGGACACCAAATGTAAAGAGCTCCAGTCAGACTATCCATATAAAAAGCGGCCCGAGTTGGATCAGGTGGAATTGAAATGGGAGGTCCTTCAGCGGTGAACATGTTATTTGGTTCCAGATTGATCAGAGCACTTCCTGGGTCGACTAATGTCTCGATTCCGCCTGCTGACCAGACTCGAAATACATCATTATTACCAATTTTAACTTGACTATTTGCTGGCCCTAATTCACTATCAGCACCTTGGACGAAAAAACAGACGTCGTCGACACTTCCTTGGATTCCCAACATTCCTTGAACTCCGGTTCGACCCTGAGATCCTTGAAATCCACGCCATCCTTGACTTCCATCACAACCTGGAGCTCCCACTCCAGGTGGACCTACCGCTCCTGGAGCACCAACCCCACCTGGAGGTCCCACACAACCAGGTTGTCCGACTGGTCCGAACCCTGGCATCCCATTAATTCCCGGCACTCCCACTCGACCTGGTGCACCAGGTGGACCAACAATTCCGATTCCTGGAGTTCCATCTCGACCCGGAGGACCCTGAGGTCCCATCCCTCCACCAAAACCGATTCGCCCCCGATTTCCGGCATCACCGGTTAAACCCAGACAACAATCACAATTTACAATATTACTAGTCATTTTTAATCTTGAACACTATATAATATAAGTCCAAATATATTATATAAGAAGAATTTCCCGAAACTATTCTAACTGCTGTCACGATAAGAAAAAGCGAAACCAGTTAGAATATCACCATTATCACTGGTACCATGTGGACTGGCACATTGAAAAATAATACTCTGAGTACCAACATTCCCTCGAATATTTCCTGAATGAACCCTTGAACCATCCGCACCAGAGTTATCTCCGCTGGCTCCCACACCAGTCATATCATTATCACTTGAAAAAGATCCAGGCATACCCACCCAGCTTGTAAAATTCCCTATATCTATTGTCATGATACCTTCTCCTTGAGCTCCAGGAGCACCTACATAGGTACGATAATCAATTTCGATTTGACATGTCACAAATACCATATTACCTATTTTAATATATTGTCCTACCCCGGCATTGTTTCCAGAACCACCTGTAATTAGACCAACCTCCATTGTAGTACCAGAAGCAACACCCATATCCCCCTTATCTCCGATATCACCGGGTGGACCATCATTACCTGAATCTCCCTCATCACCTAGATCTCCCGGGTCTCCCGCAATTCCACCACTACCGTCAGCCCCATCAGTTCCATCTTGACCATCTTGACCATCCTGACCATTCTGACCATCTTGACCTGGAACTCCATCAACTCCATCTTGACCATCCATTCCATCTTGTCCATCAGATCCTGGGACTCCGATCGGTCCCTGAGGTCCAGATCGACCCTGAGCTCCTTGATAGCCAAATAATCCTTGATGTCCTTGAACTCCTTGAAATCCTTGAAATCCCTGACAACCTTGAGCTCCTTGCATCCCATTATCACCAACATTTCCGACATCACCTTGAGCTCCAGTCATCCCTACCTCTCCGACATCACCGTCAGCTCCCTGAGCTCCCTGAGCTCCAGGTGGAGTAATTTCATTACCCTGAGTCTGTTGGAGCCAAGCCCCTCCTCCTCCTAGATTCGGATTCCAACTATACATTTTATTATCGATATTATTAACATAAATTACTGGTCGAGAAGGATCTGGTGGAGCCCCCACAGGAATTCCATTCGATGCAATCAAATTAGCTGGTTCCAAATTAATCAATCCACTTCCGGGTTCAACTAAAGTATCAATTCCACCCAGACTCCAAACCCGAACCGTATCTCCTGATCCCACCTGAGCTGTACTATTGGCTAGTCCAGTTGGTCCGTTAGCAGCTTCAACGGTAAATAAAATCTTCGGTGGGATTCCTGGTACCCCCTGACTCCCCGTCGGTCCTCGAAATCCATATAAACCTATCTCGCCTTGAGCTCCATCCTGTCCTTCAATTCCAAAACCCCGTGGTCCAGCTGGACCGGGAGGACCAACATCACCGGGTCGTCCAACTGGCCCAGGTGGACCCGGAGCTCCATATCCGGGAGGACCCGGTAATCCAATTTGACCAGGTTGTCCAGGTTCTCCTTGAGGTCCAGATATTCCAATTCCTGGAGTTCCATCTTGTCCAACTGGACCCTGTGGACCGACAGATCCTTGAATTATATTTATAATTTGATTTGAATCTGACATATATAATCATCTGATAAAAATTAATAGTTATTATCATTCAATAAAGCTATTATAGACGTCGATAAGAAAAACAAAATACAGAAGGAACATTAGTATCTCCTTGATGTGGATTAGCAACCCTACACCTAATACCTTCTGTACCATTAGCAATGAGATGACCCACCCGAATTTCATTGGTATCACCACTTCCACCAACACCACTTAGATCAGTTAATCCACCAAATGTTGAAGAAGGTAATCCCCAATCACTTAAAGTTCCTAAATTTAAAGTCTGATATGCTTCATCATCATATTCATCAATTATACCACATAAAGTCACAAAAACTATATCATTAATTCCATCATCTACTTCAATATAACTTCCTGTACCACCAGAAATATCTCCTATAGTTGCAGTACAAGAACCAAATGATAACATTGGTCCTCCTACTGAATCATCTCCAGTGGGACCAATTGGACCATCTGGTCCCATACCTCCAGTTGGTCCATCCATTCCAGGATCTCCTGGATCTCCAGCCGGTCCTGCCGTTCCATTACTTCCATCAGCTCCATCCTTTCCATGCTTTCCATCTTGACCATCTTGACCATCCTGACCATCAGCTCCAGGAGTTCCATCTTGTCCATCCTGACCATCCTGACCATCCTGACCATTAACTCCAGGTGGACCAAATGGTCCCGGTGGTCCATTCTTCCCTTGGAGACCAATTTCTCCCCGATATCCTTGAACTCCCTGATAACCACGATATCCCGGAAATCCCAAATCACCTTGACTCCCCATTCCACCTTGAGCACCAGTCATTCCTTGAGCACCCTGCATTCCAGTCATTCCAATCATTCCTTGAGCTCCATCAGCACCTTGAGCTCCAGTCAATCCCACCGGGCCTGCTCCTGAACCATTTGTTTGTGTGATCCATCCTCCTAAATTAGGATTCCAGATATATAATGCATTAGTATTACTGTCAACATATAAAAATGGTCGACTCGGATCGGGTGGACTATCAATTGGTGCTCCATTACCACTTAATATATTATTCATCGCTACTTCAACGAGAGCACTTCCTGGTTGAACATAAGTATTAATTCCTCCAGCAGACCAGATTCGAATTGCATCTTCATTATTAACAACTACACTACTACTGGCTGCTCCCAGAGGATTATCAGCTCCTTCCAGAGTGAATGTAATTTCTCCTGGATCACCTTGAACTCCTTGAGGTCCAGTTGGTCCAGCTAGTCCTTGAGGACCACCAGAACCTTGACGACCATTGCATCCTGGATATCCAAATCCAGGTGGTCCGATTGGACCGATTGGACCAAGTTCACCAGGAGGTCCAGCACATCCAGCTGATCCCGGTGGACCAAATCCAGGTGGTCCTGGTGGTCCCATTGGACCAGGACTTCCTGCTACTCCTGGAGCTCCAGCTTGTCCCATTCCGGGAGCTCCATCATATCCAGGGATACCCTGAGGCCCAGTTCTTCCTTGAGAATTATCCATTTTTTGATTGAATATATACTATAAAAACGTAAAATAAATTAATCATAATTTATTTTACTCTTATGGTTATTTGACAATATAAGAAAAAAAGAATCCGGTTCGAACTGGACCACCATCTCCATGAGGACTATGCACCTGAAATACAATACTATCATCACTTGGGTCTGCTTTCAAATTACCAGCATGAGCAGTATCATCATCATCTGTATCTTCACCACTTGATCCAAATCCACTCAAATCACTATCAACTATAAAATTACTTAGTGGTAACCCCCAATCACTCAATGTTCCAATATTTATAGTCGCGTTGGCACTACCGCTAACATCAACAGTTCCTTTACATGTGACAAAAACGCGATCACCAATTTGAATATATTGACCTACACCATCTACAAAATTGCCTGCTCCAGCGTTTGCAATTTCATCAAATGCCGTTGCAACTCCTCCACCACTACTACCTGGAGGACCTTTTGCTCCCTGAGATCCTTGAGTTCCATCAAAACCTTGGGCTCCCTGGGCTCCTTGAGCACCTTGGGCACCAACTCCACCACCGGTTCCATCAATTCCATCTGCTCCATCGGTTCCATCTTGACCATCTTGTCCATCCTGTCCTGGAGTTCCATCAATTCCATCAGCTCCATCTTGTCCTGGAGTTCCATCCTGTCCCGGAGTTCCAGAAACACCATATCCACCCTGGGGTCCATCACGACCTTGCATCCCTTGAAAACCTCGAAAGCCCTGATTACCTCGTAACCCTTGCAGACCTTGAATTCCTTGAGATCCTTGAGCTCCATCGGCTCCCTGCATTCCCTGAGGACCCATATCTCCCTGCATTCCCTCTGGTCCCATATCTCCCTGAGCTCCCTGAGCTCCTGGTAATCCTTGAGCTCCCTGCATTCCCATCCCGGATCCATCAGTTTGACGCAACCACATTCCTCCTCCACCTAAGGTCGGATCCCAAGTCCACAAAGCATTAGTAATTCCATCAATATAAGCTGCACCTCTCTTCGGATCAGCTGGTGGATCAACTGGATCTCCATTAGCGGCGAAGATATTATTGGCCTCCACATTAAAAATTGCACTCCCCTGTTGAACTCCAGTCTCAATTCCACCCGCCGACCAAATTCGAATTACACCTCCCGTCGTAATCCCAACACTTCCACCGTTAGCTACTCCATATGGACTATCTGCCGCTTCAACCGTAATTCCAAACGGAGTCTCAGCACCCATCACTCCTTGAGGACCAACAACTCCCGGAGCTCCTTGAAACCCCCGCAAACCTTGAGTCCCGTCCTTTCCAGGAAACCCAACCCCCGGAGGACCAACTGGTCCCTGAGGTCCACCTGGACCCGGTCTTCCCATCGGTCCAGGTGGACCCTGTCCACAACATCCCGGAGGTCCTGGTGGTCCATATGGTCCAGCTTGACCGGCAATTCCAGGAGGTCCAACTAAATTCTGTCCATCCCGACCTCGTTCTCCGGGAGGCCCAGGTGGTCCCGGAGGTCCAATTGGAGTAATAGTATTAGGATCAATTATTTCTTCTGGTGGTTGACAATGAGACATTAATCACCGATTAAATATAATATCAACACATAAAAAACTAATTCAAATCCACTCAAATTCTAATTAAAAATAATTGATCACTTATATTATATACGTGATCGAACGATTAATGAATGAAAAATAATGAAATCAAACCTATTCCAACTTCAATTTCTCCTCCAATTCCCACCTCAATCAAACTAAATCGAGTAAAAAATAATCAACCGAAACCCCAGAACACAAAAACATCTGAACATCAAATTATTAAACTTGACCAACTACCAATCAATCTCAAACATATCAAAATCCAAGAAGTTTCCATCAAAGTTCCCAATAGCAGAATTGAAATTTTTCCCATCACTTATCGGAATAATAATCGACCCCTATTGATCCAGACTCCTCGTCTCTATCTTCCCTTCGGTCTCTCCAGCACATCCTCTTTCAATAATTCAAATGATGATAACAGTGATAATTCGAATGATAATTCAAACGAATCCTCCAATGAAAAATATCATCTTCATCTTTCTTTAGAATCTCCCAATAACCCGGAAATTAAAAAGTTTTCAGATCAAATCAACCAGATTGATAAATTCTGTCACCAAGAATACGACAATTATAAACTCAATCCCAGTATTCGCCAAAATCGAGACCGTTTCTATCCACCATTTATTCGAACCAAGATCAAACAAAATAAAAAGAATCATCCGTCATCATTCCAACTATTTGATTTGTTCAATCAACTCCAACCTCTGAGTTACATTATTCCTGGTTCTTGGGCCACAAGTATCATTTACTTGAAACATCTCTGGGTCAATAACAGTAATTGGCAACTCGGACTAACCTGGTGTGTTCTGCAGACCAAAGTCAAGACCCCGATCCCTCTCTTTCCGAGCGATCGGTGTTTGATTGATGATCCCTGGGAGGATGAAACTTTTTGTTCGATTTGTTACGCCAAAGTAGTTAAGAAACCCTGTGTTCAAGGAGTTCCTGAAGACGATATTCCTGAGAATCACGAACCACTTCCTGAAGAATACCAAAAGTACGCCAAAATGCACAAACTTGGAATTCCAATGTTAGCGATTATCCAACGATGTCAAATGGATGGTCTTGATCCCGAACTCCTTCGGAATCGTCACCAGAAACGCTTGACTACAGAGATTAAACAACTCCCAACTCAATCCTCATTACCTCCTCCACCACCACTACCACCCCCACCCAAACCATCGATCCCAACTGGTGGCCCCCGATTGCTCTTCAATAAAGCTGATCTCTTGAAGGGAAAATCAAAGTTAGGAACGAAGGATATAAAAGTCAAAAAAGTCAAAACTCTCCGACTTCGCAAACGAGATCCTCGAGTTCCTTCGCTTGATATGATTCTCAACAGTCGTGGTGGCTTGAGACAAATCAGAAAACCATCTGATTTTACCTCTCAAGTTAAATAACAAAGAAGTTTATTCGTCATTATTTCTCGCCAAAAGCTGATTCAACATACTTTTCATCAACTCTATTTCAGCCATCATCCTCCTTGATCTCTCTCGACAAGCCGGACAACGACCACATCCTGAAGAAGTAGAGCCGATGGTGGTAGAGCTGATGGTTGCAGAAGAAGTGGGTGAAGTAGAGTTGGTGTTCACTGGGTCAAAAAACCCGCTTTCCACCACAGACACCAAGGCCAATCTTGAAATTCCCGCTGGCAAGGGAGAGTAACTCAGTTTGGGGACCTCAAACAGAATTATCCGACAGTGACAACATTCTCCATGTTTGACATCTCCCTCGAAATGCCAATGATTGAAACAATCATGGCAGACTGGCTTCTGACAACAATCTAAATAATGTTTTGTTGGGACTGTGCACAACAAACAAGGTTCTTTTTCTCCTGATGGAGATTCAAATAAAAAATCGTTCGAATTATGATTTGACATTTTTCGAATGAGTGTTTTCATCATTAATCAAGTGATCAATAATAGATTTTATCGAAGAGTAACGCGCCTAAATCACCACCAGATCTTGAAGATCAAGACGTCTCTTCATTTCCCGACCGAAGATTCCGTGAAAAATAACCAAATATCTCTCCTTTCGCTTGGGAACTCGAACACTATCCCAACGATAACGAATTCCCTCTTTGACACGATAGCCTTTGCGATTGAAGCGTCTGACTACTCGCTTAACTACCTTCTGATCAAAAACATCAACTGAAAAGAGAGCCCAATCAAGCCATTGTTTCCGTCGAAGATAAGAATCATCCCATCGACCTGCGCGCTTTTCGATCATTTTTTCATGCCAAAGCAATTTCAGGCGTGACCAAACGATTTGTTCTAAAAAGTCTGCATTTAATTTAGCCTTCTTCTCATTGGCTTTCATTTCTTGATATTTCATTTTAATCCTATATAATCTAACAATGAAGATATTACTTTGAATCAACCAAAGTAATATTTAATATTAAAACCCATTTAATTCTTAAAAATCGATCTCTAGACTGCGATATTCTTCCCACCAGCTCTTGATCACCTTGTAGCCGTGCTCTCGAATCAACTTTTTGGTTGCTCGCTCCACTCGACCAACTCCATTCTGAACAATGTGATCAGAGAGCTTGCCGATCATTGGAATTTTTTCTTTCTCCAAAAGATCGTAAAAACCCTTTTGATCACTGTTCAATTTTTTCTCTTGCTGCTCGGTTGTTTTTTTTGTTAAGTCCTTTTCCATGCTTTTCACCACTGATTGAATAGTCTCCAGATCATCATTGATCGTGCATGGACGCCAACAACGTGCTCCATCGCGACTGTACCGGTTGATCAGATCCAGACCCTCCATTTTTTGACGCATAATTTGATCTTCAGAAACAGCTTCCTCCTCCTTCAATTCTTGTTTGATCGAATCAAGATCAACAAATTGACCCCGGGTTTCGATCAGATGAACCAGAAGCTTGTTCTTCAGATCATCCTTCTTTTCATAAATTGGGCCATATCCACAACTTTGGTTCAATTTTTCGATCAGATTTTTGATCCACTTTTGATAGATTGCCAGATCAGCTTCACTGATTTCTTCAGCCTCCACTGGAAGAACTTCTTTCTTGGCAGTAGTCTCCTCTTTCTTCTCAGGTTCCTCTTCTTTCTTGGAGACCAAAATTTGGTCTTCAGTCTTCATCTTTTCTGTTGGTTTAACTTCTTCTGGTGCAATCAATTTTTTAACAGACAAATGTTCCATCATCGCTTTCACCTGAGTTATCAGAAATTCACTGGAAACCGGAAGACTATTTCCTTGTGCATCATATTGATTCATACATCCACCGTTCTTCCAAGACCATTCTTGAGTGGATTCATATGGTCCAGAAAAGGTCTTTTCCGTCAATACAAGAACACCATAGCTCAGAGAAACGGTGTATTTTTGTTGATCTGGAAATTTTCTCTCAATCTGATATCCAGATCCATTTGAATAAGAAATAATTCCATCCTCTCGGAGATCGGCCAAAATGCCAGCAAGTTTAAATTGTTCTTCTTCTGTTGAAGTCATATTTGATTTGGTTTTATAATAAAACCAAATCAAATCAAATTTTATCTGAACGATTCAAAGGTTTTTCGAGTTCAAATCATTTTCCAACACCTATCCGAATCAAATGATTGATCAAATTATACAACTGAACTTCAGTATAACATTCTTGAATCGTAAATGTGTCATGACATAACGAACGAATAAAAGCGTTTTTCTTCGTAAAAGTCGGCAAACTAATCAACACTCGGGTTAAAATATCCAGCAGATCCGAAATATCATATCCACTATCCATCAGTCGTCGAACAGCTTGATAGGCCTTAGTACCCTGTCCTAATTGACAAGACTTTAAAATATCCTCGATCGTCTTAATCTCAGGTATTCCCAGAATAGAATAATACTGATCAGGATCGGTCCTTCCTAATAATTGTAACAAATTAACTGCAATTCGAATATCTCCTTCAGAATTCAAATAGATCAATTCTGACAATTCCTGACCAAATCGATATTTTCCATCACTATAATTGATCTCCTCTTCCTTTTGATATTTCTCGTTTTGACTCTCATTCTCTGCCATCTCATTATTCTCAGCCTGACAAATTTCTTCCAACATTTCATCTAATTCTTGTCGATCCAACTTTTGCAATTTTAAAATAGTGCATCGACTCTGGAGAGCCAAAATAATCTGACTGTAATCCTGAGTCACAAATATAAATCGAACTTTATGACTGTTCAACTCCATCACTCGCCGCAGAGCCATTTGAGCCTCAGTTGACATCTGATGAAACTCATAAATCACTACAATCTTCAATAATCCCCGAGGCAAATCAGTTGCTCGTTTCATGAAATCTGTAATATTGGTACAATTAAAATTTTTCTGTTTATTCTTAACCGATTGCTTTTCAGATACCACATCTTTGCCACGACTCAAACTTCCATAAATCTCTAACAAACCCTTGTTTAAATAATCTTTCCTTGAACCTGCACCTCCACCACCTAGATACTCGTCAATTAATAATTTGACCAATAATGATTTTCCAGTCCCATGGGGACCAGTGATAATTAGATTAGGGATATTTTTGGATTCGATATAGCTATTCAGAGTCTGAACTACTCCTCGATTTCCCTTAAAATCTAATAATTTTTTGGGTGCATGTTTGACAATAAATAGTCCTGCTGAGTGATCTTTATTCGGTTTCGATCTGAGGAACATCCTTACTTATTTTAATCAAATTATCTTTAATTCAACTCAACTATTAAAATATTATGCTCCATCAAAAATTTTAACGCGAAACAGATTTTGTCAAATTATAATACTTTGACAACATATAGAGCAATACTTGATGTATATTTTTGAAAAAGGCAATGATCTCTATGTTTACATTCATATTCCCAAGAATCATGGAACTTATATTAGATCGAGAATTTATGATAACTACAACGTCATTCAATCATTTTGGGGAATCTTCAATCATCGAGATTTTGCTCATCTTCCCTATCTTTTTCGGAAGAAATTTATTGAACAAAGCAAAGTTATCAAAGAACGAAAAACTAGATTTCCCAACCAAACCATTCAATATATTACCTTCATTCGCAATCCCTATGATCGAGTCATTTCCGCCTTTTTTCATCTCCATCGAGCTGATCTAGCTCGCCGACCTAATCGAGAGAAATATTTCATTGATTTTGTTGAACATGAACTGATTAATTACAAATTTAATGATTATAATTCAGATTATATTCACTATTATCCTCAATATAAATTTGTGATCGATCAAAATGGAAAAATAGGTTCCGACATCACCTTTTATAAATCAGATCAATATCACAACCAAGAATTGGTCTTCCCCGACACTTGGATTGTCCGAAAATACAACCTCAAACAATATTACACTCAACATACTCTCGACATCGTCAATCAACTCTATGCTAAAGATTTCGAAATCTTTAACTATCCCCAAGTCCTCACTCTTCCGAAATAATTGTCCCTAAAACAATATATCAATCTTCTTTAGAATCTCTTCTATGTTTCGAACAATTGAATCTAGATCATCTTCGACACTTACTTTATAGATGGGGATTTGGCAATTATTAATATCATAAATCCATTCAAATTGATAATGTAATTTCTTGAATTCATCCTCCGAATAATCATACTCATTCAACCGATCATGTTCAACACTTTCCTTCATCCGCCGATAAGTATTCTCGAAAGTTCCAAAAAGATAAATAATCACCTGTGGTTCCTGGTATAATTGAGTATATAACCGATTAAAAGTTGAGTATTCTAGATCAGTCAAGTACTCTTTATGTTTTAGATAATCGATATAAATATTCTTCAGACTATATAATGAATCAATCAATAATGGTTTCGAACCTGAAGATTCAGCATATCTTTCGCTAAAAGATAACAATCGATTAGTTTCATACATGAAGGAATGTTCCTTCGGATTTCTAATGAATGCTTGATGTAAATTTGGATCAGTTCGAGTTAAAAATATTTGTTTGCCTGATTTTTCTTGAACGGCTGCATAAATCTGATGTTTTATACATCCGGGTAATCCATCAAAAGAAATAATCATTTGATTTTATTTAAATTAATAAAATCAAATTTCTTTATCCCAAACGATGAAAGGATCATCTTACTCATAAATAACTCAGAATATTAGATTTAACGGGTCGTAATTGTGTAATTTTCTCCCAGAATTGAATCCTCTCCAGTCTTTGTTCAAGATCATATTTTTTATGTTTAATATCACCATAAACACTTTCTAGATCATATTTTTCCAAAAGATAATAAAACATTCTTCTTTCAAACTTGGAATACCATCCTTTTTTAGTGTATCTGTATTTATGCGAATAATTTTCACACCATCCTCCTTTCGAACATAAATAATTATGTGACCAGCTGTCATATCTAGTAGAACCTCCCCCACATTTTTTACATCCTGGTTGACGATATTCAGAAATCATTTCTGGACATCCACCCGGACTAAGAAATACATCCTTATGACGAAAGGCTACATTATGTACTGCTCGAATAATATTTTTAATTCCATTCAATCTCTTCTTGTTCATTTTTTCATCCCATCTGTTCATAATAGATCGTAAATATAATATATCAGCTTCAACTGGATCCATTCTTTAATTTATCTGATTGACATAATTTTAAATATTGTATTTTTTCAATAACTTATGATCTCGTTTAGGTGCTGTTAACTTCCGAAATCGATTAATCTCAGTAGCTTTAGCTTTCTTGTATTTTTGATTGTTCCCACTGAATACCTTTTTACCTGTTCTATAAATTCGATCATTCTCATCTGGTTCTCGTTCTTTCTTATCTAAATCTAAATTAATTCGGTCGTGAAATATTTTTTTATCTAATTTAGTTCCCTTCAATTTATCTTCTTGAACCTTTCGATATTCCTCGAACTCTTCCAACTTCTCCTCCAAATTCTCAAATGAATCCAGAAGATATTCGATTGCCTGAATTAACATTAGATCATTGACCTGATTCTTATATTCTCTCAAAATCTCAGTTACATCCTCCTTCTTCATCTGACGTTTTGGGTCAATCTTTCTCAATATTTTAATTGCTAATTGAACACATTCTTTACTAGCTTCCGGTTGTTTCTTGACTACCACCTCATCATCACTAAAATCGCCATCATCACATTCATCATTACATCCATCATCATTATCATTATCATCATTATCATTATCATCATTATCAGTACTTTCATTCACTTGATTTGGGATCATATTAACTACTATTTTTGTTTGATTCGAAGTTTGTTTCGAAGTTTGTTTTTCGGTTGAGATCCGAATTACTTTGATAGTTGGATCTTCTTCCAGGATTTCCTCCTTTATTTTCTCTTCCTTTATTTTTTCTTCCTTTGTTTTTTCTTCCTTTATTATCTCTTTCTTTATTTTCTCTTTCTTTTTAATAACTTTCTTAGCCGCAGTCTTCTTAGCCTTAGTAGTGGGTTTCTTTTTCTTAACAATATATTTACTGTTCCCCATATATAACACCTCAAGCAAATCTTTTCAACTCGAATCACGCATCCTCCTTCACATAAATTTGAACTGAGCTGCTCGCCATTTTATCCAATGTATCATCACTATAATCTCCATTTGGTTCGACAACTTTCTTTTCCTCAACTTTCTCTTCCTCCACTTCCTGATCTTCTTCTTTCTTCTCCTCAACTTTCTTATTCTTCTTGCCAGTCAGATGATTGTATCTTTTGTGGATAATCTTCTCTAAAGTCTCATCCATAACCACTCTTTTATCAGCCATCAATTGCTTGCACGCATAATCTAATTGTTTGCTTGGTTTATGAAGCTCGAATTTCTTCATGTGCTTCAGAATTCCTTTCTCATCATAATCACGGTAGGTACGAATATATCCTCCTTTGAAGAACGTAATTCCGGTGATATAAAGCTCTTTGATATTGAATCGCAACAAATCTAGAATGGCAATTGTCCCTGTATTCGGCAAACGCATGTGTTTCCATATCTTTAAGAAATAACCTTTGTCAGTATAACAAAAATTGGGAAAGGCATTTCGGTTCTTGGCCCAGAATTCTAGAATGTCCTTTTTGATTCGAAGTTTAGTACTACCTATTTTATCAATCGGTGGATATGCACCAATTAAATACTTCACTTTATTCTGACGGAGAGTTTTAATTGAGATCACACCCCCACAATCTTCTCCAGGATTCATACAATTATAGAGTATGTCAGTTCGAGTTCCAACATCCTTCTTCAGCTCGCTGGGGATTGGTAGAGCCTTATTCAATCTGACAACTACATCATAACTATTGATCAATTCAGCTTGTTCTGAATCTACAATACATGCTGCTGGACCGACAATTACTACTCTCTTACCATCGAGATAGTTAGATAATTTTTTTCGTGTTTTTCGATTGTGTTGATCCATTATATTCCAGATGAAGAAAAATAATGCTGTTTTTTCCCCGAAATATTTTCTTGCCTGAAAGTGTAGTAGATTCCTCGAGACAAATAAAAAAAATAAAAAATGAAAATAAAAAAACTTTAGGGGTCTACTACCAAATTTGTAAATATTTAAGATTTAAGATCTGAATATTTTAATTATATTGATGATATTTAAATTAATCTATTTCAATGATGAACCATGAATTTATTGAAACTAAATGAAGTTAATTACATTTGATGTCGAAATCAAGTTAGATACAATTTATTTTTAAATTGATTAATCATTTGAAAACCCAAGATCACTTTAGTACTTGGTTGATGTGTAATTTAAAAGAGTAAGCTGAGTAAGCCGAGTAAGTAATACTACCTTATAAGTGTGTTATTGAAACCCTGAAAACCTGAAAATTGAACGAAAATTAGCTTAGAGGAATATTTGATTGTGTAAGTTCTCAAGAGATGAAAGATTTATAAATTATAAACTCTATCGTTGATGGGATATTATCAGATGTATAAACAATAATTTAAAACAAGAATGATGGATCAACACAAATTACTTGATTTGAATATTATTAATATCATTAAAATTATGAAGATCTAAATGTCTTTAATTAATAATGTGTATTTTTATTTAATATTTTATTTATTTTTGTATGTTTATTTATAAAACAATCATTCACTAATTATCAGACCTAAATAACTAAGTATGATATCCCCCCAGGTATCATCTACCCCCTCACACTGAAATTAGAATGATTCTATAGTCTAACGAAGCTTTAAAACTAATAAAAAAAGCAATAATAGCAATATAATAATATAACAAGCTTTCTATGACTCAATCATAAATTTATCCCCCCAGATCAAAAGGACGATCTACCTATTTAATACAAAAATAATGATTACAACTCTAAAAATCATAAAAAAACATAAAAAAATATAAAAATAGAACATCTGTGTATATGTTATTCTCAATCTTTGTCTTCTCTGACATATATATACAAATATAACTCTATCCGTCTCCAATTGAGATATGGATACAAAGCTTGGTGCGGATTTTGGAGTATAATTTAAGATGTAATAGATATCCTATCAATATATTGATAGGGTAAAAAGAGCTTCAATGTCTCCAACCTTTAAAATTACATTCAAAACAAGGAATTGGGTCAACCACCACACGACCTGGATTATGTTGTTCTGAATAATTATATTCTTTACCGCCACCAGTTCTGACCTTTACTTTGTCAATCAAATGGATTGGGTTCAAAGGAAAATGAACGCGACCACTAGTATTTAATTTAGTGTAATTCTTAAATCCTGAGACCAATGTTACTTGCGCATTCTCAAAATCAATTGTTTTTGGCAAAATAACATCAAATCCTGATGGTGTAATCTTTTCTTCAACTGGTTTATCTTCATTACCTTTTTGATTAATAAACCTGAAAAGGATCAATCCGAATAGAATAGCGATTCCAAATTGCCAATTCATATATATTATACTGAGATCTTTTCAAATAGGTCAAGAGCTGCTCGAATAGCTTGATCCATATTATAATATTTATAAGTAGCTAATCGTCCGACAAAATAGATCTCTGGTTCCAACGCTGCAGCCATCTTCTGGTACTTGGAATATAATTCTAAATTACGTGCATTCGGAACTGGATAATAAGGATCGCCGTGGTCATTAGTGGTTTCAGAAACGATCAAAGTATCCTGAGATGATTGATTTAAGAAATGTTTATATTCGACAATTCTGGTGAATGGATATTCGAGTTCAGGATAATTAACAACTGAATTTGGTTGAAAAAAATTAACTCCTTTGAGTTTAGTTAATTTAAAATCAATGCTTCGATATTCCAAAGATTCTAAATCTGATCCCATCTGTTTGAAATATTGATCAACTGGTCCGGTATAAATAATTCCTTTGAATTTTCGACTTCCGTCAGAATTTTTATTCCAATCACTTTCTTTCATTAAATCAAAGAAATCAACACCTAGGCGGACTTCGATTTGTGGATGATCAAGTAATCTCTCAAAGAAATGAGTATACCCGTCTTTGGGCAGAGCTTGATATTTGTCTGCAAAGTAACGAACATCGAAGTTATTTCGGACTGGGATCCGAGCTAAAACACTCTTATCGAGCTCTGATGGATCCCGATCCCATTGTTTAACTGTGTAGGGTTTGAACATTTTTTGGTAGAGATCGCGACCAACTCGACTCTCTGCCATTTCTTGACTGTTTTTGATCTCTGAATAATGAATCTGGTTTTCTTGCAACCATTGATCCATCTCTTCTGAATTCTGAAGATTTGCTTCGGGAACCAACATATTGACGGTGGTGATATTAACTGGAATCGGAACAAATTGATTTTCGACCATTGAAAGTACTCGATGCTCCCACCGAACCCACTCATCAAATTGATTAATATAATTCCACACACCTTGATCATTAGTATGAAAAAGGTGAGCTCCATATTTATTTAATCGGATTCCCGTCTCAGAGTCAATATAATCATAACAATTTCCACCAATATGATCTCGAGCATCAATCACTAAAACTTTCTGTCCTGATTGACTGGCCAATCGCTCAGCTAAAACTGCTCCCGAAAGACCTGCACCAACTACTAAATACATATGATATTATAATTATAATATCATAATTAATGTTTATATTAATTAATAAACCTCATTTTCGGAACTTCTTGATTGACTGCAATAGCTGGTTGCACGATTGATTTCTGTTCATGAACCTTCGCCAATGCCTCTGCTTGTTCCCGAGCCAATGCCTGTGCTTGCGCTCGAGCTAATGCATGTGCCTGAGCCCGAGCTTGAGCTTGGTCTCGTTCCTTCTTCAATATTTCCGCCTTCCGGATCTCTTCCTCTACTTCAGCTCGAACTTCAGCTAATGTCCGAGTAATCACTGGCTTGACAACATCATTTTTCTTCACTTCAGCTTGAACTGGCTTGACAACATCATTTTTCTTCATTTCAGCTTTGACTTCAGCTTGAACTTCAGCTAATGTTCGAGTAATCACTGGCTTGACAACATCATTTTTCTTTATTTCAGCTTCGACTTCAGCTCGAACTTCAGCTAATGTTCGAGTGATTACCGGCTTGACCTTATTCTCTTCTTTCTGCATTTTCTTTACAACTTCAGCATGAACTGAATCTAATGTCTTAGGTTGTTCAACTGGCTTTGGTTGTCCCATATTTTCAAAAAATGTCATATTTCTCTTCAATCTTTCCTGACGCCCAGAGAACTTAGGATTTTCGATTAGCTTCTTTAAATAGCCCATTCCTTCTTCTTTTCGTTTGGTCCAGTAACATGAAACTGACAACTCGTCACAGACATTATCACCATAACAACCCCGATTGACGAATAAAACATATTTTTGTTTGCAATGAACATGATCCTTTGAGTAAGCTTGTTTTAGGAACTTATATCCTTGTTCCCAATCACGAATTTTATTAAAATAGTGACCTAAATGAAAGTAGGCTTCTGCTCTTTCAGGAATAATTTTAATTGCTTTCTGAAAATTCTCAACAATTTTGGGTGATTTCATATCTCCTTTCCGTTGCATAGCCAAACCAATTCGCATATGTGATTCATATACTTCCTCAAACCAAACATGTTTCAATCTGGTGTATAAAGCATACCACTGCATGGCATCATCCCATCGATGAGAATCATAATAACTCTGAGCGGTATAAAAAACTGATCGGCTGTTCAAACCATCTGGATCATCAACCAGAGTACGAAAGAATTGTTCTCGCAAACGCAAAGCATCCTTATAATATTTATCTGGATCATTGCTTCTGTCACCAGTATCACGAGAGAGCAAATGATATGGTCGATCCGACAGATCTCCTTGTTTAACCCCTCCTTTTGGAGGATTCAAACATCGAACAATTGTATGAGCTACACCACACCATTTCCAAATCAAACTGCTCTTCCAGAGTACCACGGCTTTGTAGTCAGATGCTCCTCTCTTGTTTCCAAAGAGATATTGATCTTTCCCAGCATCCTCTTTGGTGAAGGAGAAGTCCCCCACGATCAGATCATCAGCATCAACATGTAATACGTAATCACATTGATTGAGACATCGTTTGAATAACATGCTCTTGTTATGATCGAATCCGGTCCATTCATCTTGATATAATTTTCCTGGAATTCCTTTTTCGTTGAAGTAATCTTGAATTACTTGAAGAGTATCATCGGTCGAACCGGTATCACAAACGATCCAATAATCAATGAATTTATAGACTGACTCAAATGTTTCTCGAATACAATGGGCTTCATTTTTGCACATCGTGGCAAAACAAATTGTTGGTCGAACCGAATTATCTAATGGATTGATGATCGGAATTTCATAAACCAAAGTTGGATCCTTTTCCGCCATTTTATAATAACCAAAACAAAGTTTTCTTTATATATTATTCTCTTCAGTTTCCCCAACCAGGATAAGTTTTACTATCCATTAACATAGCCGGAATAAAACCTGAAGGATATCTGAGAAAAATCTTCGAAAAATCTGGGTATGGTTTGTAATTATTTATTATTATTGAGAAATTACGAGAGTTCATCGAATAGATGAACTCGTTGAATTCACGATGACCTAAAGAAATAATTCGATTGATTCGTGACTGGTCGATTGGTTTCGAATATCTTTTCACAATAAACTGCGATAGATAATGATAGATCCTTTCATAAAAATCCAGATCCGCTCGACTGTATTCGAAAGAAATTGTGATTAACACATACGCTATAGTTGGACTACAGCCAATTTGAGTGACATGATTAATAAATCTCCAAAATGAAGTTTGTTCCTCCTTCGTAAAACCCCTTTCCATTATTTTTAGCTTCTTCTTCATAAATTGCTTTTTTTTCTTCACATCATGATTATTCTTCTTCACCCCATTTTGATCTGATTTCTTTGTACATTTATTCACAATTGGATCAACTCGATCACTTCTCCAATTTTTATCTGTTTTATCCTTCTGATTGACCTGTTTCTTCCGCCATCGTTGATTCCCACGATGACGAGGACCCCTTACCACATAATTCTCCATTTTTGCTCAATATTCCACCCCCCACACAATATGATCAAATTTTACCAATATCACTCAAATCATCCCCAAATCACCCAAATCACCCCCAAAACCGACTTTTAGGTAAAATTCCGGCGTGCTGAGGGGTGAAGCCAGCGAAGCGGCGAACCCCCAGCTCTCCGTTATTTACCAGGATCAAAGTTTTTTGTTCGAGATTGTTTAGAGAGGGCGCTGAAACGCTTCGCGTTTCTAGCAGCCCGAACGTTAAAACAATCCCTTTAAAACAATCCCTCTGAGAGATCTCCATCATTAATAGCATTGATCGTTTTGACCTTCTGTTGAATAATTTCACAGATTCGATCTTCGATTGTTCCAGCACAATAAATCAAATATTGCAAACATTTACTTTTCCCTTCTGCTCGGTGAATTCTGCCCAGAGCCTGAATCAAATCCTGTGCTGACCAACTGGGTGAGATCAAACTGACTCGAGGATGATTGCCATTCAAATCATGTAAACTAATGCTCTCTCGACCCGAACCCATTGAGGCAATAATCAAACGATTATGATTTGATTGAAATAGATCAATTTCATTTTGTCTGACTTCGGTGCTTTGACCACCACGAATAATACTGATTCCAGTGGGATCATTCTTCTTTTTACTTCCCTTTTTATTTCGTGGTGGACTATCGCTGTTTAAATATTGTTTTCCCTTACTTTGGAATTGTTTCTGTAAGTATTCTAAGGTCTCGATGAAATTAACAAAAATAACCACACTCTTTCCTTGTTCTAGAAAATCTATTCCCAACTCTACCAGAGTATCTGCCTTCAAAAGTTCAACTCTTTGTCTAGCCTTCAACATTACGGTCAACATATTTTTCTTCTCATTGCCAAATGAAGTTTTATTCAAATGACCGATCTCGACCTTGGACCCATATTTTAATAGTTTTCCTCTCAACTCCTTCAATTGTTGATCATCCTTTGAGTGATCTTTGCGAAGAGCGTTCAAACGATCGATTTGATCATGACTGAGGGTAGTAAAATCTTGATTCTCCAACTCCTGTAATTCAGTATAGCGAGAATTCAGATGATTGAATTTCAGATTCATAATACTTTGTTCCATTTCTCGATAAATCTTCTGAATTTGATCGGCCCGACGATCCATATCATATGCCTGAGCTTCAATAAAATTCTCCGGAAAGGAATCTCCCAAATCGTCAATCACCATCCGTGATCCATTCATCGGGAAAAAATCATGATGTAATTTTCGTAAATTGGTATCTTCATTCTGAAACGTCTCTTTAGCTTCTTGATAAGCTCGATTGAATTTGTAAAATCCACTAGTACTAACTTCGTATCCAAAATCCTTCAGAATTCCTTTATCCATGTTCAAATTATACGTTAAATTAAAACTCTGTCCGTCAGAGACTTGACCCAACATAAAACAAATTCCGTAGGCATTAACGATTTTATCGGCTACGGTAGCTGACAATGATAAAACCTTCAATCCATTCTCCATGTGTTTCTGTCTAGCCCACCAGTAAATCGCATAATTCTGAGTGCTGGTGTTCTTCGTTTTATGACATTCATCAAAAATCAATAGATGTTTCTCGTCCAACTTCCACGTATACTCAATTTTCGGGATCTTCGATAAATTTTCCTTGTATTGTTTTTCTGACCTTTCTCGTTCATACCTTTGCCATTCTCGATTCACTCCGCTTCCTCCACTTCCCGTCATTTTCATTCTTCCTCCTCCTTCATCACTACTTCCACTATCACTTCCACTACTACTACTATTTCCACTAACATTAAAGTCACGATAATGAGGATTGGCTCCCTTTTTCGTAAGATAGGGAGTATTTCCAGCTCGATATTGTTCATAATTAGAAACATAAAATTCAGTGTGATCGAAATGCTTCATTGCTCGCTTCCATCCCGGAATGATTGATTTAGGACAAACGATGATTGGAATTAAACCTAACTCCTTGGCTAAACATAATGCCGAGTAAGTTTTTCCGGTTCCAGTATCTGAGGCATCGAGAGCTACTCCTTTTTGATTAAGACAGGCCAAGAGGTTACGAACATGACTCTGTTGAAAATCCAGCAGGCGATCACCATATTTTAATTTGATGGGTTCAACGAATTCTTGGAGAAAGTTGATTTTTCGTTCTTCGATTTGAGCATCTTCCTCCAATCGATTTTGATACCATTTCTTCCATTTTTGTTCTCGTCCACTTCGATTCTTTACCTGATGTTGATTTAACATGTGTGTTGATTGATTCTTAGCTCGATTTCGGGCATAATCGAGGATTCTTTGAGTAGTCCAAGTGAATGATTCTTGATCTTGTCTACCGCTCTTGAAATCTTTCACCTCTTCAGCTCCGATTGATCGAATAAATTGATAACATTCGGTCTGTCCCTTCCATAATAATCGCCGAAATTCATTATATCTCAGCTTCTTGGAAATTTCATTGAAAGCATTGTCCATCAATAAAAACTCATCATCTCCGACTTCATCTTCATTGACATTTAGATCATAGACTCCCAGATATTTACTTCCATATTTGGCAATCTTTGGTCCACTCCAGATCTGACGACTTAGAAAATCATTGTCATCTTCATCATGTTCATCTTTTTCAGTGTTCATTATATTTTTATCCATCGAATCTTTTTATATCGAAATATAAATTTATTAACACAATCAAAATATATTTGATTTATATATAATAAAAGAACTCCTCTATTGAATTGTTGGAAATCAAATAATTTTTATCTCCAACATGTTACCTTATCAAAAATACATAAGTGAAATTAAAACTTTAAATTCTCCCCATCAAAATCAAATCAAAGAACTTCTCAAGAGAGCTTCCACTCAAGTGATCCCGATCATGCGAAAAAGAAATTGGCATGTGAATCTCCTGACTGAATTTCAACCTCGTCAACCCAATCTACTTGGACTCAATGTCATACACGGGGACCATTGCACCATCAAAATCAAATGTCGAAAAAGTGATCAATCCCTCTATGATTACCAACATATTCTCGGAACTCTGCTTCATGAACTATGTCATCTAGTTCATGGACCTCATAACCAAGCCTTCTATACCCTCCTTGACCAACTCTACCAAGAAACAGAATCAGGTCAAGCTCCAGATGTCCTTGGTCCTTCATGTGGTCATAAATTAAGCACCAATACCCATAATCCAACCAATCGTTATCAAGCTCGCGACAAAGCCTTAGCAGCAGCTGAAAAAAGACAACAAATCAATCAATTGATGTCTAAACCCACCAGACTAGGAGGAAAACCAACCCTTAATCTGACACCTCAACAAGCTGCGGCCCAAGCAGCCCAAAAAAGAGCTCAAGATGACCAAACCTGTGGCGGGGTAATCACAGAAGATCCAGTCATTGAAGAAGATCACATTAAAGAAGATCTTCCTTCCAAAAAGAAATCTCCCAATCAATGGAGTTGTAAGCAATGTACCTACATCAATAAATCCACAAGTAAATGTAACTTATGTGGAACTCTCAGATATAGTTGGAGTTGCTCAGCTTGTACTACTAAAAATGAACTATTCAAGACCAGTTGTTCGATCTGCCAAACTCCAAAGAAAATTGAAAATCAATTATAGATCAAACCAATAGTTCTTCACAGATATATTGAATTACGGACTTCGCTACCCGTTCCCGATTAAGTGTGTAGAGGTGAAAAAATTTGACCCCGCCTTCGAATAACTGGCGACACATGTCTTGTCCTAATTCCTCACCATATTCAAGAATGGCATTTGATTTTTTTTCACCTGTCTCTTCCTTTTCGACTTCTTCGACCTCTTTAATTTTTTCCCAGATCTCTTCTGGAACTTTAGTTCGACACATAGTGGTCATACGTCGAAAACCTCCGGTACTTTGAACTAACATGATCCCAGGTAAGATCGGACAGGTAATCGCGATTGATCGACAGTCTTCAACAAATTGGAGGAAGAGGTCAACATCAAAAAAGAGTTGAGTGATGATCATATTTCCACCAGCATCAATTTTCTTTTTCAAATAATGTAGATCATCCCAATAGTCTGCATCTCGGCAAACATAATACTTCCCACTCATTGGATCTCGAGATAATCGTTGTTTCTCTGACGGGGTCAGGGTTTCTAATAGAGTCGGATCTAATTCTTTAATTTTACTTTGATGGCCCTCAGGATATCCAGATACAGTCAGACAAAATTTATCTTCATGTGTACGATTGATATAATTAACTAGATCCATTGCACATTCGAATCCACCCTCAGTCTTTTTCCATCCTTCATCTCCAGTTGGTGGATCACCTCGAAGAGGAAGTAAATTATTAATTCCAGCTAACTCAGCTTCGTTTAAGGCCGAATCGATCATTTCGGCTGGCATATTAGTACAAGTTAGATGCATATTAACATCGAATTCAAGTTTGGTCCAATATTTTGCCAAATCCAGAGTTAATTCGCTTGTACTTCCACCAGCACCCCAAGTTAAATCGATAAATAGTGGCGATTGATCAGATTGATAGAAGTTTTCGACACGTTTCTTCAGATTCTCCACACCTTTTTCGGTTTTAGGAGGAAAGAATTCCAGCGAGTAACCACCATCGCTAGCCAATGCTAGCTTATCAACAATTTTCATTAAGATTATTTTATAATAAATAATCTTAAATCAATTTATTTTTTCTTTTTAAATATTTTGATAGATTTCAGAATGTAATAGATCATGTAAGAAGCTGTTGATATGAAATTTATTCAGATCTACTCCAACCAAATATTCATGTCCCTGTCTCAATAGATCGAAATTATTGAGAATTTCAGCAGCGTGACCAAAATCAGTATAATAGAGAGGATAATCTGCTCCTAGATACTCTTCGACGGCAGGTAAACGATTGATGACGATCGGAGTTCTTCGAACGATACATTCAATTATTGTATTGACAGCTGAAGCATCAACTAAATTGAGAAAGACTACATTTTGGGTCAATAATTGATCATAATCATGATTACTAACTTGGTCAAGAATTTCAACATCATCATATTGATCTTTGATCATTTTTACCATTCCAGTCAAATATTTATTGCATCGATGTTCGATTTCATCTCCATCAACTTCGTGTGGACGACAGATGGAAGAATCTTGGTCACCCTTCCATTCGTTACCTAAATGATATAATTCATGTACAATTTCGTCATTCTTTTCTTGGGGGATATAATAATTGTCCATATTTTTACCCTTCAAAGCGCATTTTTTGAGATTTTTTAATGATGGTAACTGATAGATAGCATAACTATTACGATACCAAGCACCAATTTGGACAACTTTTTTCGTTGGATTTTCGAGAAATTTGTTGAAATCGAAATATGATGTAACTAATTCGGTAGGATGAGTTAATACTTCAACCTTGATGTTGGAAAAGTTGAGTTCATTTAATTTTTCGAGCAACCAAGTTCGCAAATATTCAGACAGTACATAAATACCCCGACAAGTAGCTAATGAAGCTAAGAATAAAGGTTTCTTGAAAACCTCAACCAAATTATTTTGACTATATTTAGTATGGAATGTGTGATGAAAGACTCCGACCCAAGTTTTATTAAATGGAATAACTCCAGCTAATTGATAAAACTCATAGTTCCATCCGAATGTTTTATCAAGAAATGAGTCGAAAATAGGTCCATTTGGATAATGAAATGATTCTAAATGTTGAACTACATAACTCCATCCACTTCGGTGAAAACCTTTGAGATCATGTTGGGTAAAATATTTCATATCGAATTTACGATACTGAATCAAAGTTGGATTATTAATCAGCGAATCATAAGATATAGATTGGTTAAAGACTGTTAAGATCCATTTAACAGATTCATATAAATTGTACTCATTGCTCATAATTTGATTTTGAAGTCCCCAATTAAAGTCAGTTAATCTTGTTCCGACCAAAGTGAAAACAAGCAACTCGGTCAAATATTTAATCTCATTATTATCAACCTCAACTCCACCCAAGCCCTGATCTAACATAGATTTATTATCAATAGCTTTAGTGACTCGCTTGATCATCGATTTTTTACTCCGAGATTTTGATTTCAGTTTGATGACATGAGCTAAATCACATATTTTCAATCGATCCTGACTACAGTTAGACATTTTATTGACATATTCGTTGATTTTCTCTTTGCTCAATCCAGGCAAGAGGAAATTAATGATTTTCTTGGCAACTTCTTTAGTTTTATTTTCAACTATAATTTCGAAAGTCTTACTTTCTGGACCTTGATATTTGATTGGGGTCCAGATTAGATTATTCATGACATTGACTAATTTTTTGATGCCAATCTTATTGACTTCTTTAATTAATGTCAGTTTACTCAGATATGATTTATAATTTTGACGAATTAATTGATATTTTTCGAATAATGGCCACACATCTAATTTAATCGGAAATAGTTTATCAGGATCAATAGCCATTTTTACACTATATTCAAGCAAATCATGAGTTGTGAGTAAGTTTTGCACTTTTCGACTGCAATAGACTGATAAAATCGGGACTTTGGCCAACAATGAAAAAATATGAGCGTGAAATCTGGTACAAATGGTAAAATAAAATTGTTTGAAGATCGGAATCACTTCTTCCATTTCCATTTTTTGGTCGATCACATGAATATTTTCATAATCTCCATATCTTTGAATTCGTTGATACAGATCATGATTAATCTTCCGATCATTTTCACGATCATTCAAATCATTGGTACAACATGAGATCAGGAAAATTTCATATTCGCGATTTCCTTTGATACATTTGAGTATTTTTTTATTTTTGGTTTTTCCAGCTAATTTAACCAAAAAATAAGCTAAATTATCGATAATTTTTCGATAAGCTTCAGGATTGTTGGGATGATAAATAGTTTTGGTCAGAAAAACACCAATTTTTTTCACTTCACATTGACTCTTTCGAACATCAGTTTTAATCACCCCATTCTTCCACCCGATAGTTGCCATCTGACGATAAGCTGGGGTGCTAATTCCTTTAGCTGACCAGGTAGGCAATAGAAAACCCAGATCGGGATAATATTGGACCCGATTTGGTCCATATAAATTTAGTAATTTAGGTTGATCGGTTTGATTACGATGAGCCACAAAATCAAAACAGTCTAGCGCACCTTGATCAAGCATCCCTTGGTAAGGAAATCCGATTCCAATTCCGTAGATTGGAATTTTATGTTTGATTGGTTCGATCAGACGATTAATTTTTTTAAGAAAGTAATCATTAATTAGATCGCCACCACCACAAATAATTAGATCCACATCTTCTGGAATCATATTCAAATCGTCTGTATTCTTAATTATTAAATCATAATTTGGCCAATGATCGTCGAAATATTTTCGGAAGATAAATTTGAACATGTCGTCTCCCACATTGTGTCGATCATAATAACCGAGTATTAAAACTTTCATTTTAGCTTGGATTTTATATAATATAAACGTCGAAAATAAAAAAGTAAATGACCTCTTATTTACCATTTCATTTTGCAACAAATTCTCTTCGGAAGACGTTTAATATCTCGATCAATTTGATCAACTTTACACGAATTATTCAGATCATGACGCTTAGCCCGAGCATGACCCTTTTTAGCATTCTTAGTAGCATTCTTCCAGTAACCATCCGGGAGAGCTCCCTTAGAGTGCCAAACTTTAGGATGGGTTTTTCTTTTAGTTTGCGATTTACCTCGTGATTTATAATTTAGATAAGCATTCTCCATTTCTTCCTTTATTTATTCAATTAATATATTTTTATATCAATTAATACTGAAAATATCTGTTTTCAGTGTCACTGTAATATTTTTGGGGATTTTTTAATATAATTTTCTCTAATTTTTGACGACTCAGAGTTAGAAATTTATTAACTTCGGGTTTTCCTAATTTTTGGAGATACTCAACGAAGTAAGAGATTGAATCTGTGCTATTTACTCCTCCTCCCCAAACATCAGGAGGAGTATTTACATCGTAATATGTACCTTTTTTCAAGGCTAATGCTTTTTCTGTCTCACGGTGACTAAGTAATTTTTCATATAATCTATAAAAATCAAAATTAAGGTCAGGGTGAGAAACACCGTCTTTACCCTGTTTAAAATATCTTCTACCATCAAGTACAAAATAATATTTTTTACTATTGGAGAGCAGAAGTTTTTCTAAATATTTTTTGCCACGTTTTCTGAATGTCTCAGCTTCATTTATTGAGTTAAGGTATTCAACAAAACCATCAGCTCCTCCTCCATCGAAAGTATTACCCCAAATGAAATTTTTCTTGGGATCATACGAGCCTTCATTTTTTCTCTCCTTTTCCCGGAAGAGAGATATTTTATCTGAAAGCACTTTGTCATGAGTTTGAGGCGATTCATCAAATAGATATTTGCTACTAGATTTACTACTAGATCTCCGACGAGATTTTCGACTACGAGATCTCCGACGAGATCTACGACTGCGAGATCTGCGACGAGATCTGGGACGCGATTTGGTAGCTAAAGTTTTAACTACTTTCCAACTATATACTCCATTTTTATTTGCGATCGATTTATATTTTCTACCATCGTTACCTTTTTTAGTTTTACCAGGGCAATCATTTGCCGGATATGGTGGTGATGGTCTATTAGTATATTTTTTGGTAGTTCTAGCCACACAATTAGCAGGCATTTATATATTGAATTGATATAAAAATATATCAATTAATGAAATAGAAATAATATAAAAAGATCCCGTTATTTTTAACATACAATAATGGACATCCGAGAGACCTTACTTTCGGAACACGTGCTTAAAGAGCACTTTCAAGCATATAATCAAGATGCAAATAGATACACTGAAGCAATTTTAGAGGTATTGATTAATTTTCCGAAATCAGTTACTATCACCAATAAAGCCAGAGCTCTTGTAGTTCTAATTCAAAACAAAGATCGAGCTAACTTCACACGACTCCATCCTCATTTGGATCTCCCTGAGGTCCTCAAGGCTTGTGAAATTCTCGATGCTAATCGTCATGTTCGTCAAATCGAAGTCAGTATTCGCAACAAGTTGGCTCGTCAAGTCGAACTCAAGACTGCTTATCCAACCACACGTCATCTAGCCGCCTTTCAACGAGAGATCGATGATCTGGTTGTCCTAGTCGAGGAACATTTTGACTTGACCTTAACCTCATCAAAGATTCGAATGGTTCAAGAATGGACACGCTCGATTGATCCAGCCAAACTGGAGTATCGAGCCATTCTTTTCCCAACCGATCAATGGAGAAAACTGGCCGATCTCTGCCATCTCAATCCAGTCAAAGATTTTCAGCTTGCCTGGTTTCTTCGTTACTGTTATGGTCAGGAAGCTCCAGTTGGTTCTCTGGTCAATCTAGTTGATCAAATGAACTATAACAACTTCGTTGATCTCTATCTTCAGAGTGAGAGCAACAATCGTTTGATTCCTTACAAGATCGTTCGATTGAAAATGGATCTTAAAAAGACCTCTCTCAACTACTTGAATCATACTAAGATTGATTATATCAAAGAATTGATCAGTCAATATGAATCATTAGATACCGTCCTCTGGTATTGGGACGAGCTGAACACTCCGATTGTTAATTCCATTCTAGTCAATCGTCTCGGTCGTTTGTCTTCGAATGATGTTCGTGAACTCAATCTTTCCTACGGAAAATTGGTTGAGCTTCTAGTCAAGGTTAATCATCCACAGCTCTCTGAGCAGTTGATTGCCTTGACCGAACAGCGTCTCCAATCATATGAGTCGACTATCGAAGCTCCAGTCGCCATTCTGGGAGATGCTTCATCTTCGATGGATGTAGCTATCAAAACTAGTAGCATTGTCACCTCTCTGCTCTGTTCTCTGACCCAGGCTGAACTTCATCTCTTTAATAGTCGCGATGTCCCAATTCCACGTGATCAAACTCCCCGAACGATTGAGCAGGCGGTTCGTTTTGCTAAACAGATGAGAGCTTCTGGTTCTACTAGTCCAGCAGCTTCACTCAACTACTATTATACACGTAAACAACCAATTCGCACCTTCATTATGATCACTGATGAAGAAGAGAATACCTCGACCACTGGTCAAAGCAGTTGGTATAGAAGTAGCAATATTGGAGGATACATGTTCACTGAACTGTACCAAAAATACGTCAATGAAATTTATCCAGCTCGTTTGATCTTCATTTCTTTCAGTGATCCCAACAAAGATGCTCAAATGGTACGAGAACTCAAGGCCAAGTTGGGTGAAGCATTTGTGTCTGAATATGTCGATGTTTACAAGTTTGATGTTCGCAACCCGGATCTTAACCGATTCGATTTCGTCCTCCATCGCATGTCGAATTAAATTTCATCTAAAACTATCTTGATTAGGTTAGCTAATTAAGATGCTTAATTTAGGATTTCCGTTATTGGTGACGCAAAAAATAAACAGTTATTTGATTCCTGAGTGGATTGAAGAGCAGATGTTGTATGGTGCTTATCTATTTATTCTGGAGCCAAAAACTGAAGATCAAGTGATTAGGTGGTTGAATAAATTTTTCCCTCCTCTGGTCTTTGGAAAAATCGCTCGTTATCTTGGTCAATATCCTCATCAAACAGTTTTTTGCCATCACACTAATGATTATTACTACGAACGAATTTTGTATTTTTTGACAGTTGAAAAGATCAACCTTACTAATTATTATCTCCATATTAGCTATGATCAGTATTATAATTATTTCAATGTCATGAATTTGCATACCACTAGTTTTTTTCATTCCAATAAATGGAAATTCAATGAGAAACGGCTGACTATCGAGTTTGATCCACGTAAAATCTTTATTCCAAAAAGAAAAACACTCTCAAAGAATTAA